AATGTAAGGGTAGCACCAGCTGGAGCAAATGTGATTTGCTGAGCTGAACCGCTTGTAGTGTTTGTAACTGATGTAAGTCCAGTAGCTAAGTACTTAACAGTCTTATCCTGGGCTTTATCAGCCATCATCGCAGTCAATTCGCTAAGGCGAGTTGTTACGTTGTCAGTAGATGCACTGTTGAAGTTCTCTGTGCCTGCTAGCGTATTGTAGCCAGATGGAACAGCATAGTCAGGATAGACTTGAGTATCTGAAGTCATTCCCAAGAACAATTTAATGTTCTGAGAAAGAACGTCGCCGATAGAACCAGACTCACCTTGAACTAGCGAGAATGCACCAAGTTCAGAGCGAACGATTACTTGTGCAAGCGTTGCAGAACCAGCAGTCTCAGTAGCAAGAGGACCTGCAACTGGGATCTGGAAGTGTGTAGAGTCGATAACAGCAACTTGGAACGAACCATTATAGTTGGTGGTTCCAGTAATTTGGATAGTCTCGTCTGTAGCAAATCCGTGATCTGCAGACTCGAGTTGTAGTCCATATTGTGTAGAGCGAGCAACAGTGGTTACCGTTGCATAATTTGCAGTTCCTGTTTCAGGACCAGCAGCTGTAACAGCAGTAGTGATATAGAAAGTAGTTGTAGAAGCAACTTCTACAGCGTATGTTCCATTGTAGTCAGTTGTTCCAGCAATCGTTACGCGCTGACCGTCTAAGAGACCGTGAGCTGTCGTGCTAGTAACAAGTGCTTGAGAACCAGATCCAGTAGCAACGCTAACTGTAAGACTAGTTGTTGCAATGTTACCAATAGACTCGATAGTGTCCGAACGAAGGATCAACCAGCTGAAGTCTCCACCAGCAGCAGCAATAGCAGCAGCATTACGCGAAGAAACAATCACATCGCCAGCAGTGTAAACACCTTTATCGTAGCGAGCGTTGTTGTTTGTTGTAACGCCAAGGTAAGCGCCAGACAAAACAACTGACTTAGCAAGTGCCGCAGTCGTTTGGTTTCCTGCACCGTTTACAGAGTCAAAGAATGCCTCAACCTGTAAGAAGTATTGAGCAGGATCGCTCGCTTGTTTAATCCAGTCACCTTGTGAAAGGTTAGCGAACAATCCAACAGATCCACCGACCGTGTTGATGTAGGCTTGACCGTTAGTGAATGCAACAGGTGCATCGGTGCTATTGATCGGTTGATTACGGACTAGATCTAGGTACGCGACATTTTCGTTCGCCATCTGTACGTTACCAGCGCGAAGCATATAGTAACGTGGATCAGAAGTAAGTTTAATCTTGATGTCTTCAGTCCAAGTAACGAGACCTGGAGTGGTTCCACTGTGAACCCAGCTACCTTTAGATTTATAGGTAGTAGTTAATGCATCAGTGAATGTGCTTACGATACTGTAAGTTGAAGCGTCCTGGTACCAGTAAATAGTACCACCAAGCTCGCGAAGCTTGGTCATAACTGCGTCCATCCAGTCTTTCAGAGACTCGATGTTCTTGTCGCCACCCTCGAAAGGGTTAACGCCACCAGCAACCATAGTTGTAGGCGGTTCGTTACGTTGATAGCTAGAATTAGGAAGAGATTGCCAGTCGTAAGAAGCGAATGGATTCGGGCTGATTCCACCAGTTCCGAGACGGAACATCATATCGCGAGCATCTTGTATTGCAGTAATAACAACTGCACCAACTGTGATCTTAGCAATAGGAATCGTGTTGGCCGGGAAAGCGCCAGTAGAAACGTTAACTTGGCAAGTTAGAACGCTCTCAGTATTTACATCCTGAGTGAATTCACCACCGACTCCACCGTTCTTATCTGGATCCCAGAAAGCGCGGCTGTCAGTAGAAGTATTTGTCGTAGTGAAAGTAAGGTAAACGTAGTTAACTGCGTTCTTGCGGAGTTCAGGAACGAGTGGCTGAGCGTTCGTGTTTCCAGCTGGAAGACCGTAGAAGAATGGACCTGCTGCAGAGCCCGGATAGAACACACATGAGTCTGCAATCTCAATTGAGCATGTCTGAGTGCCGATGGCACTCGCAGGATCGATAACCTCGAATCCTTTCAGGACATAAGGTTTTTCGTTATTAACTAAGCCTTGGAGAAGATATTTGAAATCGCCAGCTGCATAGCTGTCGATTGACAAAACGTCTGGAAGGTCTAGTCGTTCAGCGCTAGAAATTAAAAGTCTACCTAATACAGCCATAACTTAATTATACTCCAATCGGACTCAATCACTGAACGGTGCGCCAGCACCAAGCCCTTGTTCATTGTATACGTCCAAAGTTCCGTATAGCTGATCTGGGTAACGAATCAAGAAGTTGACAAAGATACCCGCACTTTTCACTGACGTAATCAAGTTCTCAAGAGTTATTCTAGCTTGAGAAGGGTCAGTTATGTAAGCAGGATATTCAGCAGCCGTACCACTCATCGTATGGGGCCCATTAGTTTCAACTAAGGTTATACCAGAGCCAATGGCATGACTGAACTTAAAAGTGTAAGAAGGATCAATAGCGATGGTCGAGTCTGTAGGCTTATAGAGATATCTGACTGGACCCTCTTGAGTCTCAAGACCATAGTCAAAGATCAAGTAACCACCAGTTGACGGGATCGTATTCGTTCCTAAGTCAAGAAGCCGAACAATTTTACCAGCTTGTATGCTATCAGCAATAGTTCCAGTATCACTAGAGAGAACGAAAGGGGCAGTAAGATCCCAGATATAAGGTCCTTCGATCCGGCTCTCTGAAGCTGGGACAGCATTGGTGCAGTAGACGTTTGATCCTGTGGGAGCAAGACCTGCACGCTCTACACGCGAAGTGCCAGAGTTTGAGGCTGTTCCATTGTTGCCGAGGTCTGTGAAAGTATATGTTGTGGGCGAAGGAACTGACGTGATAATGAATCCGCCGTTCAAGCTTTCGCTAAAGTTTAATGTAGCTGTTCCGTTACCAGAAGCATTCTGGTCCATAGTAACAGTAGTGCCCTGAATATCTGTAACGCTAGTTCCAGATGGGATACCGATAGCAGAAATAAGCATTCCTGGAGCAATTCCAGATACGTTTGCGATATTAGTTACCTGGTTAGATCCAGATGTCAGTGTGCCAGTAGTAACGCTATCTAAGATCCCAGAACTGCCTGAGATGATCGCAGATTCGCCTACTTGATATCCATGCGCCTGAGAAACGGTAACCGTAACGACGCCAGACGTGCGGCTAATCGATGTGTTAGCATATTCATTCGTTGCTGCCGAAGCAGGAAGAGCAGGGCTGATTCCTTGTAGCTGGTTGCCTAAGAATGTTACAGCAACGCTGTCACTCTCTGCAGTAGCTTCTCTATCGATGTTAACAAGATTGCCAACAACCGATAGAACTAGAGCATAACTAGGAACATTGGCCATTACGACCTGTTGTCCAGTTGCGATGTTCGTAGGATCTACCACGGTAATCTGCTGTGATCCTGACAGGATCGTACCAGTCGTACTTGCTGCTTGGCGAGTCGTATATGAATACTTTTGAACATCATAGATCAGACGAGTATTGCTAGTCGTCGTAACCGTTGTGTTCTCAGAGTTAGTAATGTAGTGCGAGATGATAGCTTCAACGGGCTCAAGCCAGAAATTTCCACCATCTGGGAAATTTGTCGCGTCAGCCAAGGTCATAGTGGTATCGCTGTCACGCGAGTCCATTTGACTGAACACCCCATTGATGTGAGCAGATCCCATAAGGGAACGCTTAACAACAGGAGGAGAAGTAGGCATCTCAACCGTGATCTCGCCTTGGGTTACTTCCCAAGTCATAGCCCGGCGAGGATTTAAGTATCCTGCATACTTATTAGGACGCAGGAACTTTACTTGTGTAGCGTCAGTCTGGTTATAAACACCAACTGTCGCAAAGAGATTTACAAAGGTAATAGCATTGTTAGCTAAATCAACGTTCGTGATAGCAAACGATCCAACGTTTCCTGTCAGGTTAATTATAGCAATGTCGCCAATCTGTAACTGGTTAAGACCAGGAGATTGACCGCCGGTGTTTGTAAAAGTAACATCTTGACCGATCTTCGTGACAGTCCACTGAGTGTTAGCACCTTGACCAGCACCAGAGATAAAGCCATTGAACTGGAACGCAACGTTAGCCCGCCCGCCCTCAATCTGAAGCGATCCTTTAGATCCAATTGTATTTGTGAATAGTTGAATGTAAGTATTCTTAGTGATGCTATCATAGTCAGCAGTAGCATAGCTGTACTGGGTCTGACGGTTGATAGCGGCAACCACTTCATTTGCAGAAGCGTTAGTGATGTCTGTAAAGTCAGATGCGCTGAATTGAATGCGCTCATCGTTGATCTGATCTACCGTGTATTCAAATTCCCAACCATCTTGAAGTGCGAATGGCTCAGCAAGAGTAGTTGTGATGAATGCAGTAGTACTCTGCTTAAAGAAGAAGATGTCAAGAAGCTGATCGATGATGAGTTTTACTTGCTTCGGACTATAAGAGAGGATCGGAATGTACTGACGAAAGCTGGGGTCATCCATGCCAACGAGGGATGGACGAGAGATCATGTTGTTAGCTGCCAAGCGATCTAAGTATGGAGCAGATGCAGTCTTAACAAAGAACTGATCACGCACAGCAGCAACTAAGTCAGCAGTCTCTTGGTCCTTAGAACCAATAGCATCTAGCAGAGCCTTCCAGTTAGGATTGGTTCTGCTGTTAAAATGACTTGGTAGCAAGTCATGTAATGCATCTGTCTTAGTCTTATTACCAGCCATTATTATGCAATTCCGATGTTATCAGCCGAGATATTAGCGCGCGTATTACTAGCGATAGTTATACGTTCGGTGCTAGGAGTTGGGTTAGTAAATGTTACAGCTGCAACACCTTTAATTCCCATTACCTGAGCAATGATCTCTGACAAGATAACGTCTGTACCAACTCCAAGACCTTGAACATAGTTAATGATCACAGACTTGATGTTGTTAGTGATGTCACCAAGGTTAACACCGTTACTAGTTGTAACGTTGATAGCAATAGTGATGTCGTTAACCAGCGGAGGAAGAGTCTCAATCAAGCCACCAACTGCACGACGACCTGGGTATGTAACTGCATCTGGTTCGTAACCGTCAACAATACGTTGAACAGTTTGCAACAATCCTGTGTAGTAAAGGTATCCATCGATACCAGTAGTTACATCAGTGCTGAATCCAAGTTTACCAGAGTGTGTAACACTAGTGTTGTTAGCATTGCTGAACTTGTAGCTTCTGTTATCAGGAACCATGTACAACGAACGAAGCGTTGTGGTGGCATCGTCCATAACAGAGTGAGTGATCAAACGAGTCGTATAGAACTTGTTCAACAAGCTTTCAGTGATATAGAAGCCAGTGGGAGATACAGCGAGCTCACGAGCAGTCTCTGCAACACCGTTACCGTTAGCAACGCGAACGTAAGGCTTATAAGTGGTTCCATCAGTACCAAAGGCAGCGATTGTGAACACGCCAATGTTTCCTACGTTGAACCAGTTAGGGTCTACGAGGTTTTGAACTGATAGAGTATCTGCAGCAACGACAGCGTCACCTTCGTAGAAGATGATATCGTCAATAGCTTGGAGATAAATACCGGTATTGTAGTTATTTAACTCATCGTACGAAACGCCAGGAGCAGAAGTAGTCGAACCTTCGTAGTTTCCACCGAGGTTGATCTGTGTAGCAGTGGCAGCCGAACCGTTGATCGAAACCACTTGCAAGTAGTACGAATCAGGGTCCTGAGCTTGTTTGACCCACTGACCAACAACTACATCCTTGAACGTTCCTGGAATACCAGTTACGTAGTCAGTGTTGCTGATCCATGCAGCTTCGTAGCCTTTGTTGTTGAAGAGCGTCGTTGTGTTGAGCTCATCAGTTCCAGTAGCGTTAACAATAATGATGCTGTCGTTATCAACCGCTTGAACACGGAATGTTCCGTTGTTGTTCGAAGCAAATGTAGATCCGCCGATAACCATGTAATCGTCAACTGCAACTCCGCAATCCGTGAAGCGAGGGCTTTGGCCATCATAACGGTGGATACGGATCATGTTATTGAAGCCGAGCTTCTCAACTTTGTAACGAGTAGGAACAAGGCCTGATTTTAATACTGATGCACCAGTCTGTGCTTCGCTGAACGCTGCGCTAGCGTAAGCGAACGAAAACGTAGTAGTTCCAGTTACAGTTACAGGACCGTAAGTTCCATCAGGGATGTTGTTGCTATCTTGTATGCTCACCATGTCGCCAGTGTTCAAACGAACAGGGGCAGTAGCGATGAATGAAGCAGTAGTTCCATTGCCGATGATAGAGCCAGTTGGCACCCATGCGGCATGCGATAACGTCCAACGAACAGCTGGAGTTGGGCAGATCTGAATTGTGTTACCAGTTCCTACCGCAGTAGAACCCATTGCTTTACCAAGTGGGTTAATAACGTCAATGTAGTTGGCTCCATCATTTACGAAGATGATTGGGAAACCAGCGATGTTTCCATCACCAGAAGACTGAACTTTATTGCCTTGAGCCCAAGGAAGAGTTGCACCAAATGCGAACAAAATATCGCCAGCGTTTACAGCTGCGAAAGTAAGTCCACCGCCGTGTGTCCAACGCCATACATATCCTGCAGGGCGTCCGTAGCTGCCAGATACATCTGCGATTGTGAACACAGAAGAAGAAGCAACGTTGATCACTTTTGGATTGTAGTTATAAGCTGCGAATCCAGAAGAAGGAAGTGTTACGTCGATAGTGTCTGTAGCTTGTAGACGATTCAGGCGGTTAACACCTGCATCATTTGTGAGCGTAACATAGTCACCAGAACTAAAAGTGTCAGGGAATGCAGGGATCTTAACCAGCAAGTATTCGCCAGTGTTATCTGTAGTGTCTTCAGCTTCAGAGTTAATATAAGCAACTGAAGCGTTAGCATTACCACCGATAACCTCAATCGCTCCTGCAGAACCGAGCTGCATAGAGTCAATCTGAATACGTTTACGATCATTAGTGATAGTGAGATCAGCGATGATAGGAAGCTGTGAAAGAGCTTTCTGTGTAAAGTGGTGATAGATATTCTTAACAGAAGTAGGAATCAACTTGAAGTATTCGCCCAAGTTAGCATCGTTGTAGTTAGGCGCTGTAGCCATATCATACGCAGACGATACACCTTCAAGAACCAGAGCAGCCTTTAACGTGAAGTTAGGGTTGCTGTTGCTGAATGATTTGCAGTATGCAACGCCATCATACATTCCAACAGAACCGCGAGTAGCAGAGTTTGTAGGGTTGTGTCCGTAAGCAAGTGCAGTTGCGTTTCCAGAGTATGTGTAATCTTCTTCAGCAGTAGCTTTGTTAATAGTGAGCGCAGTAGATCCGACCGGAGTAAGGGTCATGATCGTTCCAGCATTAACAGTGCTAGCGATAGTGGCCACGTCATTTCCAGACAGTGGGAAGATCGAGAGGCCGTTAGGGTTAGTTACCAACTCAGCAGTTGTCAATGTTCCTGCGACACTAGATACTGTGAAACCAGAAGTTCCAGCAGTCGAAGCAGGAAGAGCTCCGTCAGAAGTCGAAGTGATTGTGACTGCATTGCCAGAAGCAGTAGCGCGGAATGAAACGTCAGGGTTAACAACCTGTACGATCGCTGCAGCAACAGTAGCTGCACTTGCTCCGTAAGGTGCACCAGTAACTTCAATCGAGCGATTAGCTCCATGGAATGGCTCAGGAGTTGATCCATCACCCATGTCAAACCATACAGCTACTGAACCAGCAGGCTCGTAGATATAGAAGTATTTACCAGTCAACGATTGATTTGCTGTTCCCGTAGAAGTAGTAACAGTAAAGCCAGAAGTGTTAGAGTTACCATTTGCAAGTGCTCCGTTGATCACGTTAGTGATTGTCAACTGAGTTCCAACAACTCCCACAGTGAAAGCATTATCAAGCGCAATAGCTTGGCTAGTTTTAGTGGCGATTGTAGCAGCTGTATCATTTGTAACAACAGTAGCTACTTTAATGTAACGGTTTGTGCCAGCAGCAGGAGCTGCAACACCAGTGTTATTAACGTCATACCATACTGCTACAGATCCTTGAGTATCGTAGATCGTGAAGTATTTTTGGTATAGGTTGTCGCTTACATCAGCAACAGTTGTAACGCCATAAGATGTAGGGGTTCCTACAACATCAGCAATTGTAGTAACTGTGCTTGTCTCAGGTGTTCCCGGAGCAGTAACAGAACCAGTCGGATTAAACACACGTATAGTAGTGCCGCTGATAGCTTGCACATAGAACTGACCGCTGTTGCTAGGCGATACGCCCGAACCCGAATTGATAGATAAGACATCCCCAACTTTAACAGTCGAGAAGTTACCTGCAGAGAACGAATAGTCGTAGTAATTTCCTGTGCTCGACGCTCCACTAGGGAAATTGGTCGAATTGTCAGGATATGGACCGGTTACAGAGATGCGGTCGCCAGCTGATACAGCGATAGGTCGTGCATTTCCCGATCCGAAGATGTAGGTTAAAGTGCTGTACGAAGGTGTGTTAACGAACGTAGTTGAAGGAGCTTGGTTAACCAATGTAGGATATCCGAGCGCGAACTTCAACTGGTTACCGTTAGGTCCGTACTGCTGAGCACGAACTATAAGCTGCCCTTGTCCAGAGCCGACGCCACCGCCGTAGTACCAGTTACGGGCCATGAACCATACAGCATAGTCGCTGAAGTTCGTTCCGTTAACTTCTGTTCCCCAAACTGTAGTGTTTGAGAAGTCGATGCCAGCTTCGTTGTCTGCATCGTATCCTGAGAATTCTGTAGTAGTAGGCAAGAATGTAGATCCGCCAGAGCCAGCATTTACGCGACCTGTACGAGCCATTTGAATGTCAACAGTTTCGGTAGCTGAATTCTGATCCATTACAACAACGATTGAGTCGTCTGTAGTAAATTGGATTGGAGTTACAACTTGAAGCTCATCACCAATGATATGGTCAAGTTGTGTACGAGCTGTACCCTCTTGAGTACCTACGTTTCCAGAAGTAGGGAACGCAGCGACAGTACGGAACTGCCCGCGGTTGTTGCCGCCAGTGAATGACAAGTAGTCATCAAAGTCCATAGTCGTAGCATCGAGGTTAGCATCAACAATCTCACTGTAAGTACCAGTATAGTCTGGTTGATCAGGAACCGAGTTAGCAAGTAACTGACGTTTAACGTCTGTATACGTGTGACGGTTCAAGAAGACGTTCTGGTTTGTAGGAGTTGTGATCCTGAAATTAGATACGAGATCTTTTGTCGGTACAGAGTAAGCGATGAGAGGTGGGTTACCTAACTCAGCGGTAGGTGTACTTGCAAAGAGCAATGATGCATTCGACACCGCTACGGGAATAGCAATGCTTCCACCGTTCTCAGTAGTCGATGTTAACTTGATAGCACTAGAGTTATAAACGCTAGCAATAACGTTAATGAGGTCTGTGTTCAACGAATCGATGATGCTTGTGATTGAAGCAACAGGAGGATTGTCAACGTAGACGCCGCGCCAAATCTGAGGGAATCCATCAGTTGTGAAAGCAGAGATGTCCAAAGAATCTAAGATAGAGACGTTCGACTGAGGAACCACGTTGATGTTTTGAACATCAACAAATGAGTCAGTTCCAGCAGTTAGGTGAGGACCTTTAGCATGAATCTTAAAAAGTCCAGCGTTAGCTGAATTTACCCAGCCAGTTGTGCGTGGAGTCAAGTAGATGAAGTCACCTGGCAGAAGCGCCTCGAATGCTGCAAGAGTTGAAGACATGATTCGCATGTCTGTTCCTGAAGGATTCGTGATAGAGATTGTAGCACCAACCAACAGCGTAAGAGCTCGTTGTGTAGTGTATGTAGAGTCAGCTACAACGACCATCTCAGATGGACGACCGTTTGTATCGCTCGATACATTGTAGTTACCAGATGTAGTTGTAGACGACAGCACGAAGCCTTTAGCATCCGTGATACCAGCAGTAACTGTGTCTCCTGCGTTGATGTCGACTACTTGGAGGTTACCAGTCTGACGGTTCAATTGGAACTGTGAGCTTTGTCCAGTAGAGCTGATTTCGCCGCTAGTGAACCACTTATCAAGATAAGTACCACCGCTTACAGAGATTGAAGACGCTGAACCTTGTTGGTTCGACGTGATTAACATAGTCTGTGAAGCAGTTGCTGTAGCGGTAAGACCTGCAAATTTAGTATTGAAGGCAGCAACGTATTGTGCAAGAGTGAGAGACGCGAAGCTAGAAGCTCCAGCAAAGTCACTCAATGCGAATGTACGATCCTGTGCCGGAGTACCGTCAACAGAGATAATGATATCGCCTGGACCAGTGATGTTCCAGTTAGCGAATGCCGCAGTCTCAACCGAAGCGCTCTTCTCTTTTTCGTAGATACGAGTAGAGTTTTTAAACAACGAGATGTAGCTATACTGGTTAGTAGGAAACTTCAACAGGTTGTTAATGTAAAGCAAAGTTGAATCAGTCGAGCGTTGTGGAGAAACCTGGATCAACTCAGCATCGTATGCTTGAGGATAGATCAGAATGTTTTCTCCATCGTTAGTAAAGCGAGCGCTAAAAGATGTAGCGCGGGCGTTGATAGCAATGATGATCTCAGAGATAGTTGCTGCCGAGATGTTAGCAAAGTCTGTAGCCAAGAACTGAATGTCTTCCTCAGTGCCATCGACAATTACACGAAGGATTGAACCAACAGTAACTGTGAATGGACCCGCCTCAGTGTTGACAACTTGAGGACGTGGAAGTGGGTAGTTAGAGAGCTGCAAGAACTCTTCGGTTCCGTCAGCATTCTTTAACAGAGTATCAACCGATTGACCAGTGTACGAGGGCTCGAAGCCGGTACCGTCATCGATATAAAGGATAGAAGGTTCGTTAACAGCGGTTGGCTCAGTGATAACTGCTGAAGCAACTTGCTTGTTATCTGTCGAATCCGAAACACCGATTACTGCGTCGATGATCGAAGCAGCAGTACCGCGAGCAAGCGTAGTGCTATAGCTCTGGATACGGTTACGGAGTTGGACGTCTGTCTCAATGTCAGCACCGTCTGTGAAAGCATTGGTGTTAGATACAGCTGCACCAGCGAATGGCGGAGTATCAAAAGCAGTAATAGTGTTGATTCCTGCATTGCCTTGTGATCCTGCAACGAGAGCGATAACTTGAACGTTGGTAACGTTCTGCTCACCAGCCGGGATAACAGCGTCTCTTAATGTGACGTATTGGATCTCAGGGTTCTGGTTGTTGGCAGGGATGCTAACTACCGTACCTGCAGCGATGATGCGATCTGGCTCACCCTGGGAGTCTACAACGACATCCGAGATCAGATGGTCGCGTTGCAACGCAGAGCCCAGATTGATCTGAGAATACGTAGCGTACTGAGTGATAGAAGAATAAGGGATCGGACCTTCAAAAGACTGAGTACCACGGCCGATATACAAGGTTCCAGATGGGGCCCAGCCAGTCGTGCTGTTTACGAAGAGAGTAGTCTGTCCAGAAATAGGGGCTGGCTTAATTACGTAGAGGCCAGTCGAGATCTTAGTGATGTTCGTGTTTGTGATGGTGACGTTACCAGAAGCCTTAATGGCAGCATAACGGGTTAAACCATAGTCACCGGCACGGGCATCAAGGTCACTGTTCTGTACGGCATCGATATTAAGAAGCTCTAAAACGTTGAGGATCGCAGCATTGTTCTCGAAGTCGTTAGCAGCTGCAGCTTCAAGCAAAGTAAGTAATACTGAGCCTGCGTTTAAGTCATTGAGAGGAGTTTCCGCTAAGATCGTGCGGATCATGTCTCCAAGAATTTGATTAAAGCTCTTAATTTGAATAGCCATGGTTACCCTATTTTACTACGTAAACTGACAGGTTATAGGTTATTCACTGAGAAACTAATAGGTAGGATCCTACTGCCGCCAGCTAATCTCACTGTCATCTGAATTGTTATAGCTGCGGGAACTGTGCCAGTCGTGTTGGTGACTGCATAATTGACATCCAGCGTCTCGATACGATCAAATCTTGAGTCAGCCGCTATTTGGTTAGTGAGCGACTGAGTAATCAGATCCTTGATTCCGTCAATGTTGGCGTTGGTCTTACCGACCACGTTTACCAGACCAAAAGTTGGATGGTAGCGTAAAGACCCCAATTCAGTGACAATTTTGAGCTTGATAGCCTGGATAGCATTCTGCAATCCGTAGCTTAGGCTCAGGTCTCCGTTGGTGGTGAAATTCAACTCGCCATTGTCGTCAATGAGCAAGTCGATCTTTGCGCGCTTCTCGTCAGCAGCACTCTTTGCCAAGAACCAAGGAACTTCATCATTCCGTTGATCTGGCAGGTTCTGCGTCGATGGGATCATGACGAAGAAGGCGCTGTTGATAGTGTTAGCCTGGTAGACGCGGATAGCCGCATTCCCAGCTAACTGATAGATATTTAAGTTAGCCGCACCATCCAACTCCAAGATGATCTCTCCTGAGACCGGTACTTGACGGATGTTCGTGATTGTTCTTTGGTCTGGCACAACTTGAGTGCTAGAGGACAAGAAGATGGGCTGATTGATATAAAGCTTATTGATGTTGTAGTTGCCAGAGCTGTCTGTCTCTGCCAAGTTAATCTGTGATCCGTTACCGTTAGCGAGTAAAGGAATTAGCTGACCGACCTCATCAATGTAGGGCGGTTTCAAGCCGTTAGCAATAGCAATGTCGATCCATTTGTTAGGATCGCCTAAGTAGCGGTTAGCTAGACTCTCAAGAGTCTCTCCATAGTTGATCTTGACTAAGGTACCAGACTTATATGAACCAATGTTCACATCTGGGTTATTAGCATTAGCACGAGCTAAAGCAAAGCGATCAATCGAAGCATCCACTGCAAACAAGTTAGCAAGGATGAAGTTAATTGTCTTGATAGATCCTTGAAGAGTTAACAAGTAGTTCTCTTCAGTGATGCCGGCAACAATTTGTGCAGTCTGTGCACTTCTGTTGTAGGTCATATTATAGGTAGCATCAGTGAGACCGTACTGATCTGTAATCACATCTCTGTAAGCCGTGATTGTCGTCTTATAGTTTACAAAGTCGTTCTTAGAGAATGCACCAACGCGAACCTTCTCGTTTGTAACGAGGGTTGTCTCTTGATTTGTCAAGTTGATGGCGCTGATCTGAACGTTATCGAAGATCGTATAGTACTGATAGAAGACGCTGCCATCTGCAAACGGATTAGTCGTTCCGGCACTGACCTGTTGAGCAGAGATGAAGCTTGAGAAGTCATTAATCTGCTGATTCAAAAAATCAGGATTTGAGTACCGAGAAGAACTATTGATAATGTTCTGTTTAATGAAATCCCAGTTGTCACGGAAATATGGCCAACGAAGCGGGATTACTGAAGGAATATCAGATAGATATAGGGTATCACCCGTTCTGGTTTTAAGCCAGAGGTTGACATCCGCAATACCTTGATATGAGTCCTTTAGTGTAGCAGCCATTTATCTTCCTAATACGCTAATTCCGCCAACGGCAGAACCAATGATTGACTTAACGCCAGACGACAAGCTCTTAATGTCTCCAAGAAGAGATGACGAGTTAACGCCGTTAAGACCAAGATCCTTCAGACGCTGAGTTAAATCCTCGTCGATCGGACTTGTGATAGGGCGCAAGTTGTAGGCGCGAAGCTGAATCGAGTAATAGTAAAGCATAGGATCTTGAACAGATCTACGCAATACAAAGTTGCGAACTACGACATCGTACTGATTGTTATCTTTATAGTTAAAGAAAGTCAGCGGATGCGAAGTGCGCTTCGTATTCGAGTAAGCACCAGTCGTATCCTTCTTATACTGAAGTAAGAAGCGATAAAGGTTGTGGAAGGCAACATAACCGCTGTTATCAGAGTAAACACCGGCTTTTGGCTTTGGTGCACCTTGAAGAAGGTCAGTAGCTTTGTTGGCGATCTGATTCACTGCGCCTAGAGTCTTTGAAAAGAATCCACCGAGCGAGATACCTTGAGCAACAGAGAACGCAGTACGTCCCTTTGTCTGGAGAGCGCCATAGAGGTTTCCACCTGGCTCACCAACACCTGGCTCAACAAATTTTGGAGCCATACCAGTTGTTCCTTCAATTGTGATGTCGTAGTAGCGAACATCAGAGTGCTCTTCTACAGTTCCATACAAGGTAGGAATAACGTTGGTTGCGAAATTAGTAGTGATGTTTAAATTGCTTGGGCTAATAGGCAAGAACATGGTGAACACACCACCGTCTCGGTTAGTAGCTTTGAATCCGTATGGTTTTGCGGTATACCAGTTCTGGGACTCGATATCATAGATCAAGTCCATAGCAGCTTCGAGACCTGCTGCCGCAGCCGTAGAGTTCACCTGATTTTGAACAGGGGTTTCTTTGGGCTTATTTAATCCGCTGAGTAAATCTGTAACACTAAATGCCATGAGTCAATTATATAGCAACCTAAGTTAAAAGCTGCCAGTGATCTCCTTAATCTTGGTCTGGACTGCTGCAACCCCCGACCACTCGGGAGAGGTCATAAGGGCATTACAAGGTCCAACTGGGGAGATAGCGATCAGTTTACCAATCGCATCAATGAGTTGCGAGAGCTGGTCAAGGAGCTCAATACCGTCTGTGCCGATTGCAACCTTAGGGCTCTTCACTTTAGCAGACGTAGTAGCGCTCATAGAGTACTGCTGTGTGGACGCAGTAATGCTGGTATCTGAAACGATATTGGTAACTTTAGCTTTTAGGTCAACTTGCTCAGGAGCCTTAGTAAACAATAGCGAGACCTTACCAGAGTTGATAGCTACTGTTCCAGCAGCCTTATCTATTCTAAGATTCTGGAAGCCTATGTTCTGGCTGTTATCATTCACTTCGAATGAGCCTGTCTTGTCAAACTTATAGAATGATGTGCCCACTGTTGTATCGTAGGTCGGAGCAGGAAGAGCAGATGCAGGAGCGTTGTCGAGCATATCGATGTTCGTAGGAATACCCTTGAACGTAACTGTATACTCACCATCCTGATTGATCAGGGTTTCAATCCCATTGAATTCAGATGCGAATTGTGGTCCATTGTCAATGTCTATGACTGACGTGCGTGCTGGATGTGTGAGGCATCCTAGGATGATGCCGTCTCGTGCTTGTCCATTTAATAGGGCAATAAGAACGACGTCACCAGCCTTAGCTGCGAAGTTAGAAGTAGGATCTGGTTTGTCATCGAACTTGTAGCCATGCATGACGGTATCTTCGTAGTTGAAGACGCCACCAAATTTACGCATTAGGCGACAGTTGAGTTCAATACCATCGTTAGCATCGCGAAGCTCAGCTAGATAGCGCAGATCGCCTGTATTCCCATCGCGATACACCTTCTTGATGATCCCGATACGAATAGAATTGTCTTTTCTGCTGAATGCAGAGAAGTCACTAGAGTTCTGCCAAATACTACTATCCTTAACAATTCCAAATGAATCCATTATGTGCCTGCCAGCTTAGTTCCATCTGGATCCGAAGAGTCCGATGAACTAATAACGTTCTGCGTGTTTGTTTCACGATGGCCCTGAGTTACACCATCAGCAAGCTTATCGAGTGGTCCGTCGCCAAGAGCAACGTTATCGCCGTCGACGATAATTCCACGAACGAATTGAATAGTAGTAGTGTAAGAGCGAGCGCCATCTCCGCCAACTGTGAAGTTGTGGGAAACGCTCTCAACCTGAGCAAGAACATACCAGTCATCATTGCTGGCATCGTCAGCGATGTCAACAGTGAGGTTGGGTGTAACACTTAATAACTCAGTTGGAACACGAATGTTATCGCCTACAGCAATATAGTCAGTGGTTCCATACATCACCATGGTGCCATTCAGCATGCGGTGAGTATTGAAGTACCATTCACGAAGAAGAAGAACCCACTTTTGAAGCTGGTCCCAATCCACGTTGATATCTGTAGTGTTTCCGCCTGCTTTATTAGTAGCTGACGGGAATTGCTTAGTCTCAAGGATCAGAGGGCGGAAACCTTCTCGCTCAAATGCTTGTGCGTCGAAAGCTTGGCTCTTCTGCTTGTACCAGTTAGCGATAACGTTAAAATCTTGGAAGTTAGGTTTAACCTCAATGAAGTTAAATTTATCGCGCCAGTTTGTTCCTGCGTTAATACTCATTACTGTAACAGGATCAATGTCGTGTAACTTGACATACTGGAAGTAGCTGAGTGGACCATCGCCCGCTCCGCCCTCTGAGTCAAAACCTCGGAAAGAAAATGGCTTAATCCGATTGTAGATAGTGAGCTGAAGCGAGTTATTACTCGGATCATCTCCGCCAACCCATGCCATCTCAGGATACATCTCGTTTAAAACTGGATTGCTATTGTCCATTAACACTTGCCAGAAAGTATGTTGTCCTTGTAGTGTGAAAGGATCAATATATCCCTTAGCTTCATTAGTCGGAAGATAAGTATCGTTGTCAATTAGCTTACCACTAGTCAGAGTGAGGTTGTCGTTAATCTTAACGCTGTCAGATGGGTCACCATCTGAATCAACGAAGTTAAAGTACTGGACCATCTCCTTAGGCATATTAAAACTATATAAAGAGGCAGCCAGACGATTGATATCGACTCCTGCCTTCATTAACCCGCCAGCTGACTTGCCGAACAGGCCGATTAGAGCTGTGAGATTTTCATCCACGTTAAAGCTCTTTGGTGTTCCGTCATTTCCGAACAACAGGTTACGGAGTGCGACAGCAATAGCATTACCCTGAGACTTAGGGTCATCAGAAGAAGCAATCAAGTTGTCGACGTAAAGGATATTATTAAAGATATGGCACCAGTCAACACCGGCGACATAGAAACGTGTTTGACGCGCCCCATCATCTCCGACGGTTACTTCAGTGCGGACCGACTCAATCTTGCCGATCATTTTTACCTGGCTCTTATTTGCCGATTTCAAATCGTCCTGTGTAATAGGATCATTAGACATGAGGATGGCAAGCCAGCTTCCTGCAGTGAGCGTACTCACCCAGTCTTTAGTAGGCGCAAGAACAATCTGAAACGATCCCTCTGGTTGGCCTTTAGATTTAGAAGTGGAAATAGAAATGCAAGAGAGTGTACTAATAATAGTCGGCTCTACACCAGTAAGGTCATCGACTCCAGAACTCTCTGGTGAACTAGTCATTCCTTCTGTGCCGATACGATCAATGTAGTTCCAAACTAGAACTGCGGCATGTGGTGTCTTGATTGCATAATTGCTGGCCATAAGCTTATTTTACCTTCTCCACTTAGCGGCCTTTTTTCTTATCTAAGATTCCACTAGATGAACTAGTAACTTTATCCATGGTCTTCTTTGCGCGATCAGAAGTAGAGTCTTTTCCAAGACCTGCTTTTTCCATGATCCCGGCAAAGCGGTCAACGGCAACATCAAACTTAGTAGCAGCGCTTCCGAATGTAGCAGCAGAGTCACCGGCAGCAGTTGAGAACTTGCCTTCTGCTCCAGATGCACCCATCTTTTCAAAGTTACCACTTAATTCAGCGAGAGTCTTTAGTGCAGCAGCAGTTCCACCTAAGCTCTTAGTAGCTTGCAATGCAGCCTGCAATGCAGCCTCTGACAACTGCTTAAATCCTGAAGTACGAAGATCGTCAAGGGTCTTGAGTGTACCAGATCCGCCTTCGTCCTTCATTGCATCAGAAGCTTTACCAACGGAGTTAGTATCGCTCTTACCTACAACACCAGCAGCCGAACGTAAGTACTCATCCAATCCAACCTTCTGTAAGCCAGCAGCTTCAGCTGAAGATTGAAGGAATTGTTTCTGTGAGTTAGACTCGTATTTACCAGTCTTCTGTGCAGCGATTAAGCGCTCAACAGTAGAAGGATCATTAGCAACTTCTCTTGCGAACTTATCAGCATATTGAGAAGCACCAGTAGCGATACCAGTTCCACCTTGAGTCAAGTTAGTCATAACACGAGCTGTACTCAACTGAGAAACTAAGCGAGCCGCATCGTCTCCACCTTTAACATTGATACCGCGCATGCGAAGACCTTCAGCAACTTTTGACTTATCAGTCTCGTCGCGCATACCACGAAGGTCAGTATCAGAGAAGCCCTGAGCAATGATCGATTGAGTTCCTGATAAACCAGTCATCTTGTTGATACGGGCTGTAGCTGCCATAGCAGCAAAGTTAACACCTTGGTCAGTACCATTTCTGTTAACTACATCTTGAACTTGCATAGAGCGGTTGACAGCGTATTCCTGGTTAGGATCGCTCTTGTTTATGCCGGCAGTTGATATAGCAGCAGCTGCACCAGTTGTGTCAATACCCATAGCTCTAGCAGAACCGCTGGCAACCAATGCACCAGTGTTTTCTGCAACCATGGTTAATGCTTTAGAAGAATCTAAGCTCTTGCTGAATGCCGATTCGAGAACAGAGGATAATCCAGCTTGCGGATTGTTAGATCCTGCACCAGCCAAAGAAGCCATCCGCTGCATGTTCTCAGCCATCGATCCGTTACCAGAGCGTTCTAGATTACGAGCTGCAAATACTTGTGAAGTCTGGAATTGACTTCCCATAGATGAAACGCCAGACGCAGACATCTGAGCCATTTGCTCAGGAGACATACGGGCACCGACCATGTTCTGCATGCTCTTATCGGACATGCTGTTCTGAAGGAATGCTTCACCGCGTCCGCCCATGCCTTGAGCCGCAACGCCCATGCCTACACCGAAGTCACGGAACCCTTGAAGCTGTTCGGCTTGTACTTTAAGTACTGCACGACGAGCTTCCATCTGAGCTTGTGTTCCTTGGATCTGAGCTTGTCCAGCAGAGACGCCACGGTACATATCCATGCCAGTAGTAGCAACACCTGCAACGCCTTGAACGACGTTTTGTGCTCCACCAAGCATAGCTTGAGTATTTGAAGTTGATGCGCCCGAAGCATAAGCTAATGGGTTAGCTTTCTGTGCTCCGGCTTCTGCCATCTGGAATCCACCAGCAACACCTGTTGCAGCAGATCCTGCAAGGAAAGCAGTGTTAGCTACGTTAGTCGCTGTATGAAGTTCGCTACCGAACTGTTCGGCTTTACCGTACTGGCCAAGCAGCATCTGAGACATTACATCTCCGCCACGACCAGACTTGTACATATCGTACTTGTTATTTTCAATGTTAGAGAAGCCTTGAACGTTTCCAACTTGACCTAAGCGTTGATTAACGCCAATCTGTTGAATAGCAGAGCCTGCAGCATTGAACATACCACCAGCTGCTTGCGCATACTGAGCGTACTGTCCGTAGTTATTGCCGCCGCCAGCACCTTGTGCTTGTTTCAGCTTCTCAAAGTTCTGAGCAGACTCTTCAGCTTGCTTACGAAGTGAAGAGAGTGCTTCAATATTGTCTTGGCCAGTCTTAGCCATCTGTTCGAAGATCTTAGAAAGCTTTTCGGCTTCAGCTCCAAGAGCAGAACCAATATCTTTGTTAGCAACCTTCTCTTGTCTACCATCACGACTTACATTGACTCCACCAGAAGCAATTTCACTGCCGAGCGCCTTAGCACTCATCATGTCTTGTGCAGCTTTTCCTGTGGCAGTTAAATTCTCGTATTTAGACAGAGGATCATTGCCAGACTGACGCATTGCACGTTGTGCAACATCGATCGCTGCGATCTCTTGTGTCTTACTGAACGCGGTCTGAGCATTCTGACTGATGATTCTAGACTGGTTTCCACGTTTACCTTGTTCGCCGAATAATCCGCGAGCAGCGTAAGCACTCTGGTTACCTAATTCTTGAATCTGACCATTGATAGTATCTCTGCGTTGATTAAGGTCTTCATAAGAAGAACCCATCATCCCTAGAGAGCGTGATTGAACATCTCTGTCTTCGGCCATACGTTTTGCTTGCCCGTTAATTGTAGACTCAGCATAGCGACGACCAATAGCATTTACAACTTGTAAGTTAGCGCGATCAAGACGACTTCCGACAGATGACTCAATGCGAGTCTCTGCAGAGCGAAGAGTATTCGGAGCAGTCTTGGCGATGCGAGACATTGCTCCTGAGCCAGCGATAACATCTTCAGGAATATCTTGCAATAAGTTCAACTGCTCTTGAGCAGTTGCTGCGCGCATTCTCTCATGCTGTTCTGACTTTGGAGTGAAATAGGCGGTCTGTCCGATCTTTTCGATATCGGACAAGCCGAAACTATTCATCGGCTTATTGCCTGGTGTCTTGTTGTCCGCCATCTCTAATCCTCAAACGTTTCGTCTATGTCTTCTCCAAAAGACTGACCAAACTGAGCTTTCGCTTGGGCCATCTGCTCTTCCATCCACTTGATGTTGGCAGGATCTTTTGTTGGATCTGGAGTAGGCTGATTAGCCTTAGCTGCCTGTTCGCGCATTTCGGCTTCGCGTTCTTCACGCTCCATCCGCTCTGCCCAATCCATATCAGCTTTCTCTTTCTCAACTTCTATTTTAACATCATCTTGCTCAAGACGCTCTTGTTCAGCTTTATCTCGCTCAATGCGGTCATAGAACTCATAAATGAGCTCTTCTAGTGTGTATGAGAGTAGTACGGGATCTTTGAGGGGACGATTATAGAGCTTAGACCACCACGACTGAAGGAACAGTAATAACTGCTCCTCTGTATCTAGTGGTGATCTAGCATTAAACTGAGCTATTTTTCTTATGGATTCGAGGACGTTGGATTCTTCGGTTGTTCCGGGATCGCTTCCGTCTTCTTTTTTAAATCGGCTTTCCATTGTAGCTCCGCTTCTTCTAGCTTACGATATAAGGTTACAAGAGCGTCTTCGTCGTCAATTGTAGCGCCACCTTGTGACTGCTTCCACCACTCGGGGGCATCAACAATCTTAGCACGAAGATTAGCCAGGATAACTGCGAATCCAGCCAGGTCATCAGTTGGCGTTGCATAGTTTCCAAGAAGCCGCGTCTTCTCAAGAGAGAGCTGGTGCTTCTGGCCTACGTTAAGAAGACACAAGACAGTAAACTGCCCTTTGTATTCTTTACCAGTATCGAGACCGGTATGGTCGAATGAAAAAGTCTTTTCTTTACTTGGTAAGTCCATAATGCTCCTATAGCGTATAGAAGTCATTATACCTTAAGAACTGCAAGTTTATGCAGTAAGGGTAGGAACACCAGAAGTCGGATTAAACGGGATCTCGTCAAGGCGTGAAGGAACGTTAGGCAGAACAAACGCACTAGTCGTTTGCTGAGCTCCATTAACGTCGTCAGCTTGCTGAGGAACGCGCTCGTCTTGGAAGCCGATTGCTTTAAAACTGAGTGTAACATTGGCAAGTGAGTCAACACGAAGTTCTTCTGCTCTGCTAGTGATCATAGCCCGTGCAGTGAAGAATAAGAGTTGATCTGTTGCAGAGTCACGCACTTCAATAGTGATATACTGTTGGAACAGGAAGTTAAGAGCGTCTGGTTGCCAGAGCTGTACACCAACTCCTTGTCCAGGAATATGCAAAGCACTGATAGTACCTTCGACGCTGATACGCTGAGGAACTAGTTCTGCCGGCATGTAATCATCGATAGTCATGATCTCAGATACTGTAGTGTTGATTCTCCACGATACGCCGAATGCGAAACCGCATGGCTTTCCGTTGATCTTCAGAACAGTACGAGCACCTGAAGCGTATTTAGCTGTCTGCTTTGTAGAAATGATCCCAGAGATATTCTGTGCTAGATTATCTGCGAGTCCTTGTACTAAGCCTGGTTGGTTATTAAAACCTGACATCTAAACCTCAAGTATTTTGTTGACCAGTACCTGAGAAGTTAGCTACGAAGCTATCTTCGTCTGCGTACAGAGCAACAAAGTTAAAACGCTGAATCGCTGCGCCTTTTTTAGTTATACTAAAGTCAGCTTGAGTGATTCTGCAAGAACGAAGATTGGCCACACCAATGATGTTTCCAGTCTGTGTTGAATCGCCGGTAATTGCATTAAGAACATTAGTGACATCATTACCGAGCTGTTGATCAGTTGAAGAGCTGTTTTGAGGAGCTGGAATCTTCTGATAAACTTGAATGTCAAAAGTAGTACCGTTTTGAAGCTTGCTTGGGTCCATGTTCTCGTTTGGACGACCATCATTTCCTACGCCGTTAGCAGCGAGGAAGCTTCCAAGTCCGCCGCCCCAAGCTGCGCCCCAGTTACCAATACCGTTACCAGCATCGTTAGGAGTGATCAAGCCAGGAGCTACTGCACCAATGTTCGAGTGAGCATCTTTAGCGTAGCGAATTACTGTGAAGGAGCCAGTCACAGAGTAACCGAGAGGCTCGACTGACGAGCCTTCGTACATCCCAAGAATTTTGGGTGTTTGAGTGAGAATAGATACAGAGTAAGAGAGATCAGTACAGAAGGCCATAGTCTTGCCGTTCAAGACAACCTTTGCGTTAGCACCTGTAATGAAGAATGGGCGAACTGCGGCCATCCGTACTGCTCCTTAAAATTACGACAAGTCTGTATCGCCAGAGTTCGACGCTTCGAAGCTGTCGTCACTAGCAAGAATTCCAACGAACGAAAGACGATCAACCAAGATACCGCGTTTGTTCAACGCTGCGCTCTTACGGTTGAAACGGCAGTCAGCGATCGTGATGAACTGAACAGCATCAGTAACCTGAGCAGTTCCGCCACCAGCCGTTGCGCCAGTCTGTGTTTTTTGGAATACGGCGAGGTCCCATGTTTGCGAAAGCAAAATGTTACCTGGGTTAATTTCAAAACTGCCGTTTCCGCCAGTAGTGTAGTTAACTTCACCAAGACCGTTACCAGTCGAGTTCGTTCCGGGCATACCGTTTTGGTTTGCGATAGCGGTATAACGAACAACGCTTAACTCTCCTGCAACAGAGTAGTTAACCGGTTCGTTCGACACTGCTTCGTAACGACCCATAGTTTCGATCGGAATGGTGTCTACCGATACTTGATAAGAGACATCCGAAGCATAAGCAAACGTCTTACCGCCTACTTTAATCTTCGCATTCGCACCTGTGATAAATGAGGGCATCTTTGCTGCCATACTTTTTCCTTTTGGTCTTGTGGTTGACCAGTACCATCCATTTTTTGAGGCTGCACTATGCAACCCATGAGAATACTATACACCAAACTAAGTTAAGAAAAGAAAAAGGCCCAGTGTTTCCACCGGGCCTTCTAGATACTAACTCAGAGTCTTGATTATGTTGACGAACTAGCTCTTTGCAGAGTGATGTTAGCCAAGATAAAGTCGATACCTTCAACAAGCTTAACAGTTACCGATACATTGATCGTGTTTCCGTTGATCTGAACTACAAGGGCTTTGTAGCCGTTTTTCGCGTCAGAAGTAGAAACCGTGATTCCTTGTGCCAGGTAAGTAGCCAAGATAGCTGCGCAAGTCGATTGAACTTCGACAGCGTTCACAGTGTTCTTCAGACCAATGTAGATGTTCTCTAATTGGTTACGGAAGTCATAAGCAAGGACATCGGAAGCGTAGAGAACGTGGGCACGGTTGTATACCCAGTTTCCATCTTTACCGTAGGTCGTGTTATCGACAACGAGGCGGAATCCACCAGTTTGTGGTGCTTCCCAGAACGTAACGCCATTTTGGATAGCGTCATCGTATGCGACATCTGGATCGAAGTCGATAACAATGTTCTGCTCAGCAGTCGAGAGCAATTGACCAGTCTGGCGGATACCAGACATGTTGAAATATTTGAATGTCATCGGGTTACCGACAGGCGAACCGCCGCGAGCACCAGCGAGCAAACAAGCTCCAGCCCAAGGTTGGAACCACTGGATGTTACCAGCAGAATCAGCTTGACGGATATCTTGGATGACCATCTGTTGACGTGCGTCAGCAGTAGTAGCGATCTCAGATTTACAGTTTGCGTACGTGTCCTTCATCGACAAGTAACCTTGACGCTCAGACTTTTTCTTAGTAGTCGCCATCAACGAGCAGTGAGTTTTCACAGCTTGGTGAACAGCAGCAATAGTGTAAGTCGAAGACGGGTCAGTAACTTCATCAAGGATGTCTTGTGAAGCATCACGCGAGAACAAAGGAACAACCGCGTTAACGCGGAATTTCTCAAACTTGCTCAATGCGTTAACGATGTCAGCAGAAGCAGTTGCTCCAAGAACTCCACCAGTGAGGTAGAGAGCGTTTGGAACGCCTTGTTGATCTGGAAGACCAACAGTTTTTACTGCAGTTTGCGAAGCAGAAACCGAAGGAACCAGGTTAACTTGTGTGCTTGCAGCGAAGAAGCCAACAACTTCACTTGCATCCATTTTGATGCGAGCAGGTTGTTGAGCAGTTGCGCCGCTGTACAAAGCGCCAACAGCTGAAACTTGGTCGAGAACAGTGATCGGTTGAAGACCGATTTGAACGCTCTCTACTGAAGCACTCCATCCTGACAGAGTGTTGATGAAAGAAGCAACAGACTGAATAGAAGGGAAGTTAGCGATTGGGAGGCTGTACGAAGCAGGAGTAGCACCAGTTTGAGTCAGCGTGATCGCAGTAGCTCCGATAGTAACTGAAGCAGCAGTTACGCCACCAGTTGCAGAACGACCGATCGACAAAGGAATGTCTCCACCAACAGTTGCGCTCTCAGTAAGAGTCGAAACAGGGTTTGCAACAACCAGAGTAGCCATAGGCTCAGAAGCAGCAGCAGCGAAAGCGTTAGACGAAAGTCCGATGCTTGTGCTGATGTTTCCTGAACCAAGCTGCATCGAACGACCGTAACCATTACGTTGTGGGTTCGAAGCAATTGCTTGAGTCAAAGTGATTGTGTTAGCTACAGTTCCAGCAGCAGCAACCATAGTGTTTGCGCCGAGTGCAGTGTTCAATGCCGTAGCAAGAGCAGCAGCAGAAGCGTAAGAGTCAGCAGCAACAGTCGCAGTAGCAGGAGCACCACCGTTCAACGAGTAAGCGAGAGTATCATTTGTTCCGGTTGTAACAACAACAGGGAAAGTGATAACAGCGCTCGTCAGAACAGCTTGTCCTTCTGGAGTGATAGTGTTTTTGAAAGTAACAAGGTTACCTCCGACGCCGTATGCTTGTGACTGCAACATTCCGAAAGGAGTTGCGCCAGCAGCAATCGGATCAAGCGTTGCTTGAGTAGAAGCGTTTGTCTTGTAGATGTACACAGCTTGTGCGCCACCCGGAATTGCGCCATCAGCGCCCGGAGCAAACAAGAAGTTACATGCATCAACGATGTTACCAGAACCGTACTTAGCCAAAATTTGGTTGTATTGATCTGGACCGAAAACGTTGTTTGCAAGATTCGGTTCTGCGGAGCCAGGAGCACCCGCGTCTGCTTCTCCAAAGAGAGCGATGATTCCGGTAGGGCTTAACGGGAAGCCTCCGCCGAGATCAATCTCTACTTGTGAGTAAGCACCTGGTTTGTAAATGGTAGCACCATTAAAGCTTACATTAATTGCCATGTGTTAAGTCTCCTGAGTCAAGTATGTATCTCACCCAATTATAACATAGATGCTTAGCTAGAATTATGCTAGCTTCACACCATATAGTTTCAACATTTCATCAAACTGTGCCATCGTACCCATAACCGGCATTTTGCGGGCTTTGAAATCAGCCTTCAAAATCTCTTTATGGTGATGAACAGGGATACGGCTGCGACGTGCACCATACCATCCATCGAAGTCAACCATCGGAATTTCGATGACTTCTTCAGGAGCTGATTCTTCAGCAATGACTGCATCATCGGCGACGTCTTCAATGACCTCGCGTCCGTCTTTATCTCTGTGTTTCCACTTTTTGCTCATATAAGCTCCTTACTCTCTATTTTAACTGGATATACCACTTAAGTCTCTAAATCTTCTGAATCATCTAAGTCGCCAATACGGTCGACTTTGATTCCTTGGTTCTCTGTTCTATTAACCTTAGTCAAATCAACGTCCATGCTGGCTGCGATATCCTCAGATGGAACCAGTCCGACCGCGGGGTCAGTATTGATGGCCAAAATCTCTTTGAAAGGCTCAGCTTCCCAAAAGTTCTCTGTAGTGCAACGGAAGCGAACCCAGCGAGTCCAGATATTATCTGTCATCTTAGTCTGTTCCTTGTTGTAATCAGAAGCAGAGAACGTATGGAGCTTCAAGCCCAGGCGATGAGCCATAAGCTTATGTTTGAACAGGATATAAGCAACAATGTAATACAGCCAGAGAACGTGGTCGCCAGCCTTGTTGGCATGGATACCGATGTCCACCATAACAGTGAACACCCCAGTGTTGATTTCAGCGAATCCACCAAAGTCACCAGCGATGTCGCCGATAGAGGCCTTGCTCTCATCCTCAGTCTCGTTAGCTAAGTGAACCGAGATGCAGGGGATAACTTGGGTATTGAACGACCAGGCCTTTACGACCGGAATCTTGGTGGTGCTGAACCACTTCCAGATGTCGTCTAAGTACTTGGGACCATAGTCTAAATTAAGTTCATCTTGCGTGAACTGAGCGAACAGGTCGTAGAATGCACGTTTGTTGTTGCGCAGTTCTTTAATGCCGTACTCAAGCACTTTCTCAACGACGATCTCCGGCATACAAAAACTCATATTAAGCTCCACCTTTCAAGATGTTTTCTTTCCACCACAAGGGTTGAAGATTCTTAAAATTGCATGCTGTCTTTACTTGAACTGGATCAGTTAAGTCAAATGCGGTAAGCGGATCTATATGGTCAATGTGCCAACCAAATCTACCATGGTTATCCCAACTCATGCCTGACTTAAATTGTACCTCGAGATGAACTTTTAATTCGTCAATTGTGCACCCTAAATCCTCTACAGCAGAACCAGACTTATAATTACCACTAATTGCCTTATTTAGCCTAGATCTTAAACTTACTTTTAGTTTGTACTCTATGTCAGTTTTATATCTATTTGTTTGGTATACGCTGTTATAATCACTAAGATGTTCTAAGTTTGCTTCTTTCCAGATTTTGTTATATAAGGATTTTCGATCCTTGTTTGCCTCATACCATGCTTTATTTCTAACATTAGAGTTTGCAACCATGCTCTTTCTGTATTGAGTTAAACATGTTTTACATCTCGAATCTAATCCATTTTTCCCATTCTTATGTTTACCAAATTCTTCTTTAACTTTAATTTGCTTACATTTGCTACATGTCTTCACTAGAAGTTTTCCTCATATTCTCTTATTATACTCATTACTATGTCATCATGAGACTCATCTAAGAGCGCATTAATTGACTTGAGATCCTCAGTGAAGTCCTTATCTTTAGCTGGTAGGATCCACTGTGTTGCTCTATTCTGCTTACTGGTTACGGTCCTAAATTCTACCTTGGATCCCTTTGGCTTCACCTTATTATACTGAGCTAATGCCGTTTCATACCTTTCGGCCGCTATTGCTTTCTGAGCCTCAAAGATATTACTGGCTACAGAAGGTCTAGGCGTCTTACTAGGAGCACCAACTGGGATGATCTTATAAATACCAGATCCATCCTTCATTGGCTTAGCACCAGAGGCAAGAAGCCTATCGAGCATGGGCATGGGTGGTTCTGAGAAGTCAGTATTTCCCGAAGCAGTCTCCAATTGAAATGCACCAGGAGCAGGACGTAAGTCATTAATGAAGTCGGCAGACTTCTTCTGCATACCAGACTGGATGGCATTCTCCATGGCATTAGACATCTGTTCCGATAGCCGATCATTTATCTCAGCTTCAGCTTTATCAACTACAGTATTAACGAAATCTTCGTCCATACCTTTGTTGCGTAGAGTAACTTTTAAGCGTTCAAGTTCAAGATATATGTTAACCATTTATCTTCTCGCGCTTCACAACCTTCGCACGCATATCATGCAGAAAGTTCTGTTTCTCAAGGTCAGTCCAGTCAGTACCGAAGCTAATTTTAATAGCTCCGTTCGGAGAGATCTCAACTTGAGGGCGCGGAAGATAAGGATAACTGTCGTCATGGATCTGGGCGACGTTAGGACGTGAAGAGCTGTAAGCAGTAACAGTCTCAGGACCTTTACCCATGTCATCGATCTTGCTCTGCAACGCACGAAGTTTGCTCTCAAGTTCATCGATCTCTGATCCGGCCATCTCGACGAGATGGTTGTGTTTATCACTCACATCATGGACTACTTCTTCTAGTTTATCGAAGAGTTTCATGATGCGGGCTTCAACTTGTTGCAAGTCAACGGCCATACCATTGCGAATCTGCTCGCGAATAGTTTCCATCTCTTGATAGATGTTGCCGATGTTGTGGCGCTTGTAATTCTCAATGAGGTTCTGAACCCCACCATGAATAACATCGTCATCTAAGGCGTCGTCGTGTACGTCATTGAGGAAATCTTCATCCTCAGGAACATACCACTCGAATACAGACATAAGAGCGGCAGTAAGTTCTGGTAAGCTCTTGTTTGTAAACTGATAAACGACTTTGTGACCGTCTTCGACGCGTCCAGAGTATACATCGCTCATGTGGCGACGGATAGTAACTTTATGTGTGTCGATGTGGAAGTCTTTGAAGTCCTCATCTTTCATGCCCTTCACTTCAGAACGAAGTTTACGGAACATGCCGTTACCGACAAGACGCAGAGCATCACCGTGAGTAACTTCCATCACTGCATCAGCACGCTGACGAATGATGTTCTTCTCAAGCTTTTCAATTGCAATCATTCCTTGCAGAGACTTGAGCATCTTAGTACGAACAAAATTTTCTAATGGCTCGTGGCAGCAGTCACGCAAGTCATCCCAAGGGATATCTTCAACGTCGACCCAGCGAGGATCTTTTAACTCTTTAGTAGACTTTGGTTCACCAGTAAATGACTCAACCAAGTACACATCGCACTTGTTGCCGTTCAACTTCCCAGACCACACCTTAGTGGGGTTGCGACCGGTGATACCAGCTTCTTCTTTAAGTTCGCGAAGAGCTGTAATCTCAGTACTGCCGTCTGCCATATCCATGTGGCCGCCAGGAAATGCCATGCCGCCAGTAGAGTGGCGACCAAGAAGGATCTGATTATTGTCGTTCATGACAATAGATGCAGCTGCATGACCTTCATAGTGATCTTCAAAAGACTTCTTTAAATCTTTCTTAGATTTCTTGCGTTCCTTGCGGGCTTCTTTGACTTTAGATTTAGCTTTTTCGTGATGTTTAGCACCCCAAGAACCACCACGGTCTTCACCATGCTGTTCACTTGCTCCAGCGCCTGGCGAAGTATACTTCGCCGCTACAGATTTTGGTGGAACCCCCCTTGGAGATCTTGAAGCATCAATTTTGCCGTGCAAAATTGCCTGCATAAGGCGAAATTGTTTACGTGAGACTGCTGTTGGCACTTACAACCTCACTTAAAAATAATTGAAATTGATCTTTGGTGTTGTTTTTATAACCAAATTTTTTATGAAACTTTTGATGACAATTATTGCATAAAGTTATTATGTTGTTAACATCAAAGCGCTCTTGAGGAAATAGGTCAAAACCATTCTTATGGTGAGCAACGAGTTTACCATTTTTATAGCAAACTTGACAACTGAAGTTATCTCGTTCGTAAATTGACTTAGATAGACCACTCTTATATATTAAATCCCTATCTCTTTTATTAATAGGGTTTAAAAAATCATCAAATTGATCTATAGGTATAGATCTCTTTATGCAACTTAATTTTTTCTTAGTCTCTAAGGAGACTTTTCTGCCCTTTAATTTTAATCCAGCCTTAAGTCTAGATTCTTTTGAAATTGGTGGCAACTTTTTAATACTATCGCTAATTCTAACTTTAGTTTCCTCTGAAATAACGCGCTGCTTTGCAACGCATGAAGAACATGACCTATTAGCATCCACTTTGCGCTTATAGCCCCTATCTTTACCGCAGGTATCACAAAAACAACGATAAACTGTATCCATTTTCAGTGGATTAGATAGTCTAGCAATTTTCATTTTATCGCTATAGTTTATCATATAAGTTTAATTAGCTCCCGTCAACTCGATAGGTTCATTATAACTCAAGATCGAGCTTAACTCAGCGTATAGGGGCATTAACAATCTTTTCACCAGAACCCACCATAAAGTCGCGTCTAACAAGGATTTGTTGAGGCAAGCGTATAGCGGTTTTTACTCCGCCGACGAGTTCCTGTGTGATTCTAAGTTCACGAAGTGACTGGAGAACCACATAGACTGGCTTAGCGAAATACGCCCAACCAACAACAGCACCACGCTCTAAAGCAGCACTATACTCTGGCTGACGGCCATCTATCCAAACGATCTGACCGTCGGCGTTCACCGTGAAGTCAACATCTGGATAATAAAAAGTCTGGACTCCATCTACAATTGTAGATGCGAACTCAACCTTCTCAACGGGATAACGAAGCTCTTGTATGTTGCCGGGACGAGGCTCATATCCCTTAAGCTCCCAGAGGCGCACGGTGTAATCCGGCATCTCTAGCCTGTCAAAGGTATTGAAGTCTGCTTGCGTGCCGTCTGGGTACGTTGTAGGAAGCGTTACGACTGCGCTACCAGTCTCCCACACACCGTGGGCTTCAAACGTCTTCTCTATACTATTTCCTGAAAATACGCCCCAGATCTCGTTTTGAGCGTAGTAGATAATTCCTGAGTCATCGCAGAACTGACAGTCAGGCTCATGAGCTTCAAAGTCAGTGCTCTTGATGTTCATGCAAGGAATCGCTTTGTAGTGAATGAAGCGAATTCCACGTTGAGAAAGGAGTTGATCGAAACTGGCACCCTTGATACTAGGATCTGGAAGATAGATCGGCATCGGCGACGGAGTCGAGGTGACTGAGGTCGCGGGTGGGTTCGGAAACTGTTGGTTCGGGCGATCCATACTCATGGCTTTATTCTACCTTGTTTGACTTAATACAATTCTCTAGAGCCCATAACGGTTGGAGATTCGTGAAGTGGCATGCCTTAGCCATATCTTCTGGTTTAGAAAGATCGAATGAGTCTAGAGGAAGTATGTGGTCTAGATGCCAGCCAAGTTTTGACCAGTTATCCCACGACATTCCTTCTTGCCACTTTGACTCTATATGTAACTTAAAATCTTCTACAGAGCAACCGAGCATGTCGACTGACGACCCACTCTTCCAATTGTTCTTGAGAAATTTACGAACACGAGATCTTAAGATGACCTTAATCTTAAAGTTGAGATCCGACTTATATCGTTTTGCCTTATACTCTTTTTGATATAGATAATGCTGGTCAGAATTCTCTTGTTTCCACTTCTTGGTCTCAAGAGTTCTACAAGGTCTGCACTTAGCACGACTCTTTTGAAATGCATCTAGTGGTTTATTCTTATCGCAGTACTGACAATACTTTGTCTCTTCCATTGACACATTATATCATCCTAGTTAATAGGTACTGTATAATCTTCTTTAGGATCATCTGAAACAAATGGATAGCATGGACATATTGAAGAAAATCGTAGATTCCGAGGGCTCTTGTACCCTGTGGGCCAAACCGTCCATCTGTAAGTCCTGTCCGTTGTCTAAGCTCAAAAAGAAATCAAACGGCTCATTCTTGTCATGTGTGGAAGCCCTTGGGGTAGAAGATCTATCTGAAGAGCAGGCCGACGCTAAATATAAAGAAGTCGCCTCACGTATACTGATTGATAAAGCTGTTGATGATTTGCTTGGAGAGCCAGATGGCACTAAGTAAAAATGACTCAACAATTTTAGAACAGATTGCTTCCCTAGACGGGAAGTGCATGGAATCGCAAAGGTGTAAAGTATGTCCGTTCAAAGCAATGTGTCTCCCGGAGTTTCTGTACCCGAACCCACCGTCACCAGCACAAAGAGCAAAAATGGCTTTGGATGTCATAACACATCATGCTCTTGTGGACGAGCAGGAACCCCTGGACATCGAGCAGCATCGATGGGACAAGCAGTAGTAACTGACTTATTCCTTCGACATAAGCAAGATCAGGCGAAGTATCATCTCATTACTTTTATGTATCGTTTATTGAAGATCAAGTGAGAGTGTCTTGGGAGATGGTATGGCGTTCGACACAGAAGACATTAGAAGAGAACAACTAGTTGTTGACAAGATCAAATCTGAACTACGTTTCGTAAGCTGTGACGATATCTCTTATCTTCAGGGCACACTAGGCGGACCTAAGAACAAAATGCGCCGGGAACAGAAGTACGGCTACAACCTAAGAACATCTACATACGATAAGCTGCTGAAAGACCTATACGAACAAAAGCTAGGCGATAAGCTTATAGAAGAGATGCTTTCCGAAGAACCTGATAAAATATAAGTACTAGGTCCTCATCAAAGGAAGTACTTATGAAAGATCAAAAGCGCCCTGTTGTTATTCGTTTCAAGAACAATAAAGAGGCAATCGATCTGTACTATGCTATTGACCTAAAGTTCTTTCTTGCCAAATTGCTATACACACATAAGTCGAAGCTAGTATAACTAGGTACATGACGCGGATTGGGCGGTACCAGAAGATACAAGATCTACAGAAGTTGGAACTACATTTCCGACTATTGTATTTTCTTCGTGACCTTGGCATTCGCTCATCATTTGAACCTGCGGCAGCAACCTGGACTGACTATATGGCTCGACTTGGCAAGATGATTGCAGAGGATGCATGTTCAACAGATTGACGTCCGATCAAGTTACTTCAGTGCATCATGTCTATATGCTATTGAGGCGTCTTAGAGTCATAGGTACTATTGAGACCGTTACAAAGAGAATACAACTCTCAGAAGACGGTGGGCCAGTTCGCTACCAGCTCACTCTTGTATCCTATGATCCTTCTACTAAAGGGTGTTTAACACCTTATGAAAAGGCCGAGGCTTACTTTGAAGCGTCGATGGCCCTTGAACGCCATATTCAAGACTTAACGTCGTCTCAGCGTGCCAAGAAGTAGACAAGCTGATTCTTTTGCAGCTTACACATTTCAACTCAATTAGTAACCTGATAAGCTTGAAACAGCAGGGCGTGCGCTCTTGATTCCAAGCTTCGCGAGTAAGATCTTTAGCTTGGTTGACTTGCGTCGATCGACGTAATCATCCACGTCTGGTCACCGGTATTAGCTCAATATAATCTATCTGAAGACTTACGCTGGCGAATCTAATCCAGTTCTCTTTCGGCTCTGGCGGGTTAATCATTTTAGTCAGAGCCGAAAATGCATGTTTCTTATGATAAAAATCAGTGATGATGTTCAGTTGATACAGAATACGAAACAGCTTCAGAGTGGAAGTGCTATCGAACATATTTGTCAGCATTCGTATTTCTCCTAAGCGCCCGCGCTTCGACGGGGCCCCTTGCCAGATGCAATATAATGAGTTAGAACTAAGTTACTTAATATCTTTCCATAGTTTGAGCTGAGTGCTATCAAACGTAACAGACTTCAAAATTGTGTCAAGTCCTTCAAACTTAAACATGCTGAAGCTGCGAGCACTCTTAATACCAAGCTTGCTGAGCAAACCGCAAAGCTTTTCCTCAGGGCGTGGATGTCCATAGAACATCTCTACCTCAAGTGCCTTGCTCAAAGAAGCAATGCTCTCGCCCATTATCTGATCAAATGTCTTTGGAACAATCGCCATGCGGCGATTATACTATTCGCCGTCGCCCGGGTGACGATCACTGTACATCGAGTCTACCGGGTGATTCGGTTGTCCGATGCGTGCTTGCTTGGTGTGTTCTGCTTTCGGTCGGCTACCGCCGCCGAAATCGTGGAGAGTACCCTGACTGCCGTGGTCAACTGCGAGTTGACCCGTCATCGAGTGTCCTTGAAATACTTCATACGGTCGTGTGTCCGCTGTGTGCGGAGCAACCGAGTCTGCATCGTGGTCGTTAGTGTTCTTATGTAAAGACCACTGACCGTTTGCTGAGAGTGCCAAGTATTCCATATCTTTATTATACTAGAACTTTGGGCTATCGTCCGCCGTCGTTAAACCATCTGTCGCTCGCCCACTCAACTCCGGCCTTGCTCAGCTGATCTCTAGCTTCCTGAATACCGAGCTTGGCTAAGACGATGATCATGTTGAAGCGCTGGTTCGCATCCCCGATGATACGGGTCCGGAACTCATCGTCGGTCTCGCCAATATACCTGTAGTGGCTCCACTTCTGAAACAAGCTCATAGCTCGGTCACCGAGAAGCCCTTGATGAGGTTCAGCTGAAACATTAGGTTCAGAAGCCGTGGAAGAGCACGCGTGCAGTGAAGAGTACTGACTCCTCGATACTCGGAGTCTTTGAACTCTATAGAGATGCCGTGAAGTCTCACGATACACCTGTGTCATAGTAGTCGTCCGGCTCCCAGTACGGGTCAAGACGGTGAGGCCTGTTCCCGTGGAGAAGTTTATGCAAGAGCTTGATGAGCGGAAGTGCCTTGACATTGATCTCGGTGATAGGTGCTCCGACGAGGTCGTCGCACGAGCAAGGAATGTAGCTCATGGGAACTCCACATGTACTTCGGTGCAGCGGCCAGATCGGTCCCGATGGTAGACGATGCTGTAGGACGGCATGGCCTTGAGTTTACCCAAGATATTCCATAGGTCGACGAAGTGTGAGAACTCCTCAGGAGTAAGGACGTGGATCATGCTATCCTCACGCCAAGTTGAAGGAGTAGATAGAGAAGTGGAGCCGTCGAGTCCACGATCGATCGCATCTCATCGAGGCGGGCCGAGGTCTGTCTTTGCCCGATGAATCGCTGGTAGAGCGAAGAGTAGAGGGCCTGTTGTAGCTGCGGAAGTTTGGACTCGTGAGCACGATGAGGAACCACGAACGAGATGTCGACGTTTCCATAGTTCATCTCAATTTGACAGGTGAGTGGGCGTTCGGCTACTACCATGATGTGGTCCCAGAGTAGGAGAGGGTCTGCCCGTCAAAGTGAATGTTGTGGACGTCGTTGGAGTTCATGACGAGTGGAGCGGATAGGCCCAATTGTTTGAGGAACATGTAGAGCTGAGAGTAGTGTTTTAGTTTAGTCATGTAGTCATTCATAGGTGAAGGCCCAGTTTAATCAAGATTATTATGAGGCTAGCGGGGGCCATGTTTGTGGAGATGTAGTGGAGCCCGTTGGCCGCGACGGAGGCGCGGACAGATAGTTGTGCGCCTGATGAGTGAAAGCGGTAGACCTGTGAGTTCTGGATTTTGTCCTTGTAAGGAGCGAAGTCCTCGAATTGGCGCTTGGTGAGGGTGGCGTGGTGGTTTTTCTTCATAATTTAAGTTGGTCCTGGTTGGTCCATTTAACGATGAAGCGGTCTTCAAATGTGATGTTGATGATGTTGAGTGTAGCGAGTAGTACTAGTAGGTTCCGCTTGTGGGCGGGGACCAGATATAGATCATCATTAAGGAAATCAAATGTGAGTTTCATCAGAAAAATTATACCTATAGAGAAAAGGGCCAGGTGGTACATTGTGCCTATTAGGGTTGGAAGGTGGCGGGGCCTGTTTTATAGGAAAAAGCTTATGTACACGGAGTAATGACGGCGGGTACCGACCTGAAAATAGGGGTTCCCTTTTAAGCTGAGGATAGCGGGCGCCAGTTTCCCGAACCTATAGAGTAGCATAACGAGGCAATGATAAAGACTTTGCTAAGTTATGATGCACGATCTGAAACTAATGAGTAACATGATGAGGCAATTAAGCCGAGTCAATATCTGGGAGGATATGTTATGAGCAAGATGTCACAAAAAGAAGCGGCATTCGCAGCTATCATCAATGTCATGGGCGAGCAAGACGGTGTGTATGCACCTACTAAGGAACAGCGCGCTCAAGTGAATGCGATCCTCTTTGAGGGTTTCCGCTCAGGCAAGATCGAGATTGATACTGAGAAGAGCGATAGCGACCTGAAGGGTTATGTGTCTGGCTTACAGAGCAACTGGCTTCGCAAGGACAAGCGCTTGAACGGTGGTGTTCAGTATACCGCTAAGAACCCTGGCTCGCGCGCTGGTTCGACTGATCCCCAGCTGAAGGCGATGCGCGCTCTGATCACGACCCTGACTACTGATCAAGAGAAAGCTGAAGTTCAAGCTTACATCGATGCACGAGTCGCTGAGCTGAACGCAACGAAGGTCGCCAAGACTGTTGACTTCTCTGCTCTGCCTGCTGATCTCGCTGCTAAGTTCTCTAAGTAATCAGTGTTCATTGAGACCAGGACTTCGGTCCTGGTCTCGCTTGAGTCCTGATTCTAAACATAACCAGGAGGACATATGAACGAAGCACAACCGAGTGAGATATATCTAGAAGCTGATGAGTATGATGCAGTCACTGAGGATGAGGCGACTGCTAACCAACTAGCAGAGTGGTTCGCTAATAATCCACCACTCTTCTAACTAGTCCAGTGTCAGTAGGCTTAGTCGCCTACTGACACTGCTACGCCTAGTGCCTCAGCTTGGGGCATTGCCTGAACCTATAGACCATTATAAGACGGGACATGAATGGTGAATCGCAGTCCTTAAGTGGAGCAACGCGAGCTCGCCTCTTTCATTGAAAGACATGAATAAGTGTCCTGATCTTATACTTACTTATAACAAAGGAGCAAGCAATGTTCAAAGGCTATCAACTTATCAAGCTTAACAAGGCAATCGGCAACGAGAACACTGAGACGATGTGTGACTATCACGTCACCACAGTCGATGTACTGGGTCGCAAGACTGACAAGGTCTTAAAGCTCAATCAGATAGAGCGTGACTTTGGTAAGCTGAGAATGAACGGCAATCGCTGTGCTAAGGTCGTGAGTGGATATACCGAACTGATCACTGAACAAGAGTTTGAAAGACTTGCATCTTAACTAACAAAGGAGTGAACATGAACCTGACTATAACACAGAGCAACAAGCACTACGTCTTGACCACTGAGTCAGGACCTATCCTCCGCATCTTCAATGAGAAGAACCTAGTCTGGAACTTAAAGCATGTGTTCGGCCTTAAAGCAGCTGATGTCAAGTGGATGAAGCAGCAGCTTGCAGTGACTCCATCTGTATCCTTTCACATCGAGGTTGCAGCATGAGCCAAGATGCTATCAGTTGTAAGCGTGTCTATGTAGGAGTCTGGTTTGGCCTGCTGATATTAACTGTACTTATCTTAGGAGGCATACTATGAAATTACTCAGAACGATCGATGGACTCTTGGGTGTAGAGTTTCCTAACGGCAAGGTTGTGTGGTGCGATGACCAAGCCCATGTCAACCGCATAGTGTTCGCGCACTTCAGCCGCTACAACCACATCACATCAGCGGATATAGCTAAGGACATCTCTGCAGCACTGAACGAGATGGCAAAGCACAACCACGACCTCGCATACTTCGGAGTCCTTGGCGGCTTCATGTACACATGCCAGGACGAAGCAGCCTGATATCCAGCCATAATAACCTGCCAGCAGTCAGATGGGTCGGGCAACAGCTCAGGCCCATACTGACACTGCTACGCCGGGAGCTCAGGCCATCCTGACTACCTGACCCGAGTAGCCCAAAAACAACCCGATCACACTGCACCACAATGATACATCCTCCCTCAGGTTACCCATATCCTGAAACGATCCATTAGATACAACCAAAATAAGGCCCAAGGTATCGGCATAGTTAAGTCCTGAATCTAGGCCTATATAAGCACAACGATCAGGCTTATAGATGTCCCGATAAGACCTATACAGGTCCCGCCGATTACCTACGTAGGGGAAGGGGAGGAAGACAGGACCTATACAGGCCAGAATATAGTTGAGGGGAAAGCGAACCCAGAGTGGGCGTCGCTACACCCATGGGCCTATTCGCGCCTTGCCCTAGTCTTATCAGCGGGTTACGCTATACCTGATCTTATTCCTTACCGTAAAACCTGGTGGTCCACTGGTTAGCCTCTGGTTGCTCTAATCCCTTGCTAATAGGTAAGGGATAGAAGTGGCCTGTAGGTTGTATTGTAATGATACTAGGTTGCTCTCCCTGATCCTAGAGAGGTGTATGAGAGAGAGAGAGAGGTGATGTATGTCTATTAAAAAAGTTATTAAGAAAACCATTAAGTCTGCTGTAGATAAGATCAACCCAGAATGGAATAGGAAGGTAATGGTCTCTAGTGAGGAACTTATCGAAGCAATGCAGTTCTTTTACGAGTCTAATATACCGGTAAGTCCAATCGCCCAAGCAGTAGTAGATAAGCTTAAAGCTGGTGGTGTTCTAACGCTTGATGACCAACGAATCATAGTTCGGTTTATCATTGGCAGTATCGCCATGAACATACATAAGATTTGGGCTGATCCACTATGGAAAGACATTAAGGTTGAGTGCGCCGAGAACTTGATGAACGCCAATAAGGTAGGTAAGTGATGAGTAAACTTAGCAAAGCATTGAGTGTATATGTTAGTTCTACGAGCATAGAGCACAGAGTTACCACAATTAAGTGGGCTAAGAGAGTATTAGATGCCCACGATATGGAGTGGTTTGTCTGCACCATAATGACTCATAAAGATTTTGACTTAGTATTGCACGAGTACAAACAAGCTTACTACACAGGTTTTTAACCTTGGAGGGTTTTATGCTCTATTATCATAAGTGCTTAGACTGTCTCACTCCATTTGCGAGTGCTGAAAGAAAGATTGACACATACGACTGCGATGGTCCTGTCATCTTTATGGGCATTATTAAGGGTGAGAAGTGGGAGAAGACTGGGACTAGACCTGCTTGCGATGGTAGATGCACTCATGCTCATGGTCCATCATGCGACTGTGCTTGTGGTGGTGCTAACCATGGCACTGGCAGAGTTGTCAATGTAGTGGTATTAGAGGGTAAGGTCAAGGTTGACAAGCCTGAGGACGATGTGGCTGATGATATGTGAGCAGCAGGAGAAACTGTATGACTAAACGGATAGTTGATGTCTTGATGCTTGCTATTCCTATAAGGTCTGGCTGGAGATGGCTGATACCTAGTCGTTATAGATACGACGAGTATACAGCTTATGTCTGGTTGGACCTTTACTTTTTAGTAGGTAAGAGAAAAGTACTTAGTGTTAATCTATCACTCAGACATAGTGAAGAATCTGAAACTAGAACAAGGTAACAAAACAACAAGGCAATAACGCTTTGGTTGTAATAGACAAACCTCGGGAGGTTTTCCATGTCTAAAGTGTCGCAAAAAGAAGCAGTATTCCAAGCCGTTACTAACGTTTGCGGCCAAGCTGATAGCTATAGCCCAACCAAAGAAGAGCGCGTTCAAGTGAACGCTATCTTGTTCGAGGGTTTCCGTAGCGGAAAGATCGAGCTCGAGAAGACAGACATCACTGACAGCGACTTGAAGTCGTATGTCTCTGGTCTTCAGTCGAATTGGTTGCGTAAAGACAAACGCCTTAACGGCAATGTCGCTTACGTTGCTAAGAACCCTGGATCACGCGCTGGCTCTGGCGACCCGCAACTCAAAGCAATGCGCGCTTTGATCTCGACGTTGACTACCGACGAAGAGAAAGCTGAAGTTCAAGCTTACATTGACGCTCGTGTTAGCGATATCAATGCAACTAAGACTAAGAAAGTCACAGTTGACTTCTCAGCTCTTCCTGCTGACCTTGCTGCTAAGTTCTCGAAGTAATATCCAACCTCAATCAATGGGTCATAGCTTCCTCCGACTATGACCCATTCTCTATTCCCGTCCGCACCACTGACACTGCTGCTACGCATGGAGCTCGATAAGATCAAATCCCTGAAGATATATGACCGCAGACAGCAAGAGCTGATTAACTGGATTGGTAAACACTACGTTAAGGAGTGATTATGAAGTATTTTAGCATTGGTGTCATCGCTATGTGCGCATTCTTCTGTGCTGTGGACCTAATGGCTGGTGCTTATGGTTGGGCTCTGTTCCAAGGCGCTTTCTGCGCCTTAAACATCTGGTCCTACCGTCGCTCATACGTGCAATAATGAGAAGGAATACATTCTGCATACAAGGTGAGTTAAGATGCAAGATGATAACTCATATATTTCAAAGCGGATATGCTGGTCCTGATGATATGTTAACTCAACCAATTCGTTGGACCATGAATGAGATGCACGAACTGTGCGATGATGAGGGACTATTATCCTTGTTTCAAAGATATACAACGTTAGGTTCTTATGGAAAGAACATAGAAGACGAGGTTAAAGCTCAAATAGCTATAAACAAGATGTTGGAGGATCTATGAGTGAGAATGCTAAGTACGACGACAAATGCAAAGTCTGTGGGCGATTCATTATCGACTGCGGTTCGATCCATTCCTTTGAAAAGGAGTATGAGCACGTGAATAGTAACAAGAAACCTAATGCACCATTTTTCATTGAAGATGGGATTGACCATGCAGTCATTGTTAAAGACACCGAAACTGAATTCGCTAGGGCTGAGCGCCTTAGTCGTGAACTGTATTTTGCGAACGAACAGCTCAAGTCATATCACCGCATGGCCGCATCTGGTGTTTGGGTTGAAACTGAAAAATATTTTGCGATACTAGCTGACAATGAAATGCTAAGAAAAATGCGTGACTACTATTTTTCTGAACATCCAATTATAGAAGAAAACAAAGCATTAAAAAAAGAACTAGCTGAACTAAAGTTTGCCATTAAGAGCTTGAAAACGTGAAGCAAAGGGTCAGACCAAACATTGATCTGATTTTATGGATGGTTGTTACTGGGAGGTAATTATGGATTCTTTATTTGAAAAAGATTTCACTTGGGACAATAGAAAGCATTTTCTTTATCTACTGCCACATTTGAGTCAAGTAAAGTTCGCTCTATTTTGCGCCAATCAAGTTAAACATCTCATGGAAGATGAAAGAAGTCTTAAAGCGTTAGAAGTAACTTCTCTCTTCATGGAAGGCAAAACTACAAAAGAGGAATGTAAGGCTGCTGATGCTGCTGCTTATGCTGCTTATGCTGCTTATGCTGCTGATGCTGCTGCTTATGCTGCTTATGTTGCTTATGCTGCTGTTGCTGTTGTTGCTGATGTTGCTGCTGATGCTGCTGATGCTGCTGATGCTGCTGCTTATGTTGCTTATGCTGCTTATGCTACTGCTTATTATGCTACTTATGCTGATCTTAAACAAGATCAAATGACCTATTTAAGATCTCTTGTAGTTGACTCCTTATCTTTTGAAGATGAAGAATGTTGGCTGTTAACAACTATTTTCTGAGACTATAGATGAATATAACTGGGAGGTATTATGAGCAAATATTATGTTCTCGCTGTTAGTATGAACCGCGAATTGACCTACACTTGGGTTAGCAATGATAATGTTATCACTCTCTTAAAGAGTGGACATAAGATCTATCGCTCTGCATTAGATCAACAAGCTGAGCTAGTTGAAGGCACACTCTATTGGAAAGATGTTCCTAAAGTTGATTTCAAGGAGGAGAGCAATGGCTAAGTATTTGGTTATAGCTCTTACAATGGTATTAGTAGCTGGCTGTTCAGACGATGGTGAAAATAGTTCAACTCGTAAGCAACAGCAATCCGCAGTGGATGCTGCTAGGGAGAAACATAAGATTACATCTCACTATAAAGTCAATGATGTAATAAATGTTAGATCTACGTATCGCTTCGAAACTGATGAAGTGATTTGCTATGAAAGTGTGGCTGATAACAGTAGCGCAAACTCAATCTCTTGTCATTGGAAACAGCCTACTCCATGAGTTCTACTAATGGTAAACCTAGCACTAAGGCTAGACGTGAAGGATATGCCCAGCTTTTTAAGCTGAAGCTATTCCTTCACAACTTATTAGGTATTGAGCAAGATTCAGAACTTTGGAAGGACGACGCGAAACCTACTGGGTGGCGCGACTTCATGGTTAAGTATATGCCTCCAGAAAAACGCGGTGGACCTGAGAAGGTTAGCCGCAAACGTAAATCAAAACTTAAAGATCGTAAATCTACTATAAGGTAACGACGTGATGAACAGAACTTTATGGCTTGAACGCCAAATGGAACGTGATGATCTAACAGATGCAGAGTTTGCCGCATACAATAGAGAACTTAACGAGATCTACTCAGAGCGTGAGGATACAACTAAGATCTCTAAAGCGAAACGTGCAGCTGAATTAAAACAAGAACAAGAAGAACTGGACTTAGCGCGAGCTGAGGCTATAACTGATGAAGAAGTGGAAAAAATGTATGTCGACTCATGTACCAAATATCAAGACGTCAACGGTGTATCGTTTGAGCAATGGTATCAGCAATCGCTTAAGTACTACAGTGTTGATGCTAAATATACAGTTCATGCACGTGCTCGCTCATCCAACACGGTTGAGTATATACACCACGTTAGTCAAGCTCATGCTAAGTTAACTATCCTTAAGCGTATTAAATATAAGTTCTATGACCATGCGGTTCGCAATAACGATTTCGCTTACGATATTTAACTCTGCCCGAATAAAGAGATATACATGGAACAGAACAAAGAACAATTAGACAAGGAGTTTGAAGAGTGGTTGGACAGCGTTGAGCTGACTAAACCAATGCCATTGCCAAAGGAGGAAGCAGATGTTACGAAATCAACTGTTGTTACAGATATACAAGAGACTCGCTGATCTCGAAGAGTTCAGAACAGTTTCTATTGATTACCCTGAGACTGTTCGCATGATCGATACTGAGATGCGAGCGCTAAGATTAAAACTGCAAGACGTAATGAATACCAATTGCCCTCTTCTCAAGGAGCAAGTGTAATGTCATTCTTTATCTTAATATGTATGGCATTCTCAAGCGCTTCGTTCCCTACGTGGTTGTGGGCAATGGTTTGGATGTCTTTCTTTCTTGATTAAGGAGGTTGCTGTGGCAAAGAAGATGACTAAGACTGAAAAGTTAAAGAAGATCCTCTCCATGGCTCGGTACCACAAAGAGATCATAGTCTACTTTGGTACTAAATATGACGACGACAAGTTTCCTGCTAGGCGCAGAAAGATCCGCTCTAATGGAGATAGTTATATCTCTTATAAGAGCAGTGGAACTCTTGAGTGGTCTAAGTTTGGAGAGTCTTGTTTCTTGTGCGAATACAATGGACCAAAGAGTTTACACAAGACTCTTGATCTCATGAAGAAGCATGATGGGAACTACATATTCCCTGTTGCTATTGAGATAGACGGAAGAAAGATAGAACTATGAGAACGCTTTGGAAGATCTATTACTTCTTTGTTAGACCTCAGAGCAAGACTGATATTGCTATTGCTTACTGCCGAAAGAATGGTAAGCCGTACAAGAAACTTAATCTCGCTCGAAATGAGGATGAGTTATGAAACACGGAATAGAGCTTAATGGTGTTGCCAATGCCCTAGTCCTACTTCAAGTTGAAGTTGATAAGACCGATGATGGTCGCTTGGTTATGAATAAAGAGACTTATGACTCAATGGTCAATAACTTACAGTTATTGGAACGTTATATGCTGGCTTATTGCGAAGCAGTAAACAATGGGACAACTGTGCCTCATTGGTACGATGTTCGCGAGAATCCAAAAGATTACCCATCTAACCGTGAAAGGCATGGAGGGTAATTAAGTCTGGGAGGACTTATGATAGACAAAATTGTGCTGAGCTCAGATCGTCGCACTGCGACTGTTATCTTTGAGACGCACACAGTTAGTTTCTACTCTGACTGTGACGTATTAGCTTTAGTTGATGAGATCATTCATGAACCAAGTAGGCGATTGCTGCTTAATATAGCAGAGCGAGAGCGCCAGGAACTCATTGGACTAGAAGATACTCAGAAGATAGACTTACAATTATCCTTGTTTGATGAAGCTGCTTAAGGATTTGGTAAACAAATTCGTCTAAAGTATTCGGTTGCTTTTACCGATACTATTATGTGTTATCAACAGGACAATTACGCCCTGTAACAATTAACTGGGAGAGCAATTATGAAAATGTTAACGATCGCGATTATCGCGTCTATGGTCTTGTGCGCGTGCGGAAAAACTGGCGATACGGGCGCAACTGGAGCTACCGGCCAAACAGGAGCAGTTGGTCCTCAAGGTCCTGCAGCACCAACGCCTACTCCGTCACCTGATGATCCGACAGCAGATGCAATCAATCTGTTGGTTGGCCAATACAACAACCTTCGAGTCGCTCAAGGTTCTGATCCTGTTACAAACGGACTAACTTGCAGCCTCTATACTGTTCCTACTACGACTACAGCAATCATCGGAGCCACATTGACTGGTGTTGGAAGCTGGACTTATAACAGTAACTTCAATGTAGCTAATGGTCCGACCTCTAACGGTCTCGATGTGTTGCCTACTGCATTGCAGCCTATCTACCAAAACTGGTATATCGTTAAATGCTATGGCGAGATCGTAAACATTGACGACAACTATCATGAGTTCTCTCTGTCATCTGACGATGGTACTAACTTATATGTCGATGGTATCTTGGTTAACAACGACGGGATGCACGCTATTACGACCAAATCTGCAACTAAGTTCCTGTCTGCTGGTGTTCATAGCTTCGAACTCGACTACTTGCAAGGCACTGGTTCTGAGGCACTCATCTTAAATGAAGATGGCGCACTCCTTGATCCGCGCTTCCTCTTCCACTAAGCTCTCCCAATATCACGGATGATCTTTCTTTAACGGACCGCAACTGCGGTCCGTTTCTTATTTCCCTTGTTGTAGCCCACCCGCTACAACTGACACTGCTACGCCAGCGGCCTAGGCGCTGGACGCTATGCCTGATACAAGATACCTAGATAAGGGAGAACCATATATGTTGTGGAATCACAAGGCTCATAAGAACTGGGTATGTAACGACTTCAGCGGTTTTATGTTTGAGGTTCGTGTGCAAGACTCAGAGTGGATTGCAGAAGCGATTGACCAAGAGACTGGAGAGATCTTAGAAGTATCTCAACACTCGCATCCAATCGAAGCAATGGAGTCAATTGTTCCTACGTATAATCGCATCACGGAGACACGAAATGCCATCCAAGATGCAGAGACAACAAGCACGCAAGAAGCATCAGTTGCAGAAGCGTCGATTTCGTTATAAGCGTATATTTGACAGTCATCCTTATAGTGGGCAAAGCGAAGAAGGTATGAGAAACTTTAATGCTTTGCTCACTGATCTTCGCAAGCTTAATGTTAAATATCTACAAATTCTTCTGAGTGATCTAAAGAGCGGTGGAGCTATACCACCCTGGTATGGCGATTATCACAGAATGTTAGTGATTGAGATTGAGGCGAGTATTATTGAACGGACTCTATTAAAGTAGGTATATGAAACATCCCATCTTCTATCGCATTGCCATGTACAGTATCATCCTTGTCCTCTGTGCATCAATCTTGGTGCTCGTGGATGTAATGGCGGGTGCTCCATTTAAATCGATGGACATGCGAGATGCCTATTACTACGGATGCGAGTTGGGATCTAAGCCACTCACCGATGACAAGGTCCTTAAGTGTGCTATTGCAGCCGATACATTCAAGGATACACTTGACGACATCGATGTTCAGATGGAGAAGATTAGTGAGCACTCTAAATAGATGGTCCACATATCTATCACTCATCAAGCTTATGCACCTATTAGGTGTAGACTTTGAAGACCGAATGAGCTATAAGGAATTTGACTATTATGACGCGACGATGCACAAAGCGAATGAAAGAAAAGATAAGGGATCTGACTCGTGACGCCTATCGCGATGCAGTATGTGACGTGTGGGGCATAGATCGTTCAGATAGCGATAACTACCGCGAAGTATGTATTATGATGCAAGACGTTGAAGAAGATGGCGCAAAAGATCTGTGTGCAGAAGAACGATACAATGAGATCATGGGCAAGAAGGCGCAATCTAGCGCTAAATATCTTGAGAACTTGCTGATTTCAAATACCAAGACGCTAGAAGACATCATTATTGTACATGAGAATGGCTTCATTAGACGTACAGACAAAGTCCTTGAAGCTGTTAAGTCAGAACTAACTAGACGCGCACTGTTCGGCGACCAGTATCAATCCGATACAAATTAGGGGTACGGTGAATACCATGAGCAATGAACAACCTGACGTAGCTGAGATGTGGTCAATGATAGGTACATGCCTTAAGACCGCAGTAGAAGTGTCCACATGGGTCATGTGGCGCCAGAGGTTCAATACTAATCACCCAGATCATATTCGTCAGCAAGAAATCTTAGATCCTGATCGTTATGCTGCAGCTAATTGGTTTGCAGCCAAAGCATTATACATGAACAATAAAGATGTACTGGATGCGCATTACGATGCTATCATCGCTGGTGATGTAACACTTACGCCTGGTGTAACACGAGAGGCTGAAACGTTTGAGGCATTGCGGCAGGTCGTTGAGGCTGAGATGAATCAACATATTGAAAACATGTTAATTAATGAGGAGGAAATGCCGATGAGTAAATACAATCCAGCAATTGACGATGAGGATGAAGACGAAATCTATGCTCTCGAGACCGCGGGTAAAATTGATGAAGAAATCGAAGGGGAATGGGACGGAGATGAATTCGTTCCATTAGTATCAACCGACGATGACGATTTACAAGACGGAGAATTGGAAGATTTTCCGGGTGAATTTAACGAATAATTTAGTTTCTATTAGATAACAATTATGTTATCTATTTTTATGAGGAGGACTTTTATGTCCAAGATGTCACAGAAGGAAGCGGTCTATAATGCAGTCATCTCTGTTCTGAAGGAGAACAACATTGCCTTTACTGAAGGAACCAATGTTGGAGCTCTTATGAACCGAGAACTACGCAGTCAAGTGAATGCTATCCTGTTTGAGGGATTCACTGCTCGCACCATCGAACTTGATAGTACTCGCGGCGACTCAGACCTTAAAGGATACGTATCTGGTCTCCAGTCTAACTGGTTACGCAAAGACAAACGACTGAATGGTGGGGCTAATTACTCCGCTAAAAACCCTGGTTCACGTATTGGCTCCAGCGATCCTCAGTTGAAGGCTATGCGAGCATTGCTCACTACACTCTCTACTGATACAGACCGCAAAGAAGTTGAAGTAGCTATTAACAATCGTGTTGCTCAGATCCAAGCTTCTAAAGTTAAGACTGTCAACATCGATACAAATGCGTTGCCTCCTGAACTCCGCAATCTCGTTAAGTAATGATTGAACTTGCCAGCTATGCTGGCTCACGGGCGGTAGGATAAGCCGCCCACTTTCTACCCATATCTGATCCTAAATTCTGTTAGGAGAACAATATGGACACCAACCAATTCAAAAAGCAAGAGAAGAAGAAACGGGCAGCAAATGTCAGCCGTGGCATTATGTTTACCGTTATCGGTGTGCTATTCGTTATCCCTTGGATCTATGATTCTTGGATCATGGGTCACGAGTACCACTATATTGAGTTCATCCCAATCATGTATCTCATTATGTTTGGTACAGGTATTGCTGGACTGATCGCTGGACTGCTTCTCTTATTCGTTAAAGGAAACAACGCATCTGGTTCCACAATGGAATTGGACGTAGCTCGTATCCGGTTCACGACTGAGACTCAGGCTATCATCAACAACAATAAACCACAGGGGAAGTAATGAAAGCACTGTTGGTAATCATCGCGATGCTATCGACCACAGCTCAAGCCATGGACTACGACGTGGATATGCCTAACTCAGGCGATCCTAAGTTTCAGATGGTTAGAGTTGTGATCGATGGCTGCGAGACTAAGTTCAAGATTAAGAATGAGGACTTCAATAAGTTCTCCAAGAACGATGAAGCTATGGATCAACTGATCCAGAAAGCCATACAACACTCCAAATCAGGCTGCGCTAAGAACTAATCTCTGATCCTAAGAATGTGTAATACTGGGAGGTATTATGAAAACACGTCAACAGATCCGTAAAGAGTTAGAAGCTGGAATGTCTGTGTTCTTGAGCTTGGGTAACCAAGTAACAAAGCTTGAGCCGCAAAAGCCTAAGGGTAAACGCGCTCCGCCAAAAGAGAAGTTTGTAGAAATACAAGTGGATGTATTGCCTATGGCTTTACAACTAAAACACTTCGGAGAATAAGATGGACAACGAGCTTCTTCCACTGGTACGCGAACTCTGCGATATAGCTGTTACTCGCAATGATATTAACACTCGCAGACACCGTGCCCGCTTTCGCAAGAACTATTATGCTCATGCGATTGCAGTGGTTGAAGCACACGCTGAATCTAGTTCAGAACTCAGACATTTAGAGTTACGTAACTACCAAAATAAGCATCAAGCAAAGATTGACTCTATTAAAAGTCACATGGCTTGGTTGGTTAAGAAACATCCCAAGCCTGTTAAATGGCAGACAATGGGACTTCACAAGCTAAGATCCTTGAAGTTACAAGGTGAAGGCGAATACGCTCTAGCTAAGCATGAGACCATGGAATTATCTCTCAAGACAACAGACCGGGTAAAAGAGATATTGAAAAGGGTTAATGGTAGTATTCGTTACGATAATGGATCTATAGTTAACATCAGCGTCAACGGTACTCCTCTGACTCTTAAAGAGATTGCTGACCACGCTGCTCAATACAGACTAGCTCTTGCCATTGGCAAGATGATTGAGGAGTGAGTATGTTATCTCTAAAGATCCGGACGTTTTATCTGAACCGTATCACTGATATTAGCGGAATGTCTGGAACTGGTATCATTGCTGTTGGTTCCGTGTATCCTAATGGCGAAGCACACATGCTATGGGTTTCTTTTAAGTCATCGTTTGAGTTACATAAGAGTGTAGATGCTCTTATGGATATACACGGGCACAATGGTGCGACTGTATTGGTTTGGGGCGATCCGCCTTGTGAACCAGTAGAGAAACCCAAGAAGAAGAAAAAGGATTAACATGAGGTTTTTATATGCTGTATTGTTTCTTGCTGTTGCTGGTTGCGGACGTAGTAATCCAGACAACTATAGCTGCAGTCCTGTTCTACTCGATCAGTTGGATGCAAAAGCGACAGCTTGCGCTAGGGACTCTAAAGTAATATGTTACGCTGAATGCCTACGTAATCTTAAAACTACATTCTGCAAATACGAGGAATAAGTGGACAAGAAGAAGGCAAAGAAAGCTAAAGAGAAGATCAAGCGTGGACTATATGGAGTTCGCTTGACTCTACCTTCTAATAAGCGGCATAAGACTAAGAAAGACTATAAGCGTAAAAACAAGGTGAGCCCAAATGAAGCAGCGGAAGATTGATCTTGAAGAAGATATGGATTCGTTGGAAGCATGTGAAGGCTTATTAAAGCTATTGCATGGTTGGGTTCGATCTGCTGAGAAAGAGTTGTTCCACGTTCAAGACATATTAGAAGATGATTGTCACGAAGAGTGCCGGCAGCGCAAAGATAACTGTCCATGCGAGTGGGACAACTATGAGCGGGATTACGATGATTATGACTATGATGACAACCCGTTCAATGACCGTACAGAGAGCTCAAGCGATAGCAAAACTACTGAGGATCCTGTATAGAATCAAAGTCATCTCTCCTTCCCGGTTCGATAAATTGATAGACGAACTGACAGTTATGTCTTTGAAAAACCAGTTAGGAGATAGCGATGAATCTTAAATTCGATGGCTTTCAATGGGTTGTAACATTCGCGGAGAGTGGTAAAGTAACACACCGTAAGTTCCTATCCATTGATCCTGCCTGTGATTTCTTAGTTGACAATCTTAAAGTAGATGATGGTGAAGTTGATGCAGCAGTTATTAACCTACATGTACTGAACCACAAGACAGCGCATTTCGATAATGGGCAGTTTTCCCATACAGAGGCAAAGTAATGTTGTTAGAGGCTTTAGTTGTTGGTACATGTTTGGCTGGAAGAGCTGGATGCGGATCTGCTACTAATGCCTATTACGAACAGAATGTTGAGTTAAAGCAAACAGTTAAGAACATTGAAAAGTATGGTCAGAAGATAGCGGACAACAATAAGTATATCGTATTCGCATTAACACCAGTCGCTGCTGTTGCTACTGGTAAGCCTGTAGCGATTACTCTGGCTAGACATTTAGTATTGAACATTGATATTAAGAAGCAAGCAGCTGGACTGCTGTGGAGTTGGTGATGGAGATCTACTATCTAAATGATGAGAAGACGCCGATAACGATACAGGTTAACGGTCAACCAAAGCCGCATCCTGAGATGCCGTATGGTGAAGCCAATAATGAGTTCTTTACGTTACAACCAGCTGAAGGCCGGTTGTTTTACGTTGACGCTCCTGAAGGATCTATTCCTTATGTGAAGCGCTGGACGAGTCCGCATCTGGTACTTCTGACTTATCTACCGGCTGAGTCGATAGATCAGTTCCGTCGTATCTAAAGAAGCGGGAGACTTTGGGATATCTCTTGTGCGAGGCTGCATCGTACTGAGTGTAGCCACAAGATGGACACTTCATCCAGAACACTAGTTCTGGGTGCATTTGCATGTGACTTAGGATACAGATTTTGCAGTTGTTCATAGGTCTATTATATAGCGGAGTTGGGCTGTGCGTTACCTATTCTTAATCCTCACCTTAAGTTGTTCACTCAGTTGCACCACAATAAATGCCTCTCCTACTCCAATAGAGTACAAGACAGACTACATTGATAAGACCTTTAATCCGATCATAGAATCGTTCATATATGAAGCACGATTGAGAGGGCATCCTGTAAGTCTCGACAAGATGAATATGTCCTTCGGAGATATTCGTACGAGTTGGACTGACCGAACTGTGGGTTACTGTGCGCGAAACAGGGCAGGTAGAATGGTTATTAAGATCCATTCGAAGTCTTGGAAAAAGATGGATGAGTATCAAAGGGAAGAATTAGTATTCCACGAGATGGGTCATTGTCTAATACCTCGCGAACACTGCAAAGCAGTCACGAAGGATGGTCCGGTTTCAATTATGTTCCCGCATATATTGGAATCAACATACTACAAGAAGAATAGAGAGGATCTAGTCGATGAGCTCTTCAACGTCAGTCCTAAGTGTATCGGCGACCGCGGTAGTGTTGATGAAATCGATGGGGAAGTTCGTATACAAGCGCATCCCGACGCCAAAAGGTAAGATGGCTTATCATCATGCTATGAAGCAGGCTATTCATTTCGTTAGCCAAGGGCTTGAGAGCATGGACATGATTAAGGCTCGTATCGAAGGCATCAGAGATGAGGCAGATACGAAATACCCGAAGCGATTCTTTAATAAGCGGGAAGATGAGCGGTCACACCACCATCTTGCTGTCGATCATGCATTAGACTTTATCAACTCACTTGAAGCTCGATTCATTACCGGTTCATCTGACGCTGCTCCGCGTGGATATAACGGTAAGGGTATTGTGTACGATGGTGACGAACTATTTTAAGGGAGCAATATGAAGATCTCTAAGGCACAGCTTGATATGGTCCTGTCTAAGATTGGATACGAGATGCTTGGCTATGGATCTAACAGTAAAGACCTTACTCTTGATCTCACTATCAGTGAAGAGGATCCAGGCACAGGTGCAATGGTTGAATGCCTCACTATCGAGGCAATCAAACCTACTACTGAGCATGATGATGGCGAGACTAGAATGAAAGTAGAGATTTACCCTGAGCACGAGAAGCAAGAGCCTCGTGCTAGTAAGATCAATTCGTTTAAGATCACGAAGAACTATTAAAGGATCTGTCCAGGTCCAACAGTGACTTGAGCTGCAGGTGATCCAGCAGTTGGAATACCAGGTAATACTGTAGCATTCGTCGTGATCTCCATCACGATGTCGGCTGCAATACCTGAGATTGCTTCAGCCATCGCCTGCCATTGAGCATCTGCGATAGGTGTGTAGTTAGCACCTTTGCCAGCTGCTGAACCGAACTGAGCTTTAAGACCGTTGTAGATGGTATCTTTCATCTTAGCTTTGAGAGCATCTGGTTGCATTGCCATTTCGTACAATCTCCTACGTAAGGTTTATTATACTATGGGAAGACTAAAGACAGGTCATTTAAACCTAGACGATAGAGCCATTAATGCTTGGATGGCGCTGTACAAATTACTATGGAAATTTGGAGTGGCGCCTCAATACTATGAAACCTCAGTAGGACTTCGTATGTTAACACGACTCCAGAATAGGAAAGATAATGAAGGTTGAACTATATGCTGACGGATCCGGGAATACATTCGACTCTGATGGTGGCTATGGATGGAGATGCGTCATCGACGGATCCTTGCATTCAGAGGGGAATGGATACCTCACGAAAGCTACTAACAATGTTGCAGAAATTACAGCTGCGATCGTCGGTCTTGAACACGTCTTCAAGATACTCAACACACAAGATGTACTCGCACAGGGTCCTCATGAAGTTGTGCTCGTCTCTGACTCACAGCTTGTACTCGGATATGCAAGCGGAGCATACCAATGCAAAGCGCTCCACCTTGCGCCACTCTATATCAAACTTAGAAGCATATACGGAACTACTAAAGCGACTACACGTTGGGTGAAGGGGCATTCCGGTGATGAGCATAATGAAGGCTGTGATCGATTGGCTAAAGCAGCTCGCCTTGGAAAAGGAACCACTGGCCTCGTTGAACCAAAACTTCCTTGCAGCCCGTAGAAAAACTCTCAATGAGATGCAATCACTTGATAAATTATCTCATGTGCTATTTCGTCTGAAGGTAATAGATATAGGACAAGATATTCTGCCGTGGGATTGGCCAGACAATAAAGAATTTAACTTTGCGATGTATGCTGCGAGAGTGAGACATGCTGAGGAACGCAAGAGGTCTTTACAAATTGCTAGTGAAGCTGAAGTTAAAGAGTCCGGATCCGAGCATGGTGCACGGGACATGGATATACTATCTAACAAGAAGAATGGCTAAGCGAGACGCAGTAGAGGAGTTAAAGAAACGTGAGCAAGAAATCAAAGATCGAAAAGCCTCTAAGAGAAAGTGACCACGTATCTAAGCGTGGTGTTCCATACTGGTTTGCTCCTGACTGGATCAGAGCTACTAGTTCTTCTGCTACATCGTTTGGCAAGATCGCTGCCATAAAAGAGAAGGATGGATCTGTCAACCTATACATGAAGAACAAAGACGGTGGCATGACCTATATCCAAGGTTCTATTCAAGCAGAGTTTCGTCAGTGGCACGAGGATCGCTCAATTGACTACATCTTATTAGGGATGGACATCGATGACATCATCGCCGATCAAGAATAAACCTCGCCGTCGAGTAGAGAACAAGATTTATGATATCAAAGCTGTTCGCCTGCTCACCAGCTTCCTTGGTAAAGCTACACGCATACCATCTTGTTACAGATCACATTATGACCCTGGTGTAACATCTGGACCATTCATTCAGCAAGTGTTTGGTTGGGGACTCAAAGAGTCTAAGGATTATGTTGAGATGAAGTACGACTACTACAATCAACAACAAGAAACTCCCCAAGATAGAGATGACGTCAGGCAATTCATCCATAAGGTTAAGCGCACTAGACAGGTCATGTCTATGTTGCGAAAGCTCAAACTACAGTCTCCAAACGAATCGCTTACCGCAGCGAAAGAATTCGTCGAGCGCATTGCACCGGCCCACTGACACTGCTACGCCGGGCCGCTCGCGTCCCGACGCTATAAACCCCTGTAATAAGGGAGTCCCAATGATGATACCATACCTAGTCGGGTTCGTTATCTACATCCTATCCGTGGTTGTATCGTATTCGAATGGTCTTAAGCAAACACATTGGTTCTTCCCAATAGGTTTGATTCTTGCGGTCATTGTAAATTTCTTATGGCTATATATCGCGAAGGAATCTCCGCTTAAGGATCAGCTATACGTGCGTGCTTTGATTTGGGACTCCATGATTGTGGGAGCATACGTGCTCGTGCCACTAGTCCTATACGGAGTCCGGCCAACGGGTTACACGTTAGCCGGATGTGTCTTCATTGTATTGGGTCTTATCTTAACGAAGCTGGGTTGATATGAGAGACGGCAAAAAGATGTGGACCAATAATTCAGATCTATATGAACTACTCCAACTCCTAGAAAAACTAGGAATATCAAGGAGTAATCACAATTATGAATTTAGATACTGGTCAACGTATTGGGAAAGAGTCCCGAACGCATCGAACCGGCTTGCAGAGCGGAGTAAGAATTCCCCACAGAAAAACGTGGGGAACGCCGTTGACTAGTATCACTTGATTGGGCACACGCCACCTTCGCACTCTAAACTATCCATAAACTCGAACTCTTCTTCAATACCATGAATAGGTGTAGTGTTAGCACGTAGAGTATTGTACTGATCTTCAGTGATCTCTTCGTACGGAGCTTGTGTGAACCCATGGTCGTTATGTAGTAAGAAGCTAACAGTCTTATGGGAGTTATTGTAGTTAGCAAGCAACCAAGCTTTGATGTCTTCAAGCTCTTCCTTGCGGTAGTAGACAGTACAAGAGACAGAGTTGTCAGACCATTCAGTTTGAAGCTTCTTAACCCATTTGAGCTGATCGATAGCTGTAGTATCGTTCGCCAATACTGTTCCTTTAGGATACGAGCATGGGAACTCCACTACCATGGTGTTCTTATCGTCTGTTCCATCGAAGTTCTTCTGGTACTCTACTTTGTACCCATTGGTGCGACAGACGGCGATTAGCGGAGAGTCTGATGCCATGCGGATACGACGGATGAAGTGTTGGTAGATAGCTGGGTGAACGCCTGACGTAACCCCAGCGAGTGTGCTAAGTGTTCCACTAGGCTTAACAGTAGTAAGCTTAATAGATTTCGGCCAACCCTTCTCAGCAGAGTAGCGAGCGTCATATTGACGTAAATGCTTATAGCAGTCAGACAGCCACGAGCGTTGTTCATCAGATGCTTGAAGGATACCAGTCATGCCTATGCCCATACGCATGTTGCGGTGAACGACTTCTTCTGTCTCTGGGTGATGGCACGACAGAGCTAACGAATGCTTGTTGATCCTGTATAGAATTGTAGCAACGTCCATAAGCTCTTCTTTAGAAGCGATGTTAGGCAAGAAGATCTCAGCGAGACAGCAGGTCTCTTTGTCTTCTAACGATTGCTCTGCGCAAGGATTAAAGCCGATGATCTTTTGATCTGGGTACATGTCGCCATCTGCTAAGCGACCGACTTCACGGGCGAGCTTAAGATTGATGAGTCCGTAAGGTTCACCGTTACCGATGTAACCTTGCCAGAATGCTTCAGGGAGAAGTGCCATGTCATTGCATACAACCGAGTTATTAGACATCGCGCGCCAGTTAGGGATATTGCCTAAGTCCCAACGCTTAGCATTGAGGAACTGAAGGTCATCCATATCACCGATAGCGATCTGAGCTGAGCGACGTACGTTACCAGATACAACGATGTATCCGATGATGTTCATGATGTCTAGGCAATCGATAGGACGAACCTGTTTGCCACGACGAGAGTCAAGCACCTTGCAGATCTGCTCAATACCCCAGCAGAGCTCTTCTGGTCCTGATGCAGTACCACCGAAGCTCTTGATTGGAGCACCTTTGCCACGGACGAGAACAGTAGAGTACGAGAAAGACTTACCTTCTACGAGATAAGCGGAGAGCGTGTGTTCAAGAAGCTTAACCCATCCTTCACGAGAATCAGGAATAATGAAGTCAGCATCGTTAGTATCTTTGCGTGTGACCTTGATCTCGCGATCCATTACAGGTGGGATCTTATATACGTACTCGCGTTGGATGTTGTATCCTACGCCAGATCCAAGCATGAGCATATCAAATGCCCAAGTGAAAGGACGAATTGGATGATCTACGAGAGTGACTGCGCAGTTCTGAAGCGATGCGAGTCCAAACTTCTCTACTGTCTTTGTTCCAAGTTGCCAGAGGAAACGTCCCGCGACAATTCCTTTTAGTCCGAGCATATAGTCTCGAGCTCGCGCACGCTCAGCTGCAGTGAATCCAACATTGAGTTGTGTGTCTGCTGCGTTAAGGACTCGTTCAACCGTGTCTGTGAATTCTTCCGTAGTGTCGTTCATCTTGCGAGAGTAAGTTCTCTTGTACGTAACATAGCCAATCTCGCCCCATGGAGTCTTCACATTCATGTTGTATTTCCTTTTAACTTTTTATTTGAATTGCGGTCGTTCGCGGTATGATAATCTTACCAGAAATGAGGAGCCAAATAATGCAGAGTGATGACAAAATTATCGAAGAATTATCGAATGTTTCTTCTTCAGAAAAGCTAGTCGAATTATTATCTTGTACGCCTGGAGCTCAGGAGTTAATTGTGTATTGTGCGAGAGTTTCTGCGCCACAAAATCAACTTAAGTTCGACACTTCAATTAGGTTGATAAATTATCTGTTAAAGCATAAACATTGGAGTCCATTTGAGATGGGAACTCTCACCATTCAAGTGAAAACCTCAAGAGGAATTAGTCCTCAACTATTGAGACATCGTTCTTTTACATTTCAAGAGTTTAGCCAGCGATATGCGGCGGTAGACGCAGGCGGACTTCAGCTATATGCTGCAAGAAGACAAGACGTAAAGAACCGCCAGAATTCAATAGACGATCTGTCAGAATTAGTAAAGCAAGAGTGGCTCGATCGCCAAGACCAGAATTGGAAGAGTTCATTTGAACATTATACTTGGGCGCTTGACAATGGGATTGCTAAGGAATGTGCTAGATTTGTATTGCCTCTCGGTTGCTCAACTACACTCTATATGAGTGGATCTATTAGATCGTGGATGACTTATTTTATGACAAGACTTGATAAGTCAACTCAACTAGAACATAGAGAAATTGCAGCAGCAGCGTTTGAAGTTTTTGAAAAAGAGTTGCCTGATATAGCTCAATCTTTAAGAGAAAACTACACTGAACTTTTTAGTTAAGGTTCGTATGTGGTATCATTAAACCATGAACAATCCGCATCTAAAAGAAGAAGTATTAAATAAGCAATTTGGCCGACTATATGTTGAATCTACTTTTGTAGGCGAGAGAGGTCGACTTTATACTAACTGCATTTGCTCTTGTGGAAATAAGGTTAAGGTGAATGCCAGCAATTTAAAACGCGGAAGCAAGAAGAGCTGTGGCTGTCTGAAGAAAGAACATCTAAAAAGCTTTATTGGCAACCTAGCAAGAGGTAAACAACCAGCTCATACAAAGCCCGTTGGTGAAGCTGCCATGAATTATGTCTATAAGAACTATAAAGGTTCAGCAAAGTTAAGAGATTTAGTCTTTGAGATTTCTAAAGAGGATTTTAGTCTTCTAACTAAAATGGATTGTCATTATTGCGACATGAAGCCGTCGACTTTAATGAACGATTCTAGACTGAATGGTGCTTATGTCTATAATGGTCTTGATAGAAAAGACTCTTCGCTTGGATACATTAAACAAAACGTAGTTACATGTTGTGAAAGCTGCAACAGACTTAAGTCTGATTTAGTTTCTTACTCAGAATTCTTAGAAATCATCAAAGTCCTCAAGTTACTAAGAGGACCTTTGATTTGGTAATCAGCACATCTCTCCGTCGCCCATGTCGCCTTTCTTGGCTTCGCCGGCTTTAGCTTTCGCTTCCATACCAGCTTTACCGTATTTCTTCTCGCCTACAGAGTAAGCAATAGCGCCGGCTGATTCTTTCGACTTGCCTTCATGCTCGAGTTTGCTTTCGAGCTCTTTGAATGCAGATTTCTTGAAAGACCATTGGCCGTCTTTAGACATAGCCATAGCTTCCATTCCGCATCCTTCGCCCATCATCATTGCTTCATCTTTAGCCATTTTGCCGAACTCAGCGTCCATAGCTTCTTTTTCAGTCTCTTTGTCGCTCTTACCAAGCATCTTGTCAGCAATTTTGGCAGCAGGAATTTTGTAGGTACCTGAGTCGATCTTGCCTTGAAGTTCTTTGATCTTTACTTCTTTGGGTGCAAGCTTAGGGTTAGCTGCATCTTTCTCTAATTCTTCTTCAGACTTGATCATATGACCTTTGGCTTCATAGTGAGCCTTAGCTGCATCATGAGTGTCGAACTCTTCTGGGTGCATAGCTACTTGGCCTGCCTTCCAGTTATAAGCTTTAAACTTGCCATTGGAGTGCTTACCGATGCTAACGGCTTGTGGCTTAGGTGCTGCAGGAGCAGATTCAGCCTTGATGATTACCTTACCGTAGGGTTTCTGTGGGTCAGCAGGTTTCTGCGACTTCGGAGTATTATCCTTGATTGTAATCTTTCCGTATCCGGTGTCTGGCTTCACGACATCAGCTTTAGACAGCTCTTCTTTAGCTTCTTGGAGTTTCTTTATGAGTGCGTCGATTTTATCCATTATGACCTCGTTCTCACTCTATTATATCTTTATGTTCGGTTAGATAATTTGCCGCAGAAATGCAAAACTCTGGATTATCTTTAAAGTAACCAAGTCCTCTATTGCATCTATTACACAATAAGGCCCTTACTTTGCCCGTTCTATGACTATGATCCACAGAGAGCATTAAAGTTTCTTTGCTTTTTGAATTAACTTTTGTCTCATATTGTTTGCAAATTGCACACTTACCGTCTTGATTTTTCAGCATTAACTTATATTGCTCGAGAGTAATTCCATAAACTGACTTAAGATCCCTATCCTTTTGTATTGCCTTAGATACAGACCTTTGATATGCTTTTCTTTCTTCTGATTTAACCACGTAGTGGCCTTTAACTTTACGAGAATTGCATTCTTTACAATAAGAGTATAGACCATCTTTATTGGTTTTGCATTTTGGAAAATCACCGACAGATTTTGACTCATTACATCTACGACATTGTTTTACCATATTAGCTATTTTACTATGTCAACTCTATTAGTTATGAATTATGGCCAAGTACAATTCTTTTACTGGAAAGGTGGTTCTAATGGAAGACGATACTCTTAAGCTCCCAGAAATCTGGGTTACCAAATTCGACGAGGAACACGCGCAAAAGTTCAGAGCATCAGTTATAGCTATCGCTGCAACTGACCCCAGCCGACCTATTACTATTCACATCGACTCTTATGGTGGCTATGTAGACGCCTTGGCCAAGATGATTGAGACCATTGATGAAGTCCCGAACCCCATTGTTACTGTCTGTATGGGTAAGGCAATGAGCTGCGGAGCTGTCCTATTGTCACACGGGGACGTCCGTTTCTTGGGCCGACACTCACGTGTCATGGTCCACGAAGTCTCATCTGGGACCGGCGGGAACGTACACGACATGAAGGCAGACGTTAATGAGACTACTCGCTTAAACGAGTATTTCATGGGTCTGTTGGCACGCAACTGCGGCTTCAAGAACTATGATGAATTCCGCTCAGTTATCAAGCAACAAGACGGAACTGATCGTTACTTAGTCGGCCAAGAAGCTGTTAAGTTCGGCATCGTAGACACTATCGGTACACCTAAGGTCTTTGGTAAAGTTCAATACGAAGTTACTAAACAACCCATTAAGGCTCCGTTTGCTTCACGTCAGAAGCAGTCAATTACGACAGGTAAAAAGACTGCTGGAAAACGCAAATCGTCTCCTAAAAAGAAAACCGATACTAAGAAACGTTAATGGGAGGTCCTATGTCGGATCAAAACGAGCAAAAAGCAACAAACGAAGTAGATCAAAAGGTCGCAATCTCCCCTGAAGATTGCAATGCCGCTCTTGATTTTTGGAGACACTTTAATATCCCAATTCCTGCTAACTTACAGGCTGCCATGGATGTATTCGCTAAGGATCCAACTTGGCAGAACCAAGAAGTAGTGAAGTTGGAGATCTGCAAAGCTATCTCTGAGACTGATCATCAGGCCTTCAAGGATGAGATGTTCAATAAGATTGTTGAAGAGACTGCAGCTGTATCATTCGACTTACAATTCGACCAAGACTTGGAGAAGACGCTCGACGTTAATAACAAGTAAGAGTGCCCGTTAGTTAGACACCGTCATCTGGGTCCTAGTGGCCCGGGTGATATAATGTTCTTAACGAGGAGTCTTCTTGAGTAAAAAATTGAAGCGTCGAATTCAGCAGCTCTGTGGCCTTGATAAACTAAGTCGCGAGGAAAAAGTACTCCGCGCTAACGAGATTCTCAACTCTGTTGAACTTAAACAGGCTATTTGCCATGAGATACTTGGAACTAAGTTCAAAGATATCGAAAAGGCTATGCTCGATGCTCTCAAAGAAAGACAGCTTACCCCTGAGCAAGAAGAAGAGTTTGAACTCCGCGAGTCTCATCCTGAGAAGTATGAAGAACCTGAGTTTGATCCTGAGTTAGAGTTTAAGATCAATAAGAAAGCCGCCGACAAGCCTAAGAACGGCCCAAGCGCTTATGGAACTTATACTCGTGAGCAGGTTGCAGAGCTTCTTGCTGCTTCTAATGCTCCGTATGAACAGCCTCCAATGATGACGATGCCTAAGAACTATCCGACCTATTCACGCGAACAGGTAGAAGAATTAATGCGTGAGCATTACGCGTATGAGATCGAAGAGAAGAAACGGAAAGAAGAGCGTGACAAATGGGATTCTCAGAAGACGACAGGATTAGGGCCAAAAACCGGACATCGAACGAAGCCTACGAACTCTTCGAAGGATTAAAGTCGATGAACTATGATTCGGCATATATCAAACGATATGCCGAATTTGCTAGGCACGAGACTAAATGTAGTTTCCGAAATGAGATACTTACACGAGTAATAAGACTTGCGGAAGGTGTTTCGAATGAAAAGCCTAAAGGTTCTAATACCTAGTATAGCTATAATCGCTGGCTGTTCGGCCAGTGAGGCAAATACCACGCCTCCGGCTAAAGAAGTGGTTACTCAGGCTAGCAAGCTACATCATCTTATTAAGATCGCAGTTATCGACACAGGTATCGCCGATTCTTTACGCTATTCCCCAATGATCTGCGAGACCGGAAGCAAGGACTTCACTGATACTGGTCTGACAGATCATCATGGCCATGGCACTCATATCGCTGGTCTCATCGATCAATATGCCAAGAACAAATTCCTAGGTTATGGCGTCTATCCTAAGACAATTGCAAACATGAAAGCTAATTTCTGCATCGTGGTTCTGAAGTATTATGACCCCACTAAACCTTACAATAATAACCTCGAATCAATGAAAAAGGCTATTAGGGCTGCTATAGACGAGAAGGTAGACTTTATCAACATCTCTGGTGGCGGTACTGACTCAAGTTCAGAAGAGAAAGCTCTTGTTGAGGAAGCCTTGAACAAGGGTATCACTCTGGTATTTGCTGCAGGCAATGAGAAGTCTGACATCGATCAGGCTGGCAAGCATTACTATCCTGCTTACTACGACAAGCGCATCGTTGTTGTCGGCAATAAGGAAGAGAGTGGCAAGAGAGCACCAACTTCTAACTATGGTTCGACTGTAAAAGTGTGGGAGTTTGGTACAAACGCACGCTCGTATTCATCTGCTGAAGGTCAAGCATTCATGACTGGAACATCGCAAGCAACAGCGATTAAGACTGGCAAAATGGTGCGAGAACTACTCGGTAACCAATAGTGTCTAATCCTTATCCAGGGTATCATTAGAAGATGAACCTGGAGTTAATTATGATCGTCAGACAGATCCTTAAAAGAATGTCAATTCTTTTCTTGTCATTGTTCTTCACCCTAGTGGTTGTCGCAGCCGTAACTCCTAATAAGCCAATTGAAACAGTCACCATGACAGCTCAAAATACGATGGTGCTCGAGGGTGAGTTCACCGCGGTATCCGTCAACACTTGGTTCAATGCCATCATTGGTAAGCGCGTGATGGTTCCACAAGACCAGAATATCTACCTTATTATTAACTCTGGTGGCGGACAATACGACCAAGCAGTCGTACTCAGAAAGCTAATAGCTCAACTCCCCAATGTCGTAGTTATCTGTAAGTACTGTGGCTCTGCTGCAGGATACATCCAAGCAACCAGTCTACATCGCCTTGTCGTAGCAAACTCTAGAATGATTATGCACGAGATGTTCTGGCAACACGCAACTGCTAAACTAGTTCACAATACTCGTGCCATCGAGGGCTTACAGAGATCATCTGATGAGTTCGACGAAGCCATCTACTCTGTGATTGGTATGTCTAAGGCTGATTACGAAAAAAAGATCACCGATACCGAATGGTCTGTTGACTCTGAAGAGATGGTGAAGTTACACCTCGCTCAGAAGATCGTTAAGCTCGATTGCGACGTGTATATCTCTTACCTTGCTCCTCATACATGCTCGGGCACTGACGAATAATCTGATCGTATAATCCTCTATAAGGAGGGTCTATGATCATCGCATACATGTTTATTCTGCATTTTGTGGCAGATTTTATATTTCAATCGCGTGAGATGGGTCAAAAGAAGAGTTCAGAGTTTATCTGGCTCGCAAAGCACCTGGCTATTCAAACCGCATTCTTCTTATTTGGACTTATGATCGTTGTCAATCCGTTGATAGCACTTAAGATTGCCCTACTAAATTCCCTTATTCATGGCGTGATTGATTGGAACATCTGGCGCTTATATAAGGCAAGCGCCTACTATCGAATCAAGAAAGAAGCTGATGCCTTCACAATTTCTCAAGAAGAGAAAAATAAGTGGATGGCTGAGAGTGGTAAGAACTGGCAGTACTGGAATGATCACCTGTTTTACACCACAATCGGGTTTGATCAGCTCTTGCATGGTCTAACCATTCTTGCTATGGCTGGGCTGTTCTTATGAGAGTAGCAATATATCCAGGAAGCTTTAACCCGTGGCATAAAGGTCACGAAGAAATACTAAATAAGTCATTGCTCTTGTTCGATAAGGTTATTATTGGCATTGGTAATAACCCAGAAAAGAACTTCAATAACCCTCACAATAACAATCCAATCTTTAGGATTCCAGAACACGTTAGATATAACGATCAGTATGTTGATGTGCAAACTTATGACGGACTACTTCCTGACTTTGCAAAACATGTTGACGCAGTAGCAATCATTCGTGGCCTACGTGACGGCAAAGATCTAGATGCAGAGAAGACTCAGCAGTACTGGTGTGAGGACCTTGGACTTACGATTCCGATCGTATATTTCATCTGTGATCGCACTTTGGTTCATATTTCTAGCTCTGCAATCAGAGCAGTGGAGAAGTTTAAATGATTATTTATTTTTACTAACGTAATCTGCAGCTGCCAACAGTATATGTTGTTCATCGTTTGCAAGACCAAGCATTCTATTATGTTTTTGACACAATAGGCCTCTAATTTTACCTGTTTTATGACAGTGATCGACTGCTAAATATCTCAACTTCCCTCTATGATCTTTAGAAGTTTCTGGCTGTTTACATATAGCACAAGTGTGATTCTGACTTGCAGACATTTTCCTATATTGTTCTAATGTTATGCCAAAACTAGTTCGCAACTTATAGTCTTTAACTTTATCTGGATTATTGTCATAATATTCTTTGCATTTCTTGTTGGTTTTTTCTTTATTGCGTCTACACCACTCTCTTGCAGTTTTGTTGACACTTTCTCTATTTTGTACTTGATATTCAGCTTGTCGCCTTTTACAACATAATTTGCACCATGGTTGTAGTTTATCTTTGCTCTTTTGATTTTTAGCAAAGTTAATTAATGGTTGAGGATTTACTTGTGTACAACTAGAATTGGAACAATTTTTCATATTCTGATTATATCATATAACTGGATAAATTTGATCTTATGGTGGTGAAATACATGAAAACTTTGCCGGTTTTGTATAAAAAAGCTAGTTCTGGTAAGACTCAAATGTGGTCAATTGGTGTTGATGGCAATAACATTATTGTTAACTTTGGGCAACAAGACGGTAAGATTCAACGCACTGAAGAAGTAATCAAAGAGGGCAAGAATGCCGGTCGTGCGAACGCTACTACTCCTGAACAACAAGCATTAGCCGAAGCCACTGCAAAGTGGGAAGGCAAGATCAAGAAGGGATACGTTGAAGACGTTTCCCGTGCTGAAGCTGGCGAAAAAGACATCGACGGTGGATATGACTGCATGCTTGCTCACAAGTTCGCAGACCACGGCCATAAGATCAAGTATCCAGCGTACACTCAACCTAAGTTGAACGGTCACCGTTGTCTTGCTACCATTAAAGACGGTGTTGCTAAGCTCTGGTCTCGTACTCGCAAGCCCATCACAAGCTGTCCTCATATCGTAGAGGAGCTTCAAAAGATCTTCACTACTGGATACCACGAGATCGACGGAGAGCTTTACAATCACGCCTACAAAGATAACTTCGAAGAGCTTGCTTCATTGATTCGTCAAGAAGTGCCTGCGAAGAACTGTACTGAGGTTCAATACCACGTGTACGACAAGCCATCTAAGGATGGTTTTGCTACTAGATTTGAAAACCTTCGCACTAGCGTTCATTGCTACGAGATGGTCAACGGTATGTGCAACTACATATTCGTTACTGAGACTGTATCTGTTAAGACTGAAGACGACATGATGAATGCGTTTGAGTCTTTCTTGAAGCGTGGATATGAAGGCGGAATGGCTCGCAATATCGAGGGCGAGTACCAAGGTAAGCGTAGCTATGGACTACAGAAGATTAAAGAGTTTCAAGACGCAGACTTCCAAATCGTCGGTATTAAAGAGGGTCGTGGCGGCTATGCTGGCTGCGCCATCTTCGTATGTCATTCGCCTACTGCACCCAAAGGTGAGGACACGTTTGATGTTAAGATGCGCGGTCCTAAAGAACGCCTAATGGACTTCTTCAACGACCATTCATTGTGGCAGGGTAAAACCCTTGTTGTTAAGTACCAGTATATCTCTAAGTACGGTATCCCAATCTTCCCCGTCGGCGAGCGGTTTAAGGATGAGTTATGATGTTTGCAACCTACTTCCTGTATCTTTACCTTGAACCAACTCTATTGGTACTCTTTGTATTGGTGAACTAATGATCTCAATCGCAGAGTTAGAGAAGCTTAAAGCAATCGCTGCTGCGTCCACTAAAGTTAATGAGTGGTATGCCAATGGCGGTACAGTACGTGGACCATTCAATAGATGGTTCAATGTTACAGATGTGCCAGAACAGTATAAGCAACATGTTGCATGGTGCGGCGATGACGCTCAGTTTGCTGCAGCTGCAATGAACAACATGGTAAAGCTTATCGAGTGCATTGAGGACCTACGCAAGCAGAGAGACGAGCTAGAGCTGCAGCTAGGTATCGAGAATATGGTTATTGACGGCAAAGAGCCTGGGGAGATCTAATGGAGTTCTTATTCTTACCGATGGACAATGAGACAGGTGGATTGAGCAAGGGTGTTTCCCTGCTCTCTACCTATCTTGAAGTAGTGAACACTAAGCTGGAAGTAGTAGACTGTCTGTCTATGTTCGTCAAGCCTAACGATGGAGTCTACCACGTTGAAGCTGGTGGTCTTGAGATCAACAAGATCAATCTTGTGAACCACGACAAAGTCTCTATCACTTACTCTGAGGCAGGACAGAAGTTGTTCCGGTTCTTACAGAAGAACTCTAATGACGGCAAGATCCAGTTAATTCCTGTCGGTAAGCAGGTCCATCGCGATGTAGCCTGGTTGCAGGAGCATTTGCTGGGCAAGAAAACGATGGATAAGTTCGTGTCTTATCGCACAGTTGATATCACTGGCATTGCATTCAGTCTTCTGATTAAGGGTAAGCTTCCGCCAGACCTTGGTCTGTCTTTAGGCTCATTGGTAGAATACTTCAAGATCGTAATACCTGGTGAAGTACACGAGGCGAAGTACGACACGCAAGCCACTATGGCTGTGTGGATGAAGCTGATGGAGATGATGTGAGCGTACACGGGAAAGTATCTAGAGAGATTCAGTGCTTACAGAGGTTGCAGGAAACGACTCAGCAGCTAGATGAAATCATTTACTTTCTGAAACAAGAACTTCTCATCGATGATGGTGTTATTCGTACAGTAAAGCAGCAGCCAGACCATGCTAAAGAGGTGCAGAAGCTACTCTCTGGTCTCAAAGCTGCAGGTAAACTTCAGCTCTGTCAATACGAGTGGACAGTGCTTCCTGTAGAGAACATTAGAGTCTTTATTATTACTGATAGGAATCAAAAAGAATTTACGTTTGGAGGCTGATATGCTGAGACTTTTATTTCTTGCTTTTGTTATTTACATTTGCCTAGTGGGCTTTTCATTTAATACGCTCGGAATCCACGTACACTTGAACGGGTTCATTGGGAGTTTAAAATGAGCTTAGGTCAAAAAGAAGCGGTTATTGCTGAGATTTTACTTCAGGTGCCGCAGTTTAATAAGTATGTTGATAACGCTCTTATTGCTCTTAGTTCTGCTCAACTTGAGACGGTGAAAGCTAACGTGATGAATGGTATCATCAATGGTCTCATCGACTACTCTAAAGATAGAAACAACCACGGCGAAGTCCGTAGCTATGCACGAAGCATGGTGATGAACCACATTAAGAAAGCCAAGGAATTAAACGGTGGAAACAGCTTTACTAGTACTCCTGTTAGCATCAGCGATCCAGTTCCTCGCACGATCCGAGTCAAAGCGAAAATCGTGCCCAAAGGTGTGAACCCTGACCTATTGCCACAAGAGTTAGCTGACTACGCTAGGACTCTAGTGTGACAGGATCAGAGTATCTTAAGTCTATTCGAATGCAAGCCGTGGATGAGAAGCTAGAAGAGATAAAGGCACATATAATGAACCTGCGTCTATTCCTTCACAAGCTAAATGCTGTCAACTTAGGTGACTCAGTTTTTAGTTCGCACAGTTTCATAATGAAACATTCCCCTTTGGGGAAACCACCAACACGTGTATAATATGTCTTCGCGGGGTGACTGGAAGAAGTGCCAGCTTGGCCTCATAAGCCAAAATGATGTGAGTGCAAGTCTCACCCCCGCAACCATCTTTCTATGAAACCTATTCATCCTGCAGAATATCTTAAGAAAGAAAATGCCACTAGCGCTATGATGCCTCTACTCCGCCAACTCAAAGTTATTAAAGGCGATCGCTACCTAACAATGGATAATGTCAGACTTTTCATTTACAGACAAAAGTATAAGTAATCTGAATATATAAACATTCAGAGGTGCTAATGGGATTTTTAACTGTTGCTGTTCTGGTCTGTACTATGACCCAGCATGGAAACAAACAAGTTCTTTCATGCACTGATCACGGTACATCTAATCTTCGTACCGAGCAGATCGTATCTAAGAAAGATATTAAATACACTAAGTGTTCTAATGTTACCTGCGATCTAACTGAGTGGGATGGATGCAAGTACACTCTTAATGACAAGACTGTAGTTTACTCCAGCGAAACATGCGAATAGAGGAGACTAGACATGAAGCAGTTTTTAGTAAGACTTAATTCATTACTTTTAATTATGTTCTTTATTGGTGGCCTATTCCTGTTTTTAACAGATGGATACAAAGCTGTTACTATAGATGATACGCATTACGTTACTGGCGACTTTGGTAAAGATATGATTGAACAGTTCGCAAAATACTCTGACTGGGAATGTCGCTACTATCCTGACAAAGGTGAACCTCAGTACAACATTGAGAAAAATTGCATAGATTCAGCCTATAAAGGAGCGATGAGATCGAAAGCTGATGCAGAGGTTGGCGTAATCTGCTCCATCTTGTATCACACTCTCGGTGTGAGCGGAACAACTATGGCTCTAGGCACTGCTGTCGGCATGGCAGTAGTTGGATTCATCCTGATGTGGATCACTGAGTACGAAAGAGAGATCGACTAATGTTTAATAATGAAGTTACTTACCACGATAAGTGGAAGACACCTGAGAACGAGAAGGCTCTTGCAGAGCTAGAGCGTAAGTACTTCAGTAAATCTGAGTGCTCACCTGATTGTCCACTAGCTTGGGCACCAGAAGTACTTGAGATGATGGATCTGCTCCAGAAGGAATTAGGCTTCAAGCGCAATGAATCTACTATGCGCGGTTACTATATCCGAAGCGGAGCCGGAGCTTGGTTTATCGTTGAACCCTGGAAGAACATGTTCCACGCTATTAAGACTCAATTGGGTTTTGGTAAGCACGGCAAGTACCGAGAGAAAAACCCCATTAAGGCGATTGGCAAAGTTATCAGTAGCTTCTTCCATAGCTATTTCTATGGCGCAAAAGCTCTTAAGATTAAGTATGTTAACCCTATACTCAATAAGATTGATAAGCCCAAGATCACTCTTGGTCAGCTGAAAGAGAAGTACGGAACGCTTCACTGCTACTTTCATACTCCTGATGCATACGAGGAATATGTAGAGAAGCAGGTTCGCATCTGTGAGATCAAGATTGCTATGAAAGGTGCTTACACACCCCTTGAGTCATTCTGGGATGCAGGTGTCTCTTATAACATTGAGAATGAATACAATCCCGACTCTGTTTCAGTTACGTATGGTGAGTATAACGGTAAGAGAACAGTAACTCTAAAGAAAACGACTTACCGCAAGGTCATGAAAGAGATGGGGATTGATCTACAAGCTCTGCAACAAAAGATCTTCGAAGATACAGTTCTAAAGAATAAGGATCAAGATGAAAATGGCAAATCGGGTAGTTGATTACAAGCGTAGATATGGCGACAAGTGGGAAGGACATCGTCCTAATAAAGCTAATTGGATGTCTAATGACTATAGTGTGTCACCTAACTCGTTAATGTTTCATTCTGATCATGCTTATGTAGGATATGTTGATGGAACTTCTGGTAGCTATGGCATCAATAAGAAAACATGGTTAATATCTTCGCAAGGGATTAACTTTGATGGTAACCATGTAGGTAAGAATGAAGAAGCATGAGCAGTTTACTTGGGCTACTCAATAAGTTTAAGAAGGCTCTAGCTGAGGGCAAGAGAGTGTTCCGCTGGGGTGACCCAGGATATGGATTAGAGTATAACACATTAAAGGAAACACATAAGGTATCGAGAAGATTATGGAATGCAGACATCGCGAGAAACCCTCGAGTTGTTGGTTCCGGTCCTAACGATGAGTTTCTTCGTAAAGATGTAATGAAAAAGAAGAACAGAGCCCACGGCAAGAGTGGTTATGTTCACTACAAACAAGAAAAAGTGAATGGCAGAGGGAGCTCATAATGATTGACGAAGGCAAGTTCGTACTGAAGAAGAAAACATCCTTTAACGACATGAACGCTGGTCTAGAGAACGAGCTCCCTGAGTCGGATCTCTGCTTCCAGGATGGTCAGTTCATCTATCAGTATAAGTTTGAGAAGCCTGAAGACGAGCGCCAGTACGAGATCAAGCCTGGCACTTTCGTCTTCACTAAGACGATGGCTGGTCTTGGACTTCGTCCAATCGAGTTTAAGAAGCGTAACCTCCTTGAGACGGTTACGAACACCACTAAGATCATGGCTGAAGCCAACAAGTTCTTCTCGCGTCTCCACGTGTACGAGAAGCTTGGTCGCCTTAAGAAGCGTGGCGTATTGCTCTACTCTGCCCCAGGTATGGGTAAGAGCTCTGCTATCGAGAAGTTCTGTTCTGACCTCATCGCTGAAGATCCAGGTACAGTAGTTATCATGTGGCCGACCTCAGAGATCGAGGCTGATGATATCGCCAAGCTCCTGTCTACTAACAGCAAGTACACTGCGGATTGCACCCGCATGATCCTCGTCATCGAGGACATCGGTGGAGGCGACAGCGAGCGTCATCGCTCTAACTCGGGTGTTGACTCGGGAATGTTGAACCTCCTTGATGGCGTTGGGGTTGTATTCAGCCTCCCTACGTTCATTGTAGCTACTACTAACCATCCACAGAGCCTGTTGGCATCTCTCGCAGATCGCCCAGGTCGCTTTGACCTCATGTTGAAGCTCGCTCCTCCGAGTCATGACGAGAAGATCAGCCTGATGACATTCATCAGCAAGCGTGATCTCACTGAAGACGAGAAGGAATGCCTTGGCACAAAGGGAACTGAAGAGTTCTCGGTTGCCCACTTGGAAGAGATCGCTGTCCGTGCAGAGCTCGATGACAAGACCTATATGCAGGTTGTGAAAGAGATCGTCGAACACTCTAAGCTCTTCAAGCGTGACTTCGAAGAGAAAGCAAAAGGCCGCTTGGGTCTTGGCTTCGGCGGAGACGATGACTAGAAATTTCTGGCACTACGGTCCTAACAATGACTTCTGGGCGGAGCATAACCCTCCGCAGGGAAGTACTTGGATGTATACGTTTGATGACCATGAAATTATTAGAGAGACTCGAAACCTTCTATATCTGCTACACCTTTTAAAGGTTGTTGAGTGCGACTATGTATATGAAGGTCTGGATGGAATAAGGATATGTGGCAACCGATAGAAGGCTTTGACGGTAACCTTTATTATCGTTACTTCCATCATTTAGGCGACCTCGATCCGTCAGATAAAGTCTTAGAGGATGTATTTAAGCGACATCTTCTTTTAGAGATGCTTGATTACCTTAAAGTCCTGACCTATGTTAAAGACTACGACGGTTGTTACGAGATCATTCTCAAGGCGAGACTATGAAGTGGTCAGACTACTACAAGATAGTTCAGATAGATATTCCACAAGAAGAGTGGAATGATGATATATTCAGTGATGACTATGCTTGGTGGAAGTTTGAGCTACATGATCCAGATGGAAGAGTAGTCGGCACATACAGAGACTATAAATACGCTAAGAAACAAGCAAAGTATAAATTCAAGACAATTATGGCAAAAGTTGAAAGACTTTTATTAGCCTAAAATACAGGGATGAAGCGCGTCCACCCGCTTCCTGTACTAAATTTACGGTGGAATGGCCTACACGAGTAGCATGCTGTAGAGTAGGACCAAACCATATAGGCATGTCGGGAAACCACCGGTAAACTAGCTGGAGCAGTCTGAACGGCTGGGGAATTATGGCGTACTTGTTAAAAGATGAATGGGTTGACTGGTGCGGGGGCGATGACATCAAACCCGCTATTCCTTAACCCTCTAAAGATGATTCGTATAATGATATTTCAAATGTCCGCTAAATTAAAACAGGAGTAATGAATGGCTAATTTCTCGACTAAAAAGTACACTCGTCCGGTGCTTGCTAAAGAACTTCGCAAATTGGGTGCGAACAACTTCTCTAGCTTTAACACACTGGCAACTGCACTTAGCCCGCGCGTAGGATTGCGCAGTGCTAAAGTTGCTGCATTGAAGTCCGTGGTTGGTGTTAGCAATCTTCGTGACGTATTCAAATACGCTGAAGGTTCGGATGCAAAAAGCATCCTCATCTCTCTGGTTCGTAACGCTTAATCAATTTTTAGACAGAAGCTTAATAATGGCGGCAAAAGCTTTGGAGGACCGCACTGTCTAATCTTTCTTTACATCTAGCTGAACGATGGGCGCCTGAGCATCCAAGACGGATTTCTCAGGCGTTTTGCTTTCATCTACGAACAGATGTGGATCAGCTACTTCTTTCTTGATCTCGTTGAATTCTAGCTTAGGAATACGAGTGCGGCTCGTACGCTCATACAAGCTCTTCACTAAGTCCTTCATCTCTTTAACATCTACTTCTTTACGCATAGCTACTTGGCGAGCCTTACGTAAGTTACCACGTTTCTTAGGTTCTAAGATGCGATCGGCGAGACCTAATGACACTGCTTCGCCGGCCGTCAGGTACACGTCCCGTTGACAGATGTCTAACCAGAACTCCTTGGGCATACGAGAGTTGGCTTCATAGATACCACAGAGTTGGTCCATGAGTCGCATGTTCTCAGCAGCGTCGATCTTAATGTCAGTGTGTTTTCCACCGCCACCAGAAGTAAGTTCATGAACCATTACAACGGTGTTAGCATGCAGATTACGCTCGTCACAGACAGACATTATAAAAGTGGCCGAGGACATGATAGGACCGCTTCCGAAGAAGCGAACCTGACAAGGGCATGCCAAGATCTCGTCGTGCAACCGGAGCATCGCGTACGTGTCTCCACCATACGAAGACATGTGTAGTTCAATAGGTTTATTAGGTGCATCCGAAGCCATTCTATGCATGGCTCTAACAGCCATCTCTACCGAGGCTAAAGTAAAGTCGGTGGCTTCAGTGGACTCTGCTGTATCTAAGTTAACACCAAAGTAGATTCGGCGATTTTTTACATCGACTCCGTATGCCAGATTATCTGTTAGCTCAGTGATTGCAGCCATAAATAACTAGTTCCTCTGATAAGATAGACTTAGGTATTTACATTATACCTGACAAGGGATTGCATGACAAAAGAGGAATTGGTCCATATCACACTGAAGTCACTCTGCGAGTCACTCAAGACTACTCCAGAGAACTTTCGTCTTGAGGATCCTAGCACTGGCAGTAACGGATTTCCCGGACCAACTGTGATCTGGCAATTCAAGGTCGAAGTCGAAGCGAATAAGTTCATATCTGATCCGCTTAATTCAACTAAGACTATCATAGTGAGCTATAACTCTATTGCGCGACAGCTAACCTGTCAGATTTATAATAAAGAAATCAACACTATGAGCTACTCCGGCCACGCTGATACGTCTGCCGTCGTACAATATCACCAGCATCTTCCCCTGTCTTTCAATAGATCCTATCGCATGTTCATGCGCTTGCGAAGAGATTTAATCGCTCGCAAGAACGAAAAAGAATACCTCGACTACATGAAGAAGCTAAACGCTATCTTCCCCACGACTGGTACCGACGAACTGTTCAAATAGAGCTACAGTTTTGGTACGTATAATCCGATATTAGATGGTCCTGTAAACGGAGGATTTAGATGTCGGATAACACCAAAGTGAAATCTCGTAAGAAGGTAGAAACCGTAGCAGAATATCTTGCTCGCGGCGGATCTATCCAGTTTGTTCCGGCGTCCTCTAAAGAGAAGCAACCAGATGTTACACGTAAGACAACCAATGGTGGTCCTGCTGTATTTCTGACTCTTGAGGAAGCAGATCTGTTCTTCGGTGAAACGAAGAAGCTGAAAACGAAGAAAGCCAAGTCGTCGTTCAGCATTGATCTCAATGCGCTTCCTCCTGCTTTACGGGAGAAGATACTGGCGAAAATTAGAGAGGAAACTGATGGCGAAGATTACGAAGAAGAACTTGAAGAAACCGAAGACGAATCCACCAGCGGCGGAGGTTCCACCCGCAAAGGTTGAGGAAGTCCTTCCCAAGCCGCGGCAACAACTTGATCCTGGCATGGTGAGTATCGCTATTAGCGAGTCTGACCTGCTTACGTTTGCTAACCTTATGTCGATCGTGACTAAGACATTTGAGAGTCTTGCTATGGAAGCTGCAACTAAAGATGATGCACCGACATTCAAGATCTTGCAAGCACGCTGGCAACTTAGTAATGCTTTTGCGACTAAGCTAGCGGATTGTGTAAAAATGCCTGAACCGCTGTCGAGAGACGTGCACTAATTCTGAAATTATATTAAAATAACGAAACATCTCTTTGGAGGAGATTAGATGAAACCTAGTAACATTTTCGCAGTATTGGATCTGGCATATAAGTCACGCCTTATGGGCAAAACAATCAACCCTATCTTCACCGGCGAAGCTGGTCTCGGTAAATCTGAGATCACCCAAGCATGGGTGAAAAAAGAGCAGAAGCGTAATCCGAACTTCGGATTCATCGATCTTCGTATCGCATACATGGAGGCACCGGATTTGATCGGGTTCCCTTCAGAAGGCGTTGACGTGAACGGTCTTGCTCGTACGAAGCATTTGCTCCCTGAATTCTGGCCAACTGAAGGTGAAGGCTTGATCCTTCTTGAAGAACCGAATCGTGGAACAACTGGCGTCATGAATTGTTTAATGCAGCTGTTGACCGATTTCAAAGTCCACAACTACACAGTTCCCGCAGGTTGGATGATTGCTTCATGTATCAACCCTGACTCGTCTGAGTACGATGTCAACACAATGGATGCTGCTCTTAAAGATCGTTTCGTTGAGTTCGAAGTTGAATTCGACCACGTTGCGTTCATCGATTTCATGGACGCTGCCAACTGGCATGATTCTGTCCAAATGTTCGTGTCTTCTGGTATCTGGACTTACAAGTCCACGAAAGAGATCGGTAAAGACGGCAAGTACATCTCTTCACGTACTTGGTCGAAAGTTAACGCTGCTGAGCTTGCTGGTGTCAATCAGAACCGCGCTCTTCACCGTTTGACTGTCTGCTCGATCCTCGGTAAAGACATCGGTAACGAATACCACAAGTTCTGCTACGACTCGGCTCCGGTTACTGCTCAGGATTTGTTGAAAGATCGTTCTGCAGCAATGAAGCGTCTCGTCTCTATGTCGGATCCACAGACATACCAAGGCGATATGATCGCTGCAACTGTTGAGTCCATCGAGAAATACTACGGTGGTTTGAAGAAAGATTGTAAGGCTGACCAGATCGACGAGGATATAATGGCAGAAGTTGCCAAGATCATCCCTGCCGATCACGCTGTAAACCTCATCAAACAATGTGGTTACAAGCAGTCGAAAGGTCAGATCACGAACTTCTTCAAAGAGTTCACTGGCCGCCATCCTGAACTGGTTAAAGTCCTTAAAGACAATATCAAAATCAGTCGTGCTACTGGCGTCGATAAAAAGACTAAGTAATAGCGACTATACCAACCTGGGTGTGACTCCTCCCTAGCACCCAGGTTGGTTCCTTTTCTTTAACCGGGGGCGACTCGTGCTGATACAATAGTAGTGTAACGAGGGAGACAATTATATGTCATCAAGAATTAGAGATCCTAAAGAGATTAAAAAGCAGATGGACAAAGAGTTCGTGCCAGTTGAGGAGAAATCCCAATGCTTGGCCACTACCATCTATGAGACTTCAAAAACGCACCCGTTCTTAGGATCGGTTCTGCAGTGCTTGACAATCTCCTATTCCCACCAACTTCCTACAGCCGGTATCATGTTCAATACAGATGCTAAGCGCTGGGATATGTTGGTAAATCCGTACTTCTTCTGTAAGAAATTGAACGCAGCTCAGCGTAAAGCCGTGTTTATTCATGAACTTTCTCACATCACACATAAGCATCCATTGCGCGTTCCGTTCATGAAGATCAGCGCTCGTAAGCGCATGCTCATGAACATCGCAGCTGATATGGCGATCAATCAATTCATTAAGGATCTTCCTGCTGGTTGCCCACAGTGTACTAAAGACGGTCAGCCTTGCCCCAATGAGCTTTGCCCAGGCCAGTGTATCGATGTAGCTCATTACCATGACGTAGATGAAAAGACTGGCACCAAGACTCCTTGGCAGACTGTTCAGACCATGGAACATTACTACGAGAAATTGATCAAGCGCTTTGAAGATCCAGAAGATGGCGATGGCGATGGCGAAGGTCAGGGCAATGCTGGTGGCGGAGCTGAGACTGGTGACCTTCCACAGACGATCGACGAACACATGTGGGATGGCGCTGGCGACGAAAAAGAGATGCTCGATGCTACTGAAGAGCTCGTAAAACGTGCAATGGTTAAAGCTCGTCTGTCATACGACGATCTCCCTGGTCACGTCAAAGATCTTCTTGAGGACATCAAGACTCGCCGTGCTGAGTTGAACTACAAAGCGTTGATCTTGATGGCGATGAAGAAACACGCCAACGGTCACAACCGCAAAGGCACGTGGATGCGCAAGAACAAGCGTCTGGGCTTCAAAGCTCCAGGCACTAAAGTAGGCGATCTGCCTAAGCTTGAGCTTCACCTCGATACGTCTGGTTCTATCAGCACTGAGGAGTTGAATGAATTCCTTGAGATCGTGGATCAGTTCTTGAAGGTTGGCGCACGAAAGTGTAACCTCTCGTTCTTCCACACTGATCTCTACGGACGTCAGCAGTACAAGATGGGCACGAAGATTGACAAATCTATGATTCAGTCTGGTGGTACAGATCTCACTAAGTCGCTTGAGGATGTATTTAAGCGCAAAGGTGATCTTAATATTTTTATTACCGATGGATGTTACAGTAAGGTTGACTGGGAGTCATGGCTTAGACCAGGTCAAAATCCTCCTCAAATACTATGGATTATCTCTAAGGGCGGAACAGAAGACCACCCAATGAAAAATTTGGGTGACACAGTAAAATGTCCTGATGGTAGTACAAGCCATAGAAAATAAACTGTTAATTTAATCGCCATATCTAGTATAATAGTTATATGAAAAATGGAGCTAAAGATCATACAGGTAAAAGATTTGGGCGTTTACTTACAATTAAGCGTCTTACAGGAAAAGAAAGTGGTTTGGACAAAACTGCTTATGAATGTAAATGCGATTGTGGTAATTCTCTTATTGTAAGAAGTTATGGACTAGTAACCGGTAATACCAAATCTTGTGGTTGTCTAAACTTAGAGAAGATACGTATAACACGCAATAAAAATCTCACTGGTCAAAAGCTTAATAGGCTTTTAGCATTAGAACGAATTCAACTCCCTAAAAGGGGAGTTGTTTATAGATGTTTGTGTGACTGTGGCAAAGAAACCACAATCAGAGCAGGTTCACTTACTTCAGGTAATGCTAAATCCTGTGGTTGTCTCAACTTAGAAAAAATCATAGCTCGTAACCATGACCCAGAACTTATCTTAAAAAGGGTCACTAACTGTTCTAATATCTATGAAGTTGAACATTGGAAGACACTAGATATTCTTAAATGTAAAGGAAAATGGGAGCGCAATGTAGTTAACTACTTAAATACTAATAAGGTAGATTTTGACTGGCAAGTTCCTTTTAATCTTTCTGATGGTCGAACTTATATAATTGACTTCTATGATAGAAGTAGAGACCACTACGTTGAGATAAAAGGTTGGTGGCAAGATGACGCCAAAGTTAAGTATGAATTACTTAAGCAAGACTATCCTTCTATCAATGTAGAAGTTTGGAGTTTAGAAGAACTAAAGGGTCGCAATATACCGATTCGATAATTTTCTAATCTTGGGAGTGAATATGCTGAAAATACAGGAATTCAAAGTTAATAAGAGTCTAGCATATCTTATTCAACAGGTTACAAAAGATTCAACTCAAGAGATTCTTGGGTACTTCTACGGCATATCATCTTTTGTTATCGATGATGTCTACAAGAAATCTAAAGCTAACTACGTCAACAAAGATATAGTTCTGTTCTATAAAGATACTGCAATCTCATTTAGGTTGAGAATCTACTGTGGTGGTATTCCGGCTGGTGCCTCACACGAGAGAAAGCGGCAGACAATAGCTGTTAGCTTCCCTAACTCTGAAGAGAACCAAAACATCACAGACCTTATGACTAAGGTAGTAGAGAGTGGTCTTGGGTTAATTGAAGAAGAAATGCCTCTCTTTCAAAAACCAGAATTAAAAACCCCGGCATGTTTACGTAAGATAAGGATCGCACAAAATGAGCAGCGAGACAAAAAGTCCAGCACTTAATCTATATGGAATCCTTGACAACGAGCTGGAGCGCATGCACGCGCTGATGCATGTCTATATGCAGAAGCCTAAAGAAGATCACTATGCTCGTAGCTCTACTATGTCTCCATACAAGCCTACTGGAGAGATGAGTACTATATTCGCCCGCATCGTTGAGATGCAAGATGTCCTGATCGCTGCACTGAAAGCTCATGATACACTGATTCAAGAGAAGGTCGCTGAACTAGCTCTAACTGGTACAAAAGAGAACTAAGATGGCTATCGGTGACCGAGATTTACGCAAACTTGTAGAAGGTCTTAGAGATGCTGCCGATGAGTTTACCTCAGAGATAGAAAATCTAGAAGACCAAGTCACTAAGCTTGAAGCTGAAAACAAAGAGCTTACTGACGAATGCGATGGACTCATTGACCAAGTTAAGGTCTATGAAGATCGCATTAAAGAACTAGAAGAAGCTTTAGCCGAAGCCTATTTGACAAGCGAGCGCGTAGATGAATTTCAACGAGAAACAACTGTCATTCCGACCGGACACCGGCCTGATGTACTTGATACAACAGGTAACAAAGCAGCCGACTGACGAGATCATCGGTTTCTTCTATGACTTCTGTAAGGAAGTATTCTTAGTTGGTGCTAAGAATATGATTGGGCAGAGCATGCGGAAAGAGATTAAGTTTCTTTACCCAGGTACAGCTATTCCCGTTAAGATCCTAGTGAAGGGTCAGAAGACTCAGCACACCTGGAATCCACAGACACGTCAGTATGTTACTGCGCCCTCTATCTCAGGTATCGCTGAAGCCACATTCCCTGAGAACTCCTCGTTCATGGACACAGACAAGATCGTAGAGATGATCGTTGAGAAGCAGCTTCTCGGTGGATCCACTTTGCCTGACTTTGAAGCTCCACCAACTCGCACACCTAAGATGTATAAAGACCTCATCAAACAAGTTTTGAAAGGTCCAAAGAAAGATGAATAGACTATTCGCTATTGCAGACATCCATGGACGCCTAGATCTCCTGAAGAAACTCTGGAACGATCTTCTTACTAACCACGCATTAGACCTCACATCGGATAAGGTCATCTTCACTGGTGACTATGTTGACCGAGGACCTGAGTCTTATGGAGTTGTAGCTTTCCTTAAAGACTTACAAGAGACACATCCAAACAACGTTATCTGCTTGGCGGGCAACCACGAGTGGATCGCCATCATGTACTATGCTAGAGGTAAGAATGCTAGCGATACTGACCTGTGGTTTAGGAATGGTGGGATTCAGACTATCGAGTCTTATCAGTACATGGGCTACAGCGACATGATCAACGACCATGTAGTGTGGCTCTCTAAGCTCCCACTAAAACATGAAGAGCGAAACTACTTTATAAGTCATGCACCAGCACCAGCTGAGTGGGCTCGCAACATCTTAGATAGAGGTCAGCCAGAATTTAGCCCAGATGAACTTATGTGGACCTATCACTCAGATGAAAAAGGTGTTGCACGCAACCATGGCAACGGAATCATAGGTGTATCAGGACACATACACCAACTACGTAAAGGCATTATGGCACCTAGATTCTACGATCATCATTACTATTTGGACTCAGGATGCGGATGCTCACCTAAGGCGCCACTTTGTGCTGTCAATTTAGATACAAAAGAAGTTATTTATGCTTGGCCATAAAATTTGTAATAAATGCAAGTTAAGCAAACCAAACAACGAATTCTCTAAAAGAGGTAAGAATTCAAATTTGCTGCAATCTTCATGTAAAATCTGTGTTGCAGCTAGAGTGAGAAAAAACTATAAAGACTATTATTCTGTAAGAGCAAAAGAGTTATATAAGCAGAATCCGAGAAAAGGAGATAACGCTCGATTCAAGAGATTGTATGGGATCTCTTTATCTCAATATAATGAAATGCTAATAAAGCAAAATTATGTATGCGCTGTGTGTTTAAGACCAGAGACTTCTACTCATAAAAATGGAACCGTTAAACAATTAGCCGTTGACCATTGCCATAAGACTAATAAAATTAGAGGCTTACTGTGTGATGCGTGTAATAGGGCAGAAGGTTATCTTAGAAGTGATCCTGAAGTTATTAGACGCCTAGCCGAATATGTTGAGAAGCATAGTGCGGTAGAATAGTATCATGAGTGAATTCACTGAAGTTCTCGAAAAGAAATGTCCTCGCTGTGGTGGCGCCTCTGCCTCTAAGGGAAACCCTAGTGGCCGCTGCTCAGCTTGCTTAAAGAAACTTGCCGCTGCTAAGAAGAAGCCAGGTTCTTCACAACGTGCTCAGACTAAAGCTGATGACGCTCTTCGCCGCCAAAAGGGCAAGAACGGTACGGCTTCTAAGAAGTCATCAGGACTTGGTTCACGTAAGAGCATCGTGAAGCAGATTCAAACTGCTGAGAAGAAGACCGGCGAGAAACTCTCTCCAGATCGTAAAGATAACAGCAAGGGCTACGCAGCATCTAACACCCGTGCAGTCCCTGAGAAGCTTAACCGTGGTCGTCATCATGTTGACCCTAAGAAGCTTCGCGCCTGGAAGAAACGCCTCAAGAAGAACGACATCACTGTAGATGAACTCTACACTCTGATGAAGGCGAAGTTCCAAGATGACGCTCAGCTCTCTGACCTCATCAAGTCCCTATCTCCTCAAGGTCTCTCTGACTTTATTGAGCTGTTTGATCGCGACCAGGAGAGTGAAGACCCAAAGTCTGATGGCTTGGAAAAAGGTGCTATGCGTCGCCTTGCCCCCAAGCCTGTAAACCCAATCAAGAATGAAGATGACTTTTTTCCTAGAAGTGCTAGTACATTAGAGCATAATCCTCGTACTAATGATCCATCAGAGGAAAAGCGAACACAGTTAGCGGCAGTTAAATATTTTAATGGCCAACCAGACGCTAAGAGCCATTTTCAGACACGCACCAACTCTGCTACTGGTAAGCCAGAGCTTCATTTGAAGCTTCATCGCGGCATGAACTATGATGAAGCGGCCTCTGAAGAAAACTACGGTCCTGACTGGAAAGATTCTCTCTTTGAAGTTAAAGATGGAAAAGTAGGTCACAAAGGCGAAGGCTGGTGGACTAACGAGGATGCAGCTAAGACGTACGGCGATCTTCACTCTGCATGGGTTCCAGTATCTCACATTCAGACTATAGGATCTAGACTCCCAGGTCAGAGTAATAATTCAGGCTCAAATAAACAAATGCGCGAACTGGCTTCGCACCACGCAGCACCTGATCACATGCATTTTACTGTTAAGCCTGGAATGTATGATTACGCAAACCCAGTTAAGCCTCAAGAAGCACCTAAAATAGAACCAGAAGAGACATAGAATAATCTGATTGTAGAATGCCTTCAACAGGAGGCATTCAATGGAATTAGTACTTATTTTGGCCGGTGCATTCGGCTTTATTTCGATCGTCGCTTACTTCAAAGAACGTGCAGTTAAGATTCAGAATGCTCGCGAAGCAGAATTTCAAGCTCAGCAGCAAGCTCAGCAGCAAGCTCAGCAGCCTTTAACGACTCCTGTACTTCCAGTCGGCGCAGACGTATATCAGATCCGTAAAGACGCATCAGTCAATAACGCAAACAACCAACAAGAACTTCACGACCACGATAGTGGTGGAAGCTTCGCTACATCAGCTGTTATCGGTGCTCTTACCGGTTCTCCTGTAGCAGGCGGACTTATCGGTGGAGACTTTTTAGGCGCTCTTGTAGGTTCTGAGCTTGCTGAGTCAAGCCACACAGAACACAACATCGACCCTACTCCAGATACAACTGATTCAAACGACAGCGACGATTCATCGGATGATAGCTCTGACGACAGCTCTTCTAGCGATGATTCATCTTCATCAGACGATAGTTCGAGCTATGACAGTGGATCGTCTGACTCTTCTGGTGGGAGTGACTGGTAATGTTAACCCTAATCATCCTCGGATTCGTACTGTTTATCGTAGGTGTCGCAGTAACGATGTTTCACGACGCCTTGAAGGTAGCAAAACAGAAACAGGCTGATCAGCGTGCGGCATTGAGAAACTCACGTCCGCCTAAGTCTGTACCAGCTCCTCCGCAAACGGCTCGTCAGAAGGCTCAGTCTCTTGCTGAGTTATTCGAACAGTCGAAAACGACCACTAAAACTACAACAAAGAAAGCTAATTCAAAAGCAACCTTTAAAATCGACGCTAATGATGCAGTCGATATGTCCCTTGAAGATCTGATCAAGCAGGTCGAGAGTATGAAGAAGAACAGATGAAAGTAATCAGAGCTACACGATCAGTATTCTTTGACGTTGACGACACACTAGTGATCTGGGACTGGAAAGCAGTAAACCCAAGCGGTGTCGGTCTTATATCAATAGTCAACCCTGATGGCGCCTGCTCTGAGCTCGTTCTTCCTCACCTTAGACACATAGAGTTGATGAGACGGTTTAAAGCCCGCGGACATACGGTTGTAGTCTGGAGTCAGGGTGGACACGAGTGGGCTGAGTCTGTAGTTAAGACGCTCGGCATTGAGAATCTGGTTGATCTAGTTATGGATAAGCCTAATTGGTATGTTGACGACTTACATGCAACGGCCTGGATGAAAGCTCCTATCTTTCTAGACATCAATGATCCTGCTAAAGATAGCAGATGGGGTATTCCAAGTGATATCAAACCTGAAGGTAAGTGACGGAGATTTCTTAGTGATGACGCTTACTGCACCAGAAGGCGGAGCAGTAAGTCAAAGCTATATAGAGAACATGCGCCGTAAATTAGAAATATGGCTTAAGACTAAGGGTTTACAAAATGTCGAGATCATGATTACTTCTGGTGTTGATATAAACATTACGAAGATGACAGTAAACGACGTGTTTGAAGAAACCGTATTAAAAGGAGATAACAATGGATAAGTTAATAGCTGCAATGTTCGCGATTCTTGGTATCATGGTGGTATTCACCCTTATCAGCCTCATCATGATTAAGATTGGCTGGGCACTATTTATGGTTCCAGTGTTTCACCTTGCAGACCTTAGCTGGTTGGAAGCATTTGGGTTTGCATTGTTAGCTTCTGCATTTAGGGGCACTGGTTCTGTAAGTAAGAAGGATTAAATGAAAACAGTTCAAGAAGTACAAGCGATGCTTGACGAGAGTGTAAATACTCTACTTGGTCAACATCGTGGTCGTGTTGAGATCACAGAGATAAATCGTGGCGACAATGCTGAACATTACTTCGTTATCGCTTATGTAAAGATGATCGGCGGATGTCGAGGTTGTGCTGGCGCTAAGTACACGCTCAACATGCTGGTGAAGAACCACATCATGAACTTTGATCCATCTATCAATCATGTGGTTGATATCACGGATCACACAGATAAGACGAACGCTTACTATAAGGAATAATATGTCGGCACCAAAGCAGGTCATCATCTTACGTAAAGATCTAAACATGCGCAAGGGCAAGATGGTTGCTCAAGGTGCTCATGCATCAATGGCAGTTATTGTTAATCTTTTGGAGTCGCGTTCTATTCCTAGTGATCCAGATACAGATTTCGCAGATGAGGGTGGCTTATTCCTAAGTGCAGATACTCTTGGTTTCAAGCGCATTCAAGAGTGGCTTGACGGCAAGTTCACAAAGATCTGCGTATCAGTAGATTCTGAAGAAGAGCTTCGCGACATCTTTAATAAGGCGCAAGCTGCTGGGATTCTCTGCTCTCTAATTCAAGATGCAGGACTTACAGAGTTCGATGGTGTTCCAACATATACTGCTGTAGCTATTGGACCTGACTATCCCGAAGTCATCGATCCTCTTACAAAACACTTAAAGTTGTTATGAGCTTCGGTCCTCGTAATGACGACGCGTTTCGTGATTTCTTTATGAAGAAACAACTGTTACATTTCTTAATGCGGTCTGGATTCTTAAAGGGTGACACTGCTTGGCGGACACTCAAAGCAATCAATCGCGCTAATCCTGAATTGAGAGCAAGACAGAAATACTAGGGAGTTTTATGAACATCTTTGTTGTAAGTGAAGACACAATGGAATGTGCAAAAGCACTTGACGATCTACGTCTCAACAAGATGATTATCGAGACCGCACAGTTGCTTAGCACAGCGATGCGTGTTCAAGGATACACTGGAAATGATATCTATAAGTCTACGCATGTAAATCATCCTTGCGCTGTGTGGGTTCGCGAGTCTAGTGAGAATTATCGATGGACACTTCTCTACATGTCTGATCTCGTAGAGGAACGTCATAATCGTACTGGCAAAGGACATAAATCATACGACATCTTCAACACTCTCTGTGGTGGTACAAAGCTCATGCCTCCAGGTCAAATTACCCCGTTTGCAAACTGCAGTACCTACAAAAACACAGGTATATTCGATGCTTATAAGCTAACTCTTCGAGACAAGTGGAACCACGACAAGCGTCCTCCCAAGTGGACTAACCGGCAGAAACCGAGCTGGGCATGAGGGGTGGAATAGTTAACTCTCAAAAAATTATTGCCTATAAAGCCCTCATGTACACACTGTTCAAACTCAAGGTTATATCCTGGGATGACTTTGTGACCTATTGCGACATTACCGTCCATATAAATCCACTAATAAGCGCAAACAAATTATTTGTTGATAAATTCACTTCTTAATCTAAATCTTGTGGTATGCTAGACCTTATGAAAGCATTCGCTCATACATCATATTTGAGATCAAATTTATCGCGTTCTGCGATTAATGATTTTTCGTATTTTAGTTGCTTTAATAGCTAAACTAATACGTAAGTCCGCGAGACGTTAAATCCAAACATTCATTATAATTCATTGACGTGTAGCTCAGTTGGTAGAGCAAACCGCTGTTAACGGTTAGGTCACAGGTTCGAACCCTGTCTCGTCAGCCATCCCATTTAAGCCAATCTAGTGAAAGTGTCGCTCTGAAGAAGCGAAGAGGTCCGGGCGGAACGGACAGGTGGGACCAAACTTTACTTAGGGGATTCTGAAACTAAAATTTTATGATCTAAAGAGGAGCGACAGGTTATCGCTCGACCAATGCAATGTTGGAGAGAAGAACGTCGGAGCTACATAGAGTAACATAGTGGTTAACGGCCACCTACCGTAAGGTAAGTCACGGCATCAGAGACGAGTCGTTGGGTAAATCTAACGGGTGAAACGGGCGACAGGGTATGTGTAGCAACTATAAATAGGACTGCGATGAGGCTACTCGCTTAGCAGTCGGGTTATGGGCAAAGAATGTTATGGCAACATAACATCAAGACAGATGATAACACAAAGATAGAACTCCGCGTATAGTCGCTCCTCTTTAGATCGCTTTATGGGAATTTATGAAGAAGTGTAGTATTGAAGGCTGTGAGAGAAAACATAAGGGTAAAGGGTTTTGTCAAAACCATTATATTAAGTGGAAGTATGACTCAGATCCTGTTTATAGACAAAAGAGAATTTTGAGTTCAGCCAAACGCAAAACTGAATCTTTAAAAGATCCGAATGTTAAAGCTAGACATAATGCTCAAAATCTAAAAAACATGAAAAAGCGTTATAACAATAACGAAGAATATAGAGCAGCAGAGCAAGAAAGAACTAAACTCTTCAGAAGAGAGAAATACAGAACCAACGAAGAATTTAGACAGAAAGAGTCCATCGATGCTACACAGAGAAGAAAGTTGATTAAGTTGCAAACTCCAAAATGGGTCAATATGGACGACATTAAGCAGATTTATAAAGATCGTCCTGAAGGGCACCATGTGGACCATATAGTCCCATTACAGGGTGATAACGTAAGTGGACTACATGTGCCCTGGAATTTACAACATTTACCTAGGGAAGAGAACTTAAAGAAGTCGAATAAATTTTAACGGAAGGTTGGCAGAGATAGATTATTGCGCCAGGCTTGAACCCTGGTAAACCCACTAACACTGGGTTTCATCCGTGCGAATCGGATACCTTCCTCCAAGAGTGATGTCCCCGCAAGCTGTCTGTAAAACAGTTGTCATAAAACATGTGGGAAGGCGACGAATGGTGCGATTCCTTCATCACTCACCATGCTTGACTACCCCAACTGGCAGAGGCAGCAGACTTAAACCCTGCACAGTGTGAGTTCAAGTCTCACCTCGAGTACCAGTTTTATGGACCTACCAAAGGAAGGTCGCTGGACTTCTAATCTAGCTAACGAGGTTCGACTCCTCATAGGTCTACCATGGAGAGTAAACCGGCGAAGCGCTGGGTTTGCCTGCTAAGCAACACGGACCTTTCGAGGTTTACGGTGCAAGTCCGTTGCTCTCCTCCACTCTTGTCCCTCTAACATAAAATTAATGTTCTGGCTTGCAAACCCAGATAACGCGGAGAATTACCGCGGTGGGACTCCATTCTTTTAATCTGTAAAATCCAATCACACAACTCATCACAAAGGATTTTATATGGCTATCTGTCAAGTAAAAGTTAATATCGTTCAGGCCTACCTTAAAGGCATCATTAGTAAGCACGGGAAAGCTAAACCAGGAATGAACAAGATTGCATCTTCTTGCAACATGACTATTCAAGAGGCGTCTGATTGCTGTGACTATATTGCCGCTCAAGGTCTATTATCTAGAACATACGAATCTATGGTCGCCTTCTATACTGAACATCTTCCACCTGCTGAACAGAAGCGAGTGACATGGACTGTTTGGAGATAGTAGAACCTGTCCTGATTGTAATTAAATTTGAACGCTAACGCCTTTTCATACAAAGGAGTTTTATAGATGGACGCACGAGTTAAATTGATTGGTCTCGCCGTAGGCGGATTGGTCGCAGTTCTTATCCTGGCAACGGTCGGACGTGAAGTGTTCACGACGAATGACCAAGGCTATTATCAGATTAAACAGGCAGCTGTTACTGGTGATGTAACTGTTCACAATGAGTCAGGTACGTATCTGAAGCTCTTCGGTAACGTAACAACTTACCACGTGTCGGACATGTACTACTTCTCGAAGTCAGATCTTGACGGCGGCAAAGGTGCTGAGTCAGACACGATCGACATTCGCTTCAACGACGGCGGTACTGCGAAGGTGTCTGGCGGCATCAAATTCCGTCTACCTTCTGACCCTGAGACTCAGAAGCTCCTGCATAAAGACTTCAAGTCTTACGAGCGCGTCAAGCACGATCTGATTCGTCAGACTGTTGCTGAAGCCTTGATGCAGACGGCTACTCTGATGCGCGCTGAAGAGTCGTACTCTACTCGTCGCTCTGAGTTCACTTCACTTGTGGAAGATCAAGTAAAGAACGGGATCTACGAGACTGAAGCTAAGGAATTCAAAGAGAAAGATGCAGACGGCAATGAGTTCGTGACTCGTGAAGTCAACATCAAGCTTGACAAAGCTGGACAGCCAGTTGTTCGCAAGATCTCTCCGCTCAAAGCTTATAACGTAACCATCATCCAGTTCGTTATCAAAGACATCGACTTCGACCAGACTATCGATGCTCTGATCCAGAAGAAAAAAGAAGCTGAGCAGATGAAAGTTGTCGCTAAAGCTAACGCTGAAAAAGCTAAGCAAGATGCGATCACTGCACGCGAACAAGGTAATGCTCAGATCGCGATTGAGAAAGCTAAGCAAGAAGTTGAGAAGATCAAAGAAGTCACTATCGCTCAGAAAGAGTTCGAAGTATCTCAGCTGAAACGCAAACAAGCTGAACAAGATGCTGCGGCTGAAGTAACGAACGGTAAAGCTCTTGCTGAAGTTAACCGCCTCAAAGTTCAAGCAGGTCTTACTCCCCTTGAGCGTGCGACGATCGACAAAGAGACTCGCATCGGTGTAGCACATGAGCTTGCTGGTGTTCAGTTCCCAGGCATGATGGTAATCGGCGGTGGATCTAACGGTCAATCGGCAATGAACCCCTTCGACGCAATCGGTCTTAAGTCCTTCATGGATTTGAACGATCGCATGAACAAAGATCAACCTGCTAAAGCTCCACGCACTAAAGTGCCTGCTGCAGCAAACAAGTCTGAAGACAACTAAGTATATCTTTGAAGGCATCACCTCCGGGTGGTGCCTTTTCTAGATAGACTTATTTAAGGAGAAAATATGATCGCATTAGTTGATATCGGTATCGGAGTATTGATCCTTGGCGTAGCTTCTCTCGTACTATACGTTGGTATCAAGTTGATTAAAGAAGCGGCAACACAGAAGAAAGACTAATATGAGCCTCGCTATTCAAGCAGCAGCGGCATTTGCAGCAGCAAAGCACAAAGACCAGAAATACGGGGAGAATTCTCCCTACACAGAGCATCTCGCTGCCGTAGCTGAAGTCTTGCGCCGCTTCAAGTTTGATAGCGAGGACCTTCAGGTCGCAGCCTGGTTGCATGATGTAGTCGAAGACACAGATGCAACAGTGTTCCAGATCGAGATTACATTCGGTAGGCATGTAGCAGATCTAGTTCACCGAGTAACAAACGAGCCTGGTAAGAACCGCAAAGAGCGTCACGAAAAGACCTACCCTAAGATTCAAGCCTCTAGAGAGGCTACGACCCTGAAGCTGGCTGACCGTATAGCAAACGTAGAACGGTCTGTACTAGATCAAGCGAAACAGCTTGACATGTACAAGAAAGAGTATCCGCACTTCAAGCTGATGCTCAAGAAAGACGGCGAGCACGATGCTATGTGGCGCCACTTAGATTTCTTACTGGGAGAGAACACATGATTAAGCTCATCAGCGACGGCGAAGAAGTAAGTTTTACGATAACCATCTTTCCAGATGGAACTTCCCAGGTCTGGAAGATTGATGAGTCAAAGATGGATCCGAACAGCGTCACATATATACTATGGCTGTTTGAGAATGAAGCTGAGTTAATCCAAGTATGCCAAGTGGCGCAGTTATGCTATGACGTTTTCGATACCAGTGTTGATCTTGTATGTCCTTATCTTCCTTACGCTCGTCAAGATAAGGAAGTAAACAATAAGTTGAGCTTCGCGCTCAAGACATTCACAGAGATCCTATATAACGCAGGTATCACGCGCATCGAGGCTTTTGACCCACACTCCAAGTCTGATCTCGTCTTTCCAATGGAGTCTACAACTCCCAAAGAGTTTCATCAGACTCTGTTTAACACCATCGGTTATGACTTTGTATGTTACCCAGACAAAGGCGCAGCTGAGCGCTACGCTAAGACCACTGGTAAGCAGTTCATCTGGTGCGAGAAGGTTCGCAACCAGCAGACGGGCGAGATCACTGGACTTAAAGTTAATACATCTCACCAGGATCTCTACGGCAAGAGTGTCCTAATCATCGACGACATCTGCGACGGCGGGATGACCTTCATCAAAGTAGCTGAAGCACTTAAAGAATATAAGACAGGACCAATCGACCTAGCAGTCTCACACGGACTATTCTCAAAAGGGAAGCAGGTATTATTTGATGCAGGGATCCGTGATATTCACACCACGAACTCTCTGCTCAGGAACCCGGAAGGATATAAAGTATGGTAACCCACAAGAAGATGAGTCTCTTTGACGCTCCTCGTGAGAGTGTAATCATTCATGCCTGCAACTCGCAGGGTGTCTGGGGTTCTGGCATTGCCAAGCCTTTCAAAGAGAAGTATCTTCAGAGCTTTCTCGACTACAAGATGTTCTGCGAGTCTGCTAACATGCAGCGTGGAACGGCTGTAGGTCTTGCTGGTCTATCATCGTTCCCTGAATCCGAAGCTCACTGGGTCGGCTGGATCGTTACATCTCATGACTACGGACCTAAGAAAGACGGCGTAGAAGAGATCAAGATCAATACAACTCTAGCTCTCCGTGATCTCTTACGTAAGATCTATCTCGCCCACCCAAGCGACACGTACCCACAGATCGACGTCTACTCTAATAAGTTTAACTCTGGTCTGTTCGCTGTACCTTGGAAAGACTCAGAACTTATCCTTGAAATCCTCTTAAAAGATTATCCAAGAATCAATTGGATCGTCTGCGATCCAGATATGGTGGAAGCGTGAGCGATACCATCGACCCTAAGAAGAAGAAACCAATTCACGTTGTGAAGAAGATCCCAGGGGTTGATATGTCTGTGGAGCACACTCTTGCGCAGGCTAAGGTTGATGCTCTCGCAGAACATTTTGATGATGGTACAACGTTCGACTACTCAGTAGAAGAAGACGAGGGCGAAGTCCGCTTCTACGTAACAGCTACATTTAACTTTTAAGGAGAAACATGATTAACGATAACGTATTACTTTGCACTGACGTATATAAGATGGGGCACATGGAGCAGTTCCCAGAGGGGATCACTAAGGCCTACGCCTATCTCGTTGCTCGCTCCGACAAGAAGATTCCGTTCACGCTCTTCAATGGGCTTCAGCCTATCTTGAAGAACTACTTGGCACAGAAGATCACTCACCCAATGGTGAACGAGTTCTTGCAGGTACGTGAATCGATTCTCGGACCTACCCCGCGCCACATCTTTGAAAAGATGCACGCATTGGCAGACCTTGGTTATATCCCCTTGGAGATCAAAGCTGTTCCAGAAGGAACTGTTCTGCCCGTTAAGAACGTTCTTCTCACGATGACCAATACTCATCCTGACTTCGCTTGGACAGTTGGCTTCTTTGAGTCGCTCGTTCTTAAAGTATGGAACCCGACAACTGTTGGTTCGTACTCTATGAAGTTGCGTAACCTTGTAGACACATACGCGGATGAAACTGTAGGCAACCGTCTCCACTGCGATTGGGCTGTCCATGACTTCGGATACCGTGGTTGCTCGTCTGAGGAGACTGCGGCTATCTCTGGTGCTGCTCACTTGATCAACTTCCGTGGAACAGATACCGTTCCGGCTGTTAAGTTCTTGATGGAGAACTACGCTGCGACTGGCCTTATCGGTGCTTCTGTCCCTGCATCTGAGCACTCAGTTATGTGTTCGTACGGTCAGGAACATGAGTTGAAGGCGTTTGAGCACATGCTCAACACTTACCCTACCGGCATCGTCTCTATCGTGTCTGATACCTATAACCTGTGGAATGTTCTTGAGAACTTCACTCAGGTACTTTACAAGCGCATCATGGCTCGTGACGGCAAAGTGGTATTCCGCCCGGACTCTGGTGACCCAGAGCTCATCATCTGTGGAAACCCGTCTGCTCCTGCTGGTTCTGCTGAGAACCTCGGTGCTATGCGTCTGTTGGCTCGCCAGTTCGGTACGACAACGAACGCATTAGGCTTCCAAGAATTGAATCCTAAAGTAGGCCTGATCTACGGCGACGGAATGTATTTTGACCGTTACGAGTGCATCCTCGCGCGTCTAAAGGGCATGGGATTTGCGTCTTCTAATCTCGTTATCGGTGTTGGTGGATTGCTGTTGCAATCGCACAGCCGTGACGACCAAGGCTTCGCTGTTAAGACCACTTACGTAGAAGTTAATGGAGAAGAGCGCGACATCGTTAAGGACCCTATTACTGACTCGGGCAAGAAATCGCACAAGGGTAGAATGCGTCTTGATTTCATCAACGGTCGTTACGTCACAACAGATCAAGTATCTGCTGCTGACGAAAAAGGTGGACTGCTTGAGCAGGTCTTCTTGAACGGTGTGTTGACTAACCAATCAACTCTGGATCAAGTGCGTGCTCGTGCTTATCCTGTAAAGGTGTAATATGGCGACCATCGTATATAAGACCCGTTCAAGCTCTCGTTATCTGGCAACCCGCACTGTCTGTTTGCCGGTGCCCTTGGTTGAGAACCTAGCTAAAGCAGATCTTGTTGATATTGAGATCGTTGCAAAGGAAGGGTACAGCATTCACATTACAGCTGAAGCCCCCATGATCACACAGTATGCCGTTAAAAAGACAGCAGCAAGCGATAACGAGTTCTACGTATTCAAGTACTAAGTTCCCGACCCCGGTTCCAAGCCGGGGCCTTTCTCACTGTATAATGCTTAGATGAGCTGGCGCAGTGATCGAACAGATAAATACAATAGATCAGAGCACAATGAGTACTGGCTACAGATTGTAGAGCAGGAGACTGATTGTTGGTATCCCTATTACTGGGATGACGAAGATCATAGTTGGTGGTCTTACTACGGTGAGCGCCCAGGCTATGTCGGTTCTATGGACGAATACCATCAAATGAAAGTGTTGACACTGCTTCGCAAGCTTAACATCAGAACAGCAAGTGGTCTTGCATACGAAAGAGGCTGGTAATGAAGAAACTACTTCTAGATCTAAAACCTACCCAGTTCTCTCTAGGATTCAAAGATGTTGATGACAAGATCGCCAAGGTAAAACGCGGAGAACATAACTCTGAGAAGAAAGTTCCAGTCATCGTAGGACCTGGTGGATTGATGTATCTAATCGACCACCATCACTATGTTAGAGCTATGTGGGAATGTGGCCACCGTCATGTAGTGGTTGAAGTAAAAGCCGACTACTCTAAGATGGGCAAGAAGAAATTCTGGGCAAAGATGAAGAAGATGAAGTATGTCTTCTTATATGACGCCTTCGGTAAAGGTCCCCATAGTCCGTATGATCTGCCTGCTGACATCCGCTGTATGTCTGATAACCCTTACCGTTCACTCGCTTGGATGGTACGTGAGTTGGGTGGCTTCGACAAGTCTACTATTCCTTTCGCAGAGTTCTACTGGGCACAGATGCTCAGGAAGAACATGAAATCCGTCGCTAATCCATTCTCTAGTGCCAGCATCGAAAAGGCACTCAAACTCTGCCGTGTAAAAGGCAAGAAACTTCCGGGATACAAGAAAGTATAAACACCCCATGAGCGATGCAATGTCTGACTACTGGAAAGAGAAGCGAGCTTACGAGAAGCAGAATCGCATCAAAATTCAACTATTGCGCTTACTATATAAACTCAACGTGCGCACTCGTGAAACCGACATGCGCATAGCTCTTGAGGAACTAAGATGATTATGGTCGATGAAGTATTTAACATTGTTGAAGAGAAAGATAACCACATTCCGCTGGTGTAACGGTAGCACAAGAGATTCCAAACCTCTTAGACCGGGTTCGATTCCTGGGCGGTTTGCCACACAAGTATAATCTCATTTTAAGAGAGGTTCCATGGTGTGGGCAGAAGATAAAATCATTATTGTTCTAGGTGAAGTGTTATCTGACTTAGCTAAAGGAGCAGATAACTTAGGTTTCTACGGAGGATATCGCGAATATAAGGTCCGCAAAGGTTCTTACTATGACGTGAAGATAGACTTTGAGCGTAACTCCATTGCTATGGAAATAGCTAACCTTAGTGGCGACAACTTTCACACCTCCATCTTCCCGTGGAAACACCGAAAAATCAAAAGATTAAGAAATGCTATTCGCTACTTAATAGACAACGCTGAAGCGATCACAATAGAACGAAAACAGAATGAGGCCATCATGAAGGCTTTTCCTAATAGAGTCAATGAGGCTTTCGAGGACGCTTTGTTAAAGAAATAAGTATAAGTTTCTATATTGGAGAAAAGCATGGCAAAGAAAAGCAAGAAAGAATCCGTTGCTCCCGCACAAGCTGCAGAGCAAGAAAATATCCCTACATCCCCAAAATCTGGACTCTCAGTCTCTGTTAACCTAGAGAAGGTTAAAGAGCACGGCTCAGATCGTCTTCGTGTAACTGTTAAGCTGTTGCAAGATGGCGAAGTTATCTCTGAAGATAGCAGCTACGTGAGGGTCTAATGCCCAAGAAAAAGAAGCTTCGTCCAATGGGTGACATCACCCTAGACCTTGAAGACATCATCATGGAGATGTGCTGCGACCACGATTTACAGTGGGGTGAAGTTCTTAACATTGTCCGCGGATACATGGAGATCCATCTTCCTGGAGCTCAGGAGAAGTATATTGCTGGTGGAAGCCCGATCTTCTACTATGGTCCTGCCCTGCCTGATGATAAACATAAACAGGAGGCTTGCGATGAAGATAGCAATGATGACTGACCCTGTTCTACGCAAGGTCACAGAGCCTGTTACTCGTGAAGAGTTAGATTACGTTAAGTCCCTAGTCCCAGAAATGATCACCACAATGAATGAGGCTGAAGGCGCAGGTCTTGCAGCAAATCAAGTAGGCATCTCTAAGCGATTCTTTATCTTGAAGAACTTAGAGACTGATGAATCTAAACTCTATATCAACCCTGAGATAACTGCGATAGGTGAGATGCTTCCATTCCAAGAAGGTTGCCTATCTATTCCTGGAACCTTCTCTGATACAGAGCGAGCTCAAGTCCTCACACTCAAGTATCTTGATGAGAACTTTGAAGAGCAAACGCAGGAGTATAAAGGGTTTACGGCTGCAGCGGTTCAACACGAGGTCGATCACCTCAACGGTAAACTATACATCGACCAACTGGGACCGGTGAAGAAGAACCTAGTTGTCAGCAAGCATAAGAAGTATCTAAAATTGCGCGGGAGAAGCAAATGACTATGGTGACTGCATTAACTTTCTATTTCCTTGGATTATTAACTGGTGCAGCTGGCGTAGTTGCGGCCATCATGTATATCGGCAGTCGCCCAGTTAAAAATAAGAGCGGTAAGCCAGCTGAGCCAAAGAAAGTTACTCGCTCTGAGATCGAGAAACGAATGAAGCGTGTCAAAGATTTGACCAATGAGCAGTTAGACCTTATCGGTCAACTGGATCAACCGCAGAAGAACGGTCTTGACGGTAAATACAAGAACTCTCTTAATTCTGCGATAAAAGAGATCGAACAAGAGAAGAGCGATCTTCTCAAAAGCATTCTTGCAGACGGACATGATCCTAAGATTACCACTATGGATCCAGCTGGCGTAGTCACTGAGATGTTCCTGTCTGACTTCATGGCTGAAATGGTACTTGTTGCACCTAAGCCTTCAGTACCTACTCCGCCTTCTAAATCTAGCGTCGTGGGTAAGTTTACTGTTCATAAGGGTGGCAAAGACGACGGTAGCGGAACCACTCACTAAGGAGTAAGCATGACAATTGTCATCAACGAGACCACCATGCTCCAGATGGACAAGATGCAATCTTGCATGATCATTACAGCTACAGAGAAAGAAAAGGTCCTAAAGACTTCTGACTTTCTTGGCTTATTTCCTCAGTACAAGACTATAGAAAAGCCTTACTACGAATTACAAATTAAGTATAGGACTACTGAGGATCGCGGGGCTCGGCTATGGAAATGTAGCCACAGTGATCACGCTACACTCGCCAAGCTTGCAAAGTCTGTGATCGCTCAGGTACAAAAGTATGACGATAAATATATCGATACTGCATTCGAAGATGTAGTCTTGAAAGGTAAGTAAATGGTAATCGTTACTCAGAACCAATATATCCTGGCCCACAAGATCAGCCATATCACTATGGATGAACAAGTTCAACACCATGAAGTACGTTCGACTAGCGGTCGCTATCGCACCGTCGTTGATAAGTACTTCCAGATCACTGTTATCTATATCCCTGAGCAGACTCAGGCTAACTCGTCAAATGGACGTGAGCCTGAACAAAAAGAATGCTCAGTTATTATCCGTGGCGCGGCTAGCGCACACAAAGTCTTTGCAAATCTGATTCAACAGATTCGTGAACAAATGCCCGATCAGTTGTATCTGGATACAGCACTCGAGCGTATGCTCGCTGGCGTTAACATGGAAGAACTTGTTGAGAAGCAAGAAAAAGACGAAGACTGCTGGGAAGAAGACATTAAGGCAGTTCAGTTGAAAGCTACTTCGGTCGGCAAGGCCAAGAAGAAGCGCCTGCCGATTAAGAAAGTAAAACGTTTGCGTAAGTAACATTTAGTGGAGGCACTATGACCGAAGCACAAAAGAAGTTCGTTGCTCTTGAGAAACAAAAGGCTGAAGTTAAGAAGTTCTATGAGAACTTAAAGTTGGCTATTGAAGAAGTCAAAGCTGAAGTTGGCATTGACGGATTCTTCCAAGACGAAGAAGGAACAGTTTACAAGATCGTCGTTCCTGACGGCAAGTTTGTTACCTTCGACCATATCTCTTACGTTCGCACTCGTCGCACAGACGAGGCGCGCGGCGATCTATCCATTAAAGCCGCTGAAGCGGCTGGCTTCAATGTCCCAACTAAGTGATAGATACCCTCCCGGGTACGCCGAAGATGACGGCGTTCAGTATGAAGAAGCACTCGACGAGGCAGCGTTTATGCTACTCGTCGAGTTTCTATTTGATCTAGGTTGCATCTCCTCTAAAACTTGGGGTGCAGCAGAATACACGGACGATCCCAACTACTGTAAGTAAATCCGATCCAATAATTGATTGTAGGGAGAACTTATATGGGTGTATTTGACGATAAGAAGTTCGAAGAGTTAGATTGGATCTCGCAAGCGACCGAGCCAATGGATTCGCAGCTTAACGATGTTCTAGCTGCTTTACCAGATCAAGTAGAGATTACATTCGATCTCTTTTGTAAGTTCCTGGAAAGCTCATGCAGCCTCAATCTTACTGTTGACCGTGTAGTTAACATTCTCGCACACGAAGCTAAGATCTACATGAGCTATAGCAATCGTTCTGCGATAACCAACCTATTCAATTTCGAAATAGAAACTTACGGCGAAGGAATTGAGTTGGATTTCGAGAAAAAAGAGATCCGTGGCGGTAAGATCACACTCGTTAAGTTGGCAACAACTATGGACGAGAAGGTGCTCGAGGGTCTGCTGGGGAAAGAGGGATGCGACATGGTCTCCAACATGAGCCTATATACTGACAGCATTAACCGCTGCAACGACATCATGGAGTTGCTCGGCAACTGTAAAGACGGAATGAAGACTCGCTCTACATATAAGAAGCGCACATATTTATCTCGCCGTCTGAAACAACTCTTCAAAGACAATGAGTGGAAGATCAAGGATACAGAGTTAGCAAATAAAGTGGGTAGCTGGATCCGCGGTTACATCCAAGACGGAGACGCACGTGCCTATGCAAACTTCTGCCGCCTTAAAGTTATGACTCACAAAGGTGACCCAATCTATTCTATGGAGGAGATTAAGTGAAAGAGTTATTAGAAGTTGCAGAAACATTTGATCGTTCTCGTCCAGTATTTAGATTGACATTCTCATCGGATGGAGATAGTATTGATCTTAACGTCCATGAACCTGTTCATCCGTGGCGTCCGGTTGCCGAAGAAGGCAATGTAATCAATGAGATAGTCACGGACCGTTTCGCAGAGGTATTCGATCTGGGCACGAAAGAATTTCTCGTAGATGCCGACAAAATCGCTCAAGAGGCCATGGAAGTCGTCCGATCTTCTATCGGTCGGTTCATTGAGAAGAACATTGGAATGAAGAACCCGCGTCAATCTAAACTATACCGCTGGACCTACAGAGGTATGCCAAACACAACAGAGTTCAACGATACTCTGGTACTTGTGTATAAATACTTGCGTTCGTTCTCAGACGACGACATGCGTGCCGATATCGGTAGCAAAGCACACGTGGACAATGCAATCGCGCTACTAACAGCTATGGAGGAGAAATATAGTGAACAACGATAATTCTGATACCGAAGAGACGCTCATTGACCTCGGGGTAGAAGTCGAAGAGTCTGAAGAAGAAAATGACGAGAAGCCGGTTAAGAACTTTAACAAGTATGACCGCACCTTGACAAACGAAGACATTCTTAAGTACGAGCCTATGGTCGAAAAGTATATCCGCGATAACGTTGCTAAGAACTGGAACGAGGCGAACACCAAGAAAGGTCAAGGGGATAATTCCCTTGGAAACACTGGTATGTCCTTGAATGATATTCGCCAGCATCTTCGCACGGAAGTTTGTATTGCACTCTACAATTACAATCCTAACTACCGTACTAAAGAAGGTCGCTCTGTCAAGGAATCCACGTTTGTGTTCCAACACTTGTTTAATCGCACTGGTCAGATGATGAAGCGTCTCACCAAGAAGCGTTATGGATACGGTGTGTGGCACGCGAACATTGAGGAGACTTTGTGGGAGCATGATAGTGAAAAATAAAGTTTGTACAAAGTGCAAAACACCTAAACCTTTAAAGCTTTTTAATAAAAAGAAAAAAGCAAAAGATGGTTTAGAGCCTTCATGTCGCGAATGCACTTGTCAAACTTCGAAAAACTATCGTGAAAATAATCCAGAGTTTATTTCTAAGTTAAAAGCAAATTGGAAATCTTTAAATACCGTACAAGAAAAAAAGAAACAATAAAGGTCACCACTTAACTAAGTATTGGCCAGAATTATCTCCTAAAGAAGCTATCATGGCCTATGAACTATTGCTTCATTCTCAAGACAACAAATGCGGAGTCTGTGAAAGATATGCATCAGAGTTTAGTTCTAGGTTCCATGTTGATCATTGTCATACGACAGGTAAAGTGAGAGGGCTTTTATGTTTCAATTGCAACGTGATGATTGGCAACTCTAAAGAGAATATAAACACTCTTATCAGAGCTATTCAATATCTGGAGAAAGCATGAGCGATTTCTTAATCAACCCTAAGTTCTTTATTCCTCTTGTTCAAGATATCAAAAAGGGTGAAGCTCTATATAAAGAGCAACTGTCACATCTCGGCAGCGCTCTTCTGATGGATGACTACGATGCTAACGTAGAAGTGCGCAAAGGTTCTATAAACATAAACACCGGAGTTAAGTTTCCGTTTGGCACACTTATCTCTGGTTCATACGTAATGAGCATCGTTGCTAAACAGCTAGCTGGACTCATACTCACGTACGACGATATCGATCTATACTTCCAGACCAAAGAACTTGCTCAGGAGTTTGCTAAACTTAATGCCGCACACTTTGACTTTACTAATCCTATGTGCGCATACGGTCATCTAGGTTCACAGAAAGTAAACTTGATCTACGGAGTAGAGCACACTTCGCCTGCCCACCTTATCTCTCGTTTTGACATTCGCGCTTGCTCCATGGCGATCGATCCCAATCTAGGTGTTCTTTATGTAGTTGCAGGCTCTATGGAAGACTGCACTCAGAAGAAGATCTGCTTCAATCCCGTTCCACGTGGGGTTAGCATTCGTCGCCTCACTAAATACATCAAGAAGGGTTTTGAGATTGAGTCACACCAGAGTGTATTCTTCGTCGAGCTTCTTCGCTCAAACATTTACTCGGCTGAATTAGAACTAATGACCAAAGAGTATTAGTACAATCGCCTCCGTAAGGAGATCGCATGAAAGTATATAAAAATGTCTCGGAAGCCTATCTCGGTACCCTCGCGGATGTCTACTACAACCCTGACGTCAAGAGCGCGCCACGCGGGCAACCTTGCAGAGAAGTACTCGACTACTCATTCCGGGTTTTGGGACCTACTGATGATCCTATCGTTACTCGAGATCCAAAGCGCAACGAAACTATTGCTTCATACACCCGGAAAGAAGTGGAGCTATATGATTCCTGCACGAATTCTGCAGAGGATTTCGGACGAGCCTCAAAATTTTGGCTCAGTCTCGCTAACCCTGACGGCACTGTTAACAGCGCGTACGGCCATCTTATCTGGTCTAAAAAGTCAAGCGGATCTCATTTTGAGCGCCAAACAGTTGTCCACGAAGGTGTCTACGAAAACGGAGAAACTGCGCACTTCCTAGTAGAAGAAAACGTTATGCGCACTCCTTGGGAGTGGGCGAAGCAGTCTCTTCTTGCTGATAAAGATACTCGTCAGGCTATCCTACGTTTCTCTCTTCCAGAACATCAGTGGGTCGGCAATAAGGATCAGACTTGCACGATGCATGGCAACTTCTTGATCCGCAACGACCAGTTACATCTATCTGTCGTCATGCGCTCGAACGATCTCACTCTGGGTCTTGTATACGACCTTCCGTGGTTCTGCGGTCTCATGGATAAGATGGTTGCAGAACTTAAAGATGTGTATCCTAACCTCACTAAAGGACATTACACTCACACTGTGCACAGCTTACACATCTATGAGAAGAACGAAGAGATGGTAAAAAAGATGCTCGGTGAGGTGTGAGTATGTGGCCATTCGATAAAAAAGACGATCCAATAGATCAGCTTACAAAAGATCTAAACGATATGTTGAACCAGAATCAGCCGATTCCTGGCGGCAACAACAATAATATCGGTGGCCTTGGTATGCCGCAGCTTACAACTGGTACGAGTACTCTAACTGTGTCACAAATTACGACACTGCTTGGCCAGCTCATGCAGCCGTTGACTCCAGCAGAACAAGCTGAACTGGTTCAGCTAAGAGCCACTTCACTGTTTTAGAGATTAAGCCTGCACCTAGAGATAGAGCTAATCGACTTCAAGCTACAGATCCTTTCATTAAGATTCAAGACTCTAAGGGCAAGATCAAGACTTTATCGGTAGATAGCTTTCGCTATACTGCCCTGTATACTGTGCGTCCACGTACATACGGTGAGTTAAAAGATCCGAAATAATATATAATCCAGAGGTGATAAATGTCTGATCCAAATATGAACTTGCCAGTTAAGACCGGAGATGATTTCATTGGTGAATTAGAGACGATGGATCTCTCTTCCCTTAAATCAGAATCATTCCTCGTGGCTGTTAGCTCAGGCGATCGCTCTAAAGCTAAGTTCTTACCCTCTACGATCCGCGGCGTCTTCACATTTGAAGAGATGTGTGAGACTGTCGGCATCATGTGGAAAGATCACCAGCATCATGCTAAAGTTGTTATCTTGCAAAAAGATCTGGCTGCTGCTATGAAGATCTTGGACGAGAACACGGTTGATTATATCGAAGCTCACTTCCAAGACATCATTACTGAGTCGATGCTCGATGGCGTGTTTGACGACGTTAAGGATTACACTTGTCGTGCAGGTATTGCTGAAGACGACAACGAGAATAATCCTTTTGCTCAGAAAAAAGAAGAAGAAGAAGAAGAAGCTAAGGTCGAAGAGGAAGACGAGGACCTGTAATGCTACTCAATAAGATACCAGTTCTCGATAAGGGCTTCGTTGCCCTTATCGATAGCTGCAATACCACTCAGAAACTAAGAGATATAGATCAAGAGTTCTTCTTTGGTAAATACCCTACTGTTCTTGAAGACTTGGGGTCACTCACTGTAGTTATGAAGTGTCCACTGTTTGTTCAGCTAGACCTATCTAAGTTTGCATTTAAGATCATCAACACGGAGAATGCAGATGTCGAGTCAGAAGCATATATCCCTTCGGCAGCTCAGCTTGGAGGAAGCGACGTCGTTACAGCACAAGCGATCTCTAATGATATTTCTCGCACAACTGCTGCCCTTCTTATCAATCCCAGAGCCTATCAAGCAGATGGCGCAGATGCGTTTGTATCACAGGTCCTTACCCCCATTAACATATATACAACCTTGATTATTCAAGGATCGTACAAAGAATGGTGTTCGTACGCGTATACGCGCAAAGTACCAGGGCCCATCAAGGCATACACAATGGCATTGCAACAGATTATTGATACGGAGTGGAAATAATGGCTAGACCCAAGGGTGCTAAAAACAAAAAGAAGCATGTATTCGAAGACCCGACAATTGAAGAGATCGTGGAAGTTGAAGTAGAGTTTAATTGTCCTATCCGTGGAAAGATCAAGCAAAAAGTTAAAATGAAACGCCTTAAGAAGGTGACTCACGATCCACATCGTGTATTTGTTGGTGCACAGAGCATCATCGATGACTTAGAAGCTAAAGAAGATAGTATCTCGTCAACTGAACTCGATCCGGAGGAATAATGGACTTTGTATTTGTCTTAATCGTCATTTTTGCACTAGTAGTCATTGTTCCACGTCTAGCAGCATCTGCCGCTAAGCCTACAGATGGATCTGCTCATGGTAACCAGATTATCGTGGAGAAGAAAGAATGTCCTCCTCACCAGTGATTCTGGCAAGAAGTAGTTGACCAGCACGGCAATTCTCAGGGCACTCGTATTGTCTGCAAAGTTTGCGGACCTATGAAATCGGACACAGGAAGATAGTATGAAAGTTGAGCTTGACGATAAACAGAAACAGCAACTCGAAGGCGAGATGAATAGTAATCCTATCCGCAAGTGGATGGTGATTAAAGAATTCATGAAGTTCGAGATCGGCGACGTTCTCATTCGTAAACAGGCTCGATATAAGCCTCGTGATGAGACTGAGTGGATTACGGAAAATATAAATTCCGACAATAAGATGGCTCAGCGTTACGTCTACATCCATGAAGACGAGTTTGGTATCGGCTATATTAAGCAGCTTCGCGTTGCTAACGGCACTCTTGGTCAAGAGATCTGGTCGATGACTGATTTTGACTACAAATCCACAAGATTTGAAGTTGATCCTGAGTTTGCAGAAGCAACGTTCTTGGGTGGCGACTTTGACATCAAGAAGATCCACTCGCAGGCGTTAGAGCAACGCAAGATCATCACTAAGGTCAACCGCAAGAAGGGTCAGAAGTTTAAAACACTTCAGGGGTTTAATGACTTCTTCGATAAGCTTAAAGTTGGAGATAAATACTGGACCACTCAGGATTTCACAGGTAGATATAAAACAGAAGTTGTTATTAACGAGATCGTTAAGGTTCCTATGAGTGCCCAAGACATTCAGTCTGACTACATGGTTAGATGTATCATGGAATGCGAACGCGAGATGACTCGCAAAGGCGAAGCTTTCACTCCGTTCTTTAACTCTTCATATACCTATAAGGTTTCAACGTCAAGTCGTCATCGGGATAATAGATATGTCTTTGAATACAGAGATTACATATTATATACGCAAGAACCCGCAATCGAAGAGAAGAAAAAGTAATGCGTCGGTGTATCTATCCTACGTGTGAATCAAAGATAGAGAAATGCCTTTGTAGGCAGAGGTTAAATAAGAGTATGAAACGTCCATCTAAGACAGAGAATATTGCCTTAAATTCTGTCATAAATAAATGGACAATAATGTCTCTTCCTTACATTAAGATAAACTTAAAATCAAAAAAAACACGATATGTAGATGTAAAGTGTAAATGTGGTGTTCTTAAGTCAATAAAAGTTGCAAGTTTAATTAATGGCACCTCAAGTGGATGTGGCCACTGTGGCAATAGATATGCTCGAACAGACGAACAGCTAAAAACGACATCTATCAATAATATTTTTCTAGATTATAAGGGCAATGCTAAGGCTAGAAATTATGATTTTAATCTAACCTTAGATGAGTTTAAGGGGCTTATTTTTCAAAATTGTTTCTACTGTGACGCTTCCCCTGCCAACATTCAAAAAAATAAACACACAATAGTTAAATACAATGGAATCGATAGATTGGATAACTCTATTGGGTACCAAACATCAAACTGTGTCACAAGTTGTGCTACTTGCAACACTATGAAATTAGATTACTCTGCAACACATTTTTTAGAACAAATACAGAGAATAGTTAAAAATAACAAGTTTAACCAAACCAATAACCCGATCTCAGAGAAAAAACTTAAAATCTATCACGATAGAGCTGTAGTTATAGCGTCACAGTCACACGACATACATACTAAAGTTGCAGCCCTATTAATAGACCCTAAAACATTAGCGGTTACGGCAGAAGGTTTTAATGGGTTCGTTAGGGGTGGACCAGACAGTTCTCTACCCACATCTCGTCCAGAAAAATATAATTATATAATACACGCAGAAACAAACTTATTATGTAACGCAGTGCGATCAGGAGTTAAGACTGGTGATTGTATACTTTATTGCACCCTATCTCCTTGCACTAAGTGTATCAGAATGTTGTGGCAGGCAGGCATAAGTGAGTTTTATTTTAAAGAAAAATATAGTGACTTTGAAGATAGTTCAGCCATGCTAGACTTAGAAATCAATTGCTCTACGGTTGGTGATTTTTATCATTTACAGATTAAACCGAGGACATCGTGAAACCGCGCACAGCTTTATTCATTGGATCTAATCCATCGCAAGCGTCTAAGGGCAATGGAGCATTCGATATGTCCACCGGTAGTGGTAAAACGTTGCACGAATGGATTGAAAAGGCAGGGATAAACATATCTATTATGCACAATCTGGTCAATACACCAACACCAGGCAATAGACAACTGACGATGAAAGAGATCAAGGGTAGACTTAACCATCTTGCAATGATCATTGCACACCACAAAGATGTACCAATTATAGCTGTAGGAAAAACTGCCGCTACCGCATTGAAGATGCTAGGTGTGAACTTTTATGAATTGCCCCACCCCTCCGGATTGAATCGATTACTTAACGATCCGGAATACGTGGCTGAAAAAATAAAGGGTCTGGTGGAACACACCAGACCCAATAAGAGCTAGTTTAACGAGTTGAAATTAAACGAGCGCGGGAGCTGTACCGATGTTGCTGTCCAAGTTTACTGGACGGTGCACAAGGTACAAGTCACCAACAACTGCAGCTGCAGGAGCAGTTCCAGCAGTAGCAACAACGCCGAAAGACGTGTTACCAGCTGTCGCAGGAATATGGAGGACGATGTCGCCGACCATAAGAGCTGCGAAGTCAGTAGTAGCATCAGCATGGGTAGCGATGATAGCTGCTGGAGTTGAAAGACCGCTAAGAGCGGCGACAACTTGGTTAGCAACGCGAGTGTTTGCCAAAGCTTTTTGAATAACTTTAGCAGCAGGTGCACGGTTAGGAGCTGAAGAGCTGCCACCCATGTTGCCAGACTGATTGTCCGGAATTGGAGGAAGTAGGGCCATATTTATCTCCTTTGAAGATAATTGGGCGTGAGGTAAGTCTCACGGCCTATTTATAACATTATACCAGAGTTATGGGAGAAGCAACTTAAGCAGTAAAGGCTTAGCCCACATTAGAAGACCGCTAAATGCAACAAGTGCAGCAAGTATCTTGCCCCAACGGACTAAGGTCTCATGCTTGTGCTTGCGAACAGCGTCTTCTTCAATTTGTCTTTTTTCGATAGGTGATAGACGTCCGTCCATCTTGTTAGCCAGATCCTCGAGTAGTTCGGTTCTGTGCATGTGCTCTCTGAGAGAGTCTGTATTAGCTTTTAGGATATCGTTTGAGCGTTTAAGTTCTTGATATAGCAGCTCATGGTGGCGCGACAGTTCTACGAATGCAGCCTGTTGAAGTGCTAAATCCTTGTCCATCTTGTGGAGCTGTTCGCTAATAGCGTCTACTTTGTCTTCAAGCGACTTGCCGGTTTTCTTTTCCATCTCGACTCCACCCTATAGATACCTAGCCTTATCTTAACATGAACAGTAGTTAGTCAGTAGTCTATTGGAGGGGGCTGGTAACAATTCAATCTAATGGCCCTAGGACGTCCAAGAACACACGACAAGAACGAATGATATCTTTATCATTTGAACGATTTAAACGCGATAGGATTGAAATCTGAATCAAGGGATATGTATCGATGGCAATCATCGGTTACTCTCCCGAGGAGTAGATCGGGCCTATCCGATTAGGGTAGGTCCGGTCGTTTTTAGTCTGGATTATCGACCTTAACGTCGATCTTTGTGACAGTCTTCTCAGAGACCGGGGCCATAGCCTCATTAGGGCGTGTGGTCATCTCGGTATCAGACTTAGCACCGTTAGCTTCGATGCGTTTCTGCATAACCTTACCACCGAAGGCAGCACTCAAGAATACACCTGTCAACATAGTGATTCCACTATAATCGACTGGGAGTTTTGTCATTCCGTAGAATCCAATTCCGATTGCCGCAAATAGTGCTAGGAGAGACATGACTCGCATCATGCTCACACCTGAGTTTTCACTAAAAAGTTGGCGGAAGAAATTGCCCATAGTATAATCCTATCAGAAAAAGGAGCCTAAATGAAGTTATCTAGGTTGATCGACCCTAAATTTAAAGCGACTCTAACTCAGCTTAATTCGCAGAAACTGCCGCTTAAAGCTGCATTTAAACTCAAGACCATCATCAAAAAGATCGACGAAGAGTACAGCAAGTATGATGAAGTTCGTCTTGCGTCTTTGAACCGTTACGGCAAGAAGAAAGATGACGGTAGCCTAGATACCGACGATCAAGGCAATGTCCCTTTGGAAGGCGATAACGGTCAGTTGTTTGTTAACGAGTTGAACGAACTCTTAGATCTAGACATCGCTATCCCTACGCTTTCTGTCAGCGAGCTTGGTAACGATATCTCGATCTCGTCTGAGGAGCTTATGCTCTTAGACTTTCTTGTTGAGTGATTGCATTAAGTTCCATACATACTCCAAAGATTAAGATTTACCTTTAACTATATGATTTCACTAAAGAATGGGTACGTAATAAAATAATCTTGACTTATTATAAGACGTATGGTACGATATTTGAAACCTACATTCTCAAGGAGAGTCCATGAAATTATTGACTGTATCTACGACTGCTGCGAAAGAAGTTTTAGAAAAGATTGTCCAGTCGCCGCACATTCCCATCGCGACTGTATGGAAGCTTAAAAAGCTCGTATTGAAGTTTAATGAGCATGCTATCATGTATGAGCAGATGCGCAATGAATTGGTGAGGAAATACGCCGCGAAAGATGCAGAGGGTAATTTCGTTGAAGATGCAAATAAGAAAATCAACGTTGATCCGGTAAATTTAGAAGCTTATGCTGCTGAGCTTTCTGAGCTTCTTCAGATTGATGCTCCAGTTCCAGCCATTAGCGTTGCAGAACTTGGCACCAAAGTCGAAGGCATCACAGTGAGTGATGTTATGGCTTTGGGCGATTTACTTGTCGATTGATAATGTAGCGGGTAGAGTTGATACCAAAGCAAATACATCCTTTGGTATCATATTATTAATGTTTGTTGGCAACACAACATTTTCACATTCATTCAATATGGCCGCAACTAATTGATCGCAGATGTAGGTCTGGCCAGAATCCTTCACTGGATTCTGGATCTTTATTCCGATCAGGGCACATAGTTCAACTAGTGCAAGTCCACATATCTCAAGCACTCCATACGGCTTTCCAGCCTGATTTGCCGCAAACTGCATAGTTTTTAGAAAAGTGACATCTGAAACATTGAATGTGAATTCTTTAACCACAGTTTCTTGTGCTAAAAACACTGGCAAACTCATAGAATTTACAACACTATGCGATGCTTGAAAAATCATATCTTGCCCTAAATATTCATCGTGATATTTCAAATAGACATGCGAATAGTTAGTCTTTTGAACTAATTGGATCAGCCAACTGAAAATAGGAAAAGTTGTACAAGCCCGAGAAAAACCTATAGTAATTTGTTTCATTACGATCCTGGGTTTATGGTTAAGGGAAGGTTGAGATATCCCTGAATCTGATTCATATAAGAATATAGTATGCTATTTGTGATAAAAGGGGCAAGAGCAGTTTTTGCATCGCTTGTATCGGCAATCATTGTTTGAATTTCTGTGATGGCTACATAGAGTGATCCAGTAGAAAGGTAAGTATAAAGGTCTGAAGCGTAATCTAATACTGCTTGTGTTTTACCCGATTGAGTAATTCCTGACATAATATTTTGAGTTGCAAATTGAATTGTTAGATTTTGTCCAAAAATAATAGCATTTTGAACAAGTGTTGTATAAATTTGAACTGCACTTTGTGGTGGAGTAGTTGAGTTGGGAGGATTCCAACCAATATTATCAAAAATCCATCCAATCCCAGGTTGAGGAGACAAAGCGTCTATCTGTTGAACCGAGTCATAAGGAACTCCATTGGAGTCATTTTGGAATAAAGATACAAGACTTGAATCCTCAAGTTCTAATGTATTTACAATTGTATTATTTCTTATCTGCGCGTAAATCAAGATCCACCTCTCTGTAAAACTACATCACACAATAGGGGATTGTGCTCCATATTACTCTACCCACAATACGACAATTTGTCCAGAACTTCCCGCACTACCATTGCCACCCTTCCCTCCAGCGGCACCTGATCCGCCACCGCCTCCTCCTCCACCACCTAGTCCACCAGATCCAGCGGTGGAAGGTAAAGCATTTGCTCCCGCACTACCAGCAACTCCAGAGGTACCACCATTGCCACCAGCTGCTCCAATATTGGATGGTGCATCTCCAGCGCCGCCACTCGCACCAGCTCCACCACCTCCGCCTCCGTTAACACCACCGGCAGTTCCTCCCAACGCACCACTTCCAGCCAAGAAGAAAGGAGAAAGTGCTCCTACTAATGTTGTTGTATCAGTCGCATTGCCACCTGCAGTAGATGCTGCTCCTCCTGTACCACCTTCTCCACATGCATATAGTAAAGATAGACCAGATGATTGAAATGTTCCAAATGCTTTTGGAGAGGTGCTGTCATAATAAATAGCTCCCACTCCAGCAGCAGTTCCTCCTCCACCTACAGTAGAACCATCATATGCAGATCCTAAAAATGAAACCAAAGACCCAAAAGAACTACTGCCACCTGGTCCACCTTGACCTCCTGTACCACCTTGACCTGTTATTGTTCCAGCAGCGCCTCCGCTGCCTGCAGTTCCTGCTGCCCCGATAGTGATCGTATAAGTAGTTCCGGGAACGACAGTGACGGGATACGGTAAAGATATATTAGCGGGTCCAGAAGAACCAGCAGATCCACCACCACCTCCATTAGAACTTCCACCACCACCACCGCCTCCTCCTCCACCACTACCTCCGGCAGTGCCACCTCTCCCGATAACAGTTATATTCGTAATGCCAGCAGGGCAAGTCCAGGTTCCAGAAGACGTGAAAATTCGTTTTACATATTTAGACATTGACAACCGCCATTAATGTATATAATGTGTGAATTATGGATAGATTCTGGCCTACAGTCAAAGGTAAAACTTGAAAGTAATTGTATTTTTTCATTCAACCCACTGAACAATAATTTGACCGTTACTTCCAGCTGCTCCATTTGCTCCGATGCCGCCAGTGGATCCAGTCGTTGCAAGTGTACCACCACCTCCGCCACCTCCGCCACCTCCACCACCAGAGCCTGATATAGCAGATGAAGCTGCACCACCATTTCCTCCATTAGAACCAGAGGCACCACCATTTCCTCCAGCAGCGCTGCTGCTTGGGCCAGTCGCATCTCCTGCTGGAGCAGCTGAACTTCCACCACCGCCACCGCCTCCACCTGCACCACCTGAAGCCCCGCCCGCTCCTCCAGCTCCACTAACAAAAAATGGAGATTGAGAACCATATATAGTGCGACCAGCATTACCCGCCGTTCCTGCACCACCGCCACCGCCAACACCATACGGTTGAAACGGTAAGATGCCATAAGTTCCAAAACCACCAGCACCAGCAGTAGCACTAAGTCCACCACTTCCTCCGCCTCCACCGCCAGTTCCACCGCGACCTGGTTGGAAGGATAAAAGGACGTCAAAGGTAGTTGCAGTACCAGATGAACCTGCGCCACCAGCAGTTCCAATTGATCCACCAGCAGTTGCTACACCACCTGCACCACCTGCACCTCCTGCACCACCAGTACCTATGGTTATAGTATAAGAGGTCCCTGGAACGACGATAAGTTCAAATGGAAGAGTTACCATACTTCCGCCTGGTCCACCAGAAGATCCACCGCCAGCTCCAGCAGTAGTAGATCCTCCGCCACCTCCTCCGCCACCAGCTCCGCCACCAGAGCCACCTCGTCCCCAGACAATAATATTCGTAATGCCAGCAGGACAAGTCCAGGTTCCAGATGTAGTGAATAATTCTCTAACCATTTTTGCCATTATTCCACCCACGTAACAATAATCTGACCGTTACTTCCAGTTGCTCCAGTTGCGCCGTTACCGCCAGTTGTTCCAGTAGTTGCTTTTAATCCACCTGCACCACCACCACCTCCACCGGGTCCACCTGATCCAGCAATTGCTGAAGAAGCTGTTGGAGCATTTCCGCCATTAGAACCAGAGGCACCACCATTTCCTCCAGTAGAGCCGTTTGGACCAGTCGCATCTCCTGCAACTGGTGCTGAACCACCGCCTCCACCGCCTCCACTCCCAATTCCCGAAGTGGCACTTCCGCCAGCGCCAGCAGTGCCGTAGGTAAAAAATGGATTCCATGCTCCAACTGGTACGTAACCAGCATAGCCCGCCGAACCACGGCCTCCACCATTGCCACTAGCAAAAGACAAAGATGGAGTTCCTTGAAATTCTCCAGGACCATATGTGCCTGCAACTCCATTCGCACCGCCTGTTACTCCTCCAGTACCACCAAAACCAGGAGCACTAGGTTGAAAAGATAAAATACCATCAAAAGATGATGGAGTTCCTACGATTCCATTACTTCCAGTGCCCCCAGCACCGCCTGCTACACCACCTGCACCACCGGCACCACCGGCTCCACCTTGTCCGATAGTTATTGTGTAAGCGGTTCCAGGAACAACTGTTAGTTGAAAAGATAGAGAAGTTAGAGATCCACCTGGTCCACCACTTCCACCGCCAGTTCCACCGCTAGTTGTGGAGCCGCCAGATCCGCCACCTCCGCCACCGCCTCCGCCAGTTCCACCGCGACCCCAAACTACTATGTTTGTAATACCGGCAGGACAAGTCCAGGTTCCAGATGTAGTGAATAATTGTTTTACATATTTAGACATAAATTAACCTACAAACCACGAAACGCCATCAGTTACCACATTGAACCAACCCCATGGTGTTTGAAGAACTTTACTTGCTGCCAACCCCTCAATTTTCTCTGAACCATTAGGAGCCAGAGTTAAGTTGTTAGCCTGAAAGAATCCAGTTGAATCAATGATTTTGAATGTTTTACCAGATAGACCAGTGGGAGAAGGTAGAGTGAGAGTAAACGCTCCTCCCGAAGTATCACAAAGAATTGCTCCATCGGTAGATAAAATATTGTAGTTTGCGGTTTTGGTCACGAGAGGGGTGATGCCATTGTTTACAATCGTGATCGCACCAGCAGTATTGGTAATGGAAATACCAGTACCTTGGGTCAATGTAGCTAGAGTATATCCAGTACCATTGCCTACCAATAATTGACCGTTGGTTGGCGCAGTCGAAAGGTCAGTGCCGCCGTTAGCAATGTTAACTATTCCTGTCACATTGGCAGCATTACCAGAGATGTTGCCTGTGATAGCGGTACCTGGGATAGTTGTTGAAGCAGTAACCTGACTAGCACCATTACCATATAGATAACCAGTCAAGCTAGAAGTAATAGGAGCAACGCTTAAAGTTGCAATACCAGCGAAGAGAGCACTTCCATTAACTTGTAATAGCTGACTTCCATCCGTAGTTGTTCCGAGTAGAAGATGTCCTGTTGGTGCGATCCTCATGGCTTCTGCGGAAGTTACTGAACCAACCGGCGTTACGCTAAAGCCGATGTACGTAGGCATAGATGTATCAGTGAAGGTAGCTCCTGCTACGATGTTCACAACGCCAGTACTAGCGACAGCGAATGCCGTAGCGCCATAACCTCCACCAGAGAAGAATGTCAAGTTTGTTCCACTCGTTGTAGCAGAAGGACTTGCAAGTGTACCACCTGCTTCTCTTCCGCTAAATCCTACGTTAGAGCCATACCCAGTAACCTGAATGGCCTTAGTAGTGCCGGAGTTGTTAACAATATCTAAAACTGCTGTTGTAGCTGGCTGCACACCAATGCCCAAAGCCAATGTAGTGTCGTTCCAGTAGAAATTAGCATTATCTTGAGTGAGAGTTCCAGTTGCGCTAGCGAAGATAACACTGCCTTGAGTAAATCCGCCGATTTGAGAACCTAAAAGGGCTAAGGATGTGGCAGATGTTAAACTAGGTAATGATGTCAATGTGCTATTAGTTGTTGCAGTAACGTTAGCAGCAGTACCTGAAGTATTTGCAGCATTATTAGGAATATCACCGGAAACTAGTGAACTCCATGATGGCGCATTTGCTAGAGTACCTGTACCTTGAGAAGTCAAAAACTCGCGAGCTGTCGTAGTGTTACCAGGAAGTCTAGCAGCAGTTGGTGTTGCATTTTCATAGATGATGTCACCCAGAGTAGTCATTGGCGACAGAGCATCAAATCCAGCGTTTGCTGTAGTTTGACCGGTGCCACCGTTAACTATAGCCACTACACCTGTAACATTAGCGGCGTTACCTGCGATGTTACCGGTGACCTGAGATCCAGGTAAACTCAATGCAGAAAGAGTTGTTAACGTAGAGTTAGTAGTAGCAATTAGGTGAGTAACCAGAGAACCAGCGGTATTCGTTACATCTCCGGTATGTGCAGGTTCTTGTGCGGCTTGTAGAGTACCAGTCAATTGAGTAGTTGGCAAAGCTAACGCTGTAAGAGTCGTCAATGTCGAATTCGTTGTAGCAACTAGACTTAATACTAGAGAACCAGCGGTATTCGTTACATCTCCGGTATGTGCAGGTTCTTGTGCGGCTTGTAGAGTACCAGTCAATTGAGTAGTTGGTAAACTCAATGCAGAAAGAGTTGTTAACGTAGAGTTAGTAGTAGCAACTAGATGGGTAACCAGAGAACCAGCAGTAGTCGTTACGTCGCCAGTCAACGCTGGGAATTGCGCTGCCTGAAGAGTACCAGTGAGTTGAGTAGTTGGCAAACTCAATGCTGTAAGAGTCGTCAATGTAGAGTTGGTTGTGGCCGTAATGTTTGCCGCATTTCCAGGAATATTTCCAGTAACCTGAGAACCAGGTAAAGACAATGCAGACAGGGTGGTAATTGTAGAGTTTGTTGTGGCAACTATACTTGTAACACCTAGATCTGTAATGTGAACATCGCCAGACATGCTCTCTGGAGTCCACGAGCTGGTGCCAGAGTTCCAGATCAAAATTTGGGCATCGGTAGGTGCAGTCGCAGAGACCGCATGTCCTTGAAGGGCAACAACAGTTGCAGTCGCAGCTCCAGGTCCAGTTGCAGTTACATCGCCAATTAGTGAAGTAATAGCAGCACCAACGGTAGCAACTATCTGAGCCTGTAAATTCTCAAAAGCCGTTAGTATTGAATTTGTTGCAGTGATAGGTGTATTAGAGCCTGTTGCATATCCTGTCAATAGTTGGCCGGTTACTGAAGTGTTAGTGAGCGTAACTACTCCAGTATCAGACATAGTGGCGGCACCAGACATGCTTACAGCTTTATAAGAAGTTATGCCGGTTTGATAAACTAAGAATTGAGCATCAGTTGGTGCAGTAGGGTTAACTGCAGTCCCTTGTATAGCACCAACGACAGTGGCACCTTGAGTACCGGTAACATCACCAGCTAAATTGCCGGTAAATGACGCGGCAGATCCACTTACGTTACCAGTTACGTTACCTACTAAATTACCAGTTACATTGCCTGTCAATGACGCAGTGATTACGTTAGCGGCAAAGTTACCAGATGCATCACGCTTTACTATAGTAGACGCAGTATTTAAAGCTGTCGCTGCATTCGCTGCCAATTCTGCACTGTGCACATTAGCAGCTGAAGAACCACCCACAAACGAAACAACAGTTGCACCTTGTGTTCCGGTGACATCGCCCAACAAACTACCAGTAAAGCTTATTGATGTTGTAGCAGTGTTGGCATTTCCATTTAAGGATGCAGTAATGATTCCAGCTGCAAAGTTACCAGAGCTATCTCTCTCAACTACGGTATTTGGAATATTAAGGGGCGTTGCAGTACCAATTGCAGTTGCAGCGGCTGCAATAGAAGCGGCACTAGCTCCACCTACAAAGTTAACAGTAGTGGCAGCAGAGCCAGGACCAGATCCTGTTACATCGCCAGTTAAAGAGGTGATAGCGCTAGCAGAGCCAAGGGCAACCTCAACTCCAGAAGAATCTTGTATATAGAGAACGTCATCTGTTTTAACGTAGATGAGATCATAACCCAACGGTGGCGGAGACGGTTTTGTCGCAACCTGCCCAAATCTAAGTGTTCCTGGTGATGACATCGTATCTCCTTAAATTATTATTAATTCGCCGTCTGGTTCTATCTCAATAGCTCCAGACAGTTCTATCTCTAATTCCGGTGAGATCATAGAGTACTCAGAAGGAATAGAAATAAGTGTAGTTATGCTTCTGTCAGTTAAAAAACCCGGTGATTGAATCGCTCCACCAGACTGAACAAAAGTGTTTGTATTTTGAATCGTAGTTGCACCTGTATCTACCCATGTGGCTATAGCATTGGGTGTTGTAGGAGAAATACCCGTAACACCGCTGCCGCTTCCACCAGATTGGTAATAATCTAAATTTGAAGTAAATGGGTTAAACTTATATGGCATGAGATTTCCCTATTGCCTTACTGAGATAATTGTCTGTTTCTGTGTGGCAAATATTACAAACACAAATCCATAAAGTATCTCTTTTAGGCACAGCATCAATTTGAGGTATTAACCATGTTGGGTAAGCCATTATGGACCCGTAGGCGTTCTGACAACACTCTGCATAACATTTTTGGTTGCATCAACATAAGTGACAGTTATCAACTGAACTGGAGTTCCTGACAGGCCGCCTAGATATGATTGATATGTTTCTACTGTTGAACTGGGATAAGCTGCCGCTATGCTGTCGTATGGTAGTGTAAAAAGTCCTACGCTATTTACCGTAACGTCAACGTCGGCCACTATTGGATTGTCTTCGCCTCCCATAGGGCGACCATATTGATCAACTAGGATAACTCTTTTAGCGACTACAGGTTCTTCTTCATATACTGCACGTTCGAAGTCATCCGCACCAATGGTTGGACGCTTCTGGGGAGCTGGGCAACCGACTGCGGCTGCGACTGCTGTAGTATATGCAGAGACGTCAGTTGTAGCTAGAATACTGCCGTTGACAGGGCCAACGGTCATCTCGTTGATACTAGCGACTTCTTTTACTTCTAGATTTAAAGTAAGAAGTCCAGTTCCGGTGATCTGGATGTGTTGCTTGACCTTGAATAGACGTGTGTCAGGAATAGTGATAACACCATTCGCTGTTCCGTTCGCTGTAAATAGCTGCGGTGAAACCGCGGGGAAACTCTTTTCTAACATACCTTACCAAGTTCCAAGCATCCGTGACCGTTCACAGACTCTTAAGCTTATTCTATCAGGTTAAAACCCTGACTGTCCGTCGTCTCTGTCACTAACTTTAATATTTGCCCAGTACACTTCTTCTTCAGCCTGGGATGCAAACCGCTGAGTGATAGGCTTTGCAGCCTCTTGCATCCAGTTGTTAAAGCTGTTATTCCACTTATGTTCTGCAGCCTTAGCCATGTCCTCAGTTACGACGCCACCGCCGAACATCTGTTCATCTGTAGGTTGCGGAGCAGGAGCTGCAAACATTGCTTTAACTTGCGGAGGTACGTTTTCACCTAGCATTGACTTACCGGCCATAAGATTAGCAAGTTGCTGCGCTGCAGCCTCTTCGCCGTCTTGTGGCTTGTTCTTAGCAAGGCGCATGATCTCTTCTTCTGCGCTAGGGAACGGATTATGGTTCGCCCAACCGCTCTTAGTGAGCTTGCTCTCATGTCTTGCTTTGATCTGTGCTACGACGTCCGGAGACATATCTTTCATTGTCTTAACCGGTCCTGGACGTTTCTGTGCAGGACTAGATTGCATGTCTTTGCCGGCAAACTTAGCAGATGTGTAGGCCTTGGTGTTTGTATTAGCACCGAAGCCAGTCTGATCGCCAGTGTTGTTAGCTTTACGACGAGCGTTGTCAGCAGGGTTATATTGGCTTGCGCCTTTAGGTCCATAACCAGACTTTGCCATATCAAGGCATTTGTCGCACTGACAGCCTTCTACATGCTCAGATTGGCTCACAGGGTCATTGATATACGCGTAGCGCTTACCAGTACCGCCTGCGGTCGGTTGTGCAGTAGGAGTGTGATCATACATCTTAGGCGATGTGTTAACGGTTGCTACTCCTGGTGCGACCGGAGCTGCTGGTGCAGCTGGCGTTGCGGGAGCTGGAACTACACCAGGCTCAGGAGCAGGTGACATGTTAGTTGGTTGCTTAATTCCAAGCTTAGCACGGCGCTCACCAATCTCAACGTCTTTGATTCGACGCTGGTTGGCCATCTGAGCTTTAGGATGCCAGTATGGAAGTTCATCATCTTTCGCAAGGCGAGAAAGAGACTTGATGAGCTCATCAGCCACTGTGTTTGCCTTATCGATAGGACGCTTGAAGTAGCGAACCGAAACTGTGCTCTTAGCTAAGTCTTCAATGAGGCCGCGAGCAGCCAGACCTTTAGTCAGCTGCTGCACCATCTCCATTGGAGTCTCAGGCGGAAGAACTACTTCAACTTCGTTTTCACTAATTTGTTCTAATTCAATCCTCGACATCGTATTCCTCATCTTCCGACTTCTTTAGCTTCTTTGCAGGAGCCTTAGGTGCTGGTTTCTCGGCGAGCTTTTCTTTAAGCTTCTTCTGAGCAAGCATCTCTGCATGCTTCAATTTAAGCTCGTGTTCCCGCTCTTTAAACTTCAATTCAAGTTCAGCTTCT